TTTCCCACCATTAAAATCCCATGTTTCAGAATTGAAACAATTGAAACAATGCCTATCACATCCTTGAACGAAGAGGGAGACTCCAACTCCCTCTCCATTAGAAATATCAAGATTACGCATACTTGAATATCTCATATTTAATCCTCCGTATATTCCATGTCGTCCAAATGATAAACACGATCATGAATGTCACCATATCTACCTTGATTACCACCATTTTTTGCAGTACCAATATAACCACAAACTCTGAATGCTATATCCATTGTTGTATTATCAGTATTCCCACAGCTAGGACATTCCCATTTAAGTCTATTGTTTTCATCTGATACAAGAGGAATATCGCCATCAAAGCCACATTTCTCACAATAACAACTCTTTGTGTTAATCTCTGCATACATGATATTGTTATAAATAAACTTAATAACTTCTAATATAGCAGGGATATTATGACTCATACTTGGTACTTCGATGTACGAGATTGCTCCTCCTGGACTCAATTTCTGGAATTTTGATTCGATTCTTAACTTTTCAAATGCCGTGATATGTTCGAAGACAGGAATATGATATGAATTAGTAATATAATTTCTATCAAAGCCATCTAATTTTTCAAAGATATCGCTACCGAAGCGAGATTTTAGACACTTTGCAAATTTGTAAGTTGTGGACTCTAATGGTGTTCCGTACAAACTATAGTCAATGTTTTCAGCTTCTTTCCACTGATTACATTTATCATTTAACGCTTGCATAACCTTTAATCCAAATTCTTCACCAATACCTTCATCAGAATTAGAATGACCAGTCATAAATTTTACACATTCATATAAACCAGCATAACCAAGCGAAATTGTTGAATATCCATCATAAAGAAGTCTGTCAATTTTTTCATGTTTCTTTAATCTAGCATATGCTCCATGCTGCCATAAGATAGGTGCTACATCAGAAGATGTACCAAGTAATCTTTCGTGTCTTGCCCTAAGTGCTTTATGACATAACTCAGTTCTTTCTTCAAAGATTTCCCAAAACTTATCAAAATCTCCGTCAGATGAGAAGGCAATATCTGGAAGAGAAATTGTTACGACACCTTGATTAAATCGTCCATAATATTTGTGTTTACTTGGATTAAAATTCTTTGCGTTTGCAATGTTCCCTACTTTATCTGTAAATCTGTCAACGGTCAGAAAACTTCGGCAGCCCATACATGTATAGACATCACCCTTTAATTCAAGCATCATTTTTTCGGATATGTAATCAGGGACAAGTCTCTTAGATGTACATTCAGCCGCTAATTCTGTAAGATACCAATATTTTGAATCTTCTGTAATATTATCTTCCTCTAATACATAGATGAGTTTAGGAAATGCAGGTGCGATATAAACACCCTTTTCATTTTTCACACCTTGAATTCTCTGGTGAAGCATTTCTTCAATTAACATTGCTAAGTCAGCTTTTTCACGTTCGTTCTTTGCTTCATTCAGATACATAAAAATTGTGATAAAAGGTGCTTGTCCATTTGTTGTCATAAGTGTGACCAACTGATACTGGATTGTCTGAACACCTTTTTCTATTTCTTCTTTTAATCGTTTATTTGTTATATTAACGACTTCTGCAAGGTCTTCATTGTACTCACTAATCAATCCATTATCATATAATTCTTCTGTTACCTTTTTTCTGATTGATTTTCTACTTACATCAACAAATGGTGCTAAATGTGCTAACGAAATACTCTGTCCACCATATTGATTGCTTGCAATTTGAGCAATTCCTTGTGTTGCAATATTACATGCTGTAGAAAACGCATGAGGTGTTTCAATTAACACTTCACTAATTACTGTATTGTTCTGAAGCATGTCTTCCAGGTTGACCAACCCACAGTTATGCATATGCTGCAAGAAATAATCAGCATCATGAAAATGAATTAGTCCTTCATTATGAGCTTGAATTATTTCAGGAGATAATAAATATCTTTTTGTCATATCTGTGCTAACAGATCCAGCAATATAATCTCTTTTGGTAGGATTTAATGTTGGATTTTTGTTTGCATTTTCATCCTTCCAATATTCGTCTTTATCTTCTACAAGATTATGAATCTCAGAATCTGTTGTATTTTCGTTTTCTCTTTGGAACTCACGAATACTTCTATATCCTTCATATGCTTTTGCGGTAAGTCTCTGCTTCTTCGTAATCAATTTATCGTAAACCATTGATTCAATGTCAGAGATACTTACTTCATCCTTGTTCTTACACTCTTTTTCAATCTCATTTGCAATGTCTTCAGCAATCTTTGGCTTTACAATACCTGAACCGTTTTTCATTGCTTTAAGAATTGCAGTTGAGATTTTAGATTTATCAAAATCAACTTCTGAACAGTCACGTTTTACAACCTTCAATAATTTTACCTCCTATCATTCTTCACAAACTAGAACTGTATGCATAACTGAATCATCTAAATTTGCATGTGTTCGTTTCTGCTTAACTGTTCTAATATAATATTCTCTGTCTCCAATCTGAACCGTCACAAAATTATCTTTATCATACAACGCATCAGCAAGACTTCGACAACCCATATATCCTGTATATATCTTAATCACTTCCTTCCTAATATCTAACCATGTAGAAATCCTTCACATACTGTACAACATCATCCGCATGAAACATTAGTTTCGTTGCCAAACATTCCTTGATCCAAGGGTGAATCTTGTCAAAAATAGCATTATTTCTTTTGTGTTCTAATATTTCTGGCACATTTGCATATGCAATAACAGGGATATTTAATCTATTTGCTTCATAAACCTCGATTGCTGTTCCAATACTTTCATTGATACCATTGATGTTTGCAATCACAATATCGCTTTTACGTACCATATTGAGATCAAACTGCATAATTTCCTTGTCTGTATGACCTTCCATGTTATCAAAGTCAAAGTAATCGGCAGGGTTAATGACTTGAATTATTGAGTTACAACATGTTGCTGCTATTTCGAGTTTCTTCTTTAAAACTTCTCGCCAAGTGTTATATTCAATTTTTGTAAGACCACCCATACGTCCAGCTAAATAAATAGTCAGTTTATTACTCATCCGCTTTCTCCTTCAAAATTTTTCTGTACCAATAGTCAACATTACTGACAACATCCTCAATATCATCAGATAGATTGTTGTATACAATTCTATCAGCAAGCATTTCAGCACCATTAAAATCATTAATATCAGCTTTCATACGTCTTTCAACTTCTTTTAGGTTATCACCACGAATAGAGAGCCTATACTTAATTGTGTTTAAATTGCTATATATATAAATAACAACCATTGGAATCTCTTTTGCTTGTAAATCTCGCACACCATCAGGCGTAAGAATCGCTACAGTATCATTGTCTGCGTCATAACAATCCGTCAGTGCAGTACCATAATACCAAACACCTTGCTCAGTATCATATTTCTTCCATTCTGCAAAAAATCCATCTTCAATTTTCTGTTTAAAATCTTCTTGGGAAATAAAATGATATGTAATATCTTGTTTCTCACCTTTTCTTAGTGGACGAGATGTAAATGTTACCAGACTTTTATAACCATGTTCTTTTACTAATTTATCTCGCACAAATGTTTTACCACTTGCGCTTTTACCAATTAAACAGAGTATAATCAATCACCTTCTTCCAAGATATTTGTAATTCTACCATCTTCAATTAGTGTTGCTTTACCATATTTGAATAAATTCATGCAATCTTCTAATGTAATTTCATCTAATTCTAATACCTGTGAATAATTAGTCATTCTTCATATCCTCCTCTGTGGCAAGTTTTGCATATTTCCACGATATCATGCTATCATCTTCCCCACTCCAAGATGTTGTTCCACTTGTCCATGTATAAATCTTGCCATTTTCGTATTTCGCAAAATGTCTTTTCGCCCATGTTTCATTTTCTCCATCTCTGACAAAAATTGGTGTATCTACTGCAACTTTAATCCAGTCAATAGGTGGTTCGACATATTCTTTGTTTAGCCATAATTTAAAAATATTTTGTCTTTTACTCGCGCAATCACAATCTTTATCAAGATAATCATAATCACAATTTTCACAATATGTTTCATTACATAGCTTTGGGACTCCTTTTACTAATGCAAAAATATTTCTTTTTATCGCCAAATCAATAAGTTCTTCTTTATATTTCTCTCTGTTTGTCATTCTTTTTTACCTCATATCTCTTACAAATTTCAGCAAATTCATTAATCTCATTTTCATCATTAGAATAAATAGTTGCTTCTAACGGCTTGCAATGAGACATATTTAACAAGCCAAACATAGATTTTGCATCGACAACACGTACACCGTACCTTGCATCAACTTCGCTATTTAATTTGTTTATAGCCACTACAAAATCTTTTGCATCATTGATACTTTGTAAATCTAATTTATATGTTCTTTCCATTTCCTTTTTCACCTCTCTAAAACAACCCCCGCTAATAAACACTAGATCACCTTTTCATATACTTTAATTTGTTTTACAACCGATTTCCATTCTGCGCAGCAAGAAGATATATCACCATCACGTTTTGCATTACGATTTAAAGCATTTTTGTCTACAATAAATTCACTAAGACAATTTGTAGATATTGTGACGATATTCGCAGAATCGGTGTGTTTATTTGCCTTCTGATCTGACATAATACACGGGATTATTTCACCATTTGCCAATATCAAGTCAAAATACTGACCAATCTTACATTCAAAGTGTGAACCAATTGCTACACAATATCTTCCATTTACCATTCGAATACCATAATCGCTTGTATATGCTTTCTGTTGTAACTTATACTGTTTGCTCCCTCTACTGGTAATTGCTGTGTATGGCATCCAAGTCTTATTTTTTGCATATGGAACATTGTAGATCCTGTAATTGATTGGTTTGTCAGATACATAATCTTTATGGATATAACCAGTTTTGTCATCAAGATCGACAGTATACCAACAACCGTTTGTAAGTTCGTTTCCAATGATAATAACCTGTTCATTAAACGAAACCTGTTTAATAACTTCTGAATTCTTGCTTGGCTGCTCTCGAATGTTCACATATGTACCTTTTACATACTTTTTCTTGTACTCAATTTTCTCTTTTGATTGAGATAATAAGTTTAATTGATTACTGAACCCTGCCGTAAGACAGGGCGTGACTGTTATGCAAGGTTTTTCGTTACAAACCTCTGCTTGTGCTGTTGGAACAGAAGTTGCAAGAACTACAAGAACAACCATTCCAAATGTCATTTTTCGTAATAAAATACATTGCCTCCTTTGTGCTATTAATATGTTACATTTGTATATTCTCTGTTTGAATTGGGAATATTTAGCGTATTGTTAATTATAAGAAGGTTCAGATTTGTCATTTCTCACGATTTCAAAAATAGGGAACTGAACCGAAATTCCACCATTTTTATTCTTTGTTTCACCTTTGAATTTAATCTGCACAATTTTACCAATAATCTCATCAGGATTGTTCCAATAGTAATTTCTCTGCTCATCAGTAAATCCAGATCCTACACCGAGTTCATATCCTTTGTAATCACATTTAATTAGTCCAAGAGTTCCTTTATATTTACCATCACCCTCGACAATATCAGTGCATCGAATATCGGCATGTTTAAATGACTTCACTTTAAGAATTCCATTATTACGTTTATTTTTCCATTTGGTATCCTTATTGAGCATTAGCCCTTCCCAACCATCTTTGTCAGCTTTATCAAGCAATGGTTGAATAACTGATTTATCACTTCCTTCATATATAATAGAAACAACTTCAAGATTATCTGTATTTAAGCGAGAAATCGCTGTTGTTAGTGGATTTAAAATTTGTTCTCTACGAGCTTTATATTTTAATTTACTCTCGCCATTTTCAAATTCTTCGTTTGGGATACATTCATAGATTACAAATTTGATGCAAGATTTATCAGAATCGTCAGAATTGATAATACCAGTTCCAATTTGGAAGTTGTCATTATCAGAAAGATTATCATAATTTTTACGAATCAATTCACCATTAAACATATAATTTTCATGTTTTGGTAATCGTTCAATATCTTTAATGATGTGGTCAAGACCTGTAAATGGTTTACCTTGTCTACTAATTAGTTTTCCTTTATAGTATGCGCAGTTATTACCATTAAGCTTCTGAGATAACGCAAACCATTCACCATCTTTAGGTTCATTCTTTTCAGAAATTGGATACGCTTGTTGTACGTCCCATGATGGAATCAAACCATGAATTACACTGTTTACAACTTTTTTATCACAACCAAGACGAAATTTCTTTGTGATCATTTGTTTATAAAAATCTTGGTATTCTTCTGGTTGATTCTCGATAAACCCCTGCATAGTTCCAATATCCATATCGCTACCTGAATTAAAATCAGCTAAGTATTTCATTACTTCTTCAAAAGAGTTCAATTCTGTTCCTGACATACCAACGAATTTATTTAATTTCTTATCGCTGATACCAGTTACAATATTTGAATCAAGTAAGAACACTAAGCACTTTTTGAATAATTCGTTATCTTTGTTTGCTTCAATGATGGCTTTCTTATCATTTGTACTACTTGTATTTTGTATCTGTTTGAAAATTTTAATTACTTCTTCCATTCAATTCCTCCTCTCTTGAAATCAGGATTTAGTTTTGAATTGATAAAACATAATCTCTTGTAATCTCTTTATGAAATTCCGTAATCTGTTTCATAACCTGTTCTGCCCATTCTTTTACTTCTGGATTAGCACCGCCATCAGCACAACGCTCTCTAAATACGTGTCCCCATTCACAAAGATTGATTTTAGATATAAAATTGCTTGGAATACCCAACATATAAAGACCACGTTTTACATCTTTGTTATTCTCATATTCTTTTAAAACATATCCATTAGTCGATTTTACATATGTTTTACCATCATGCTCAATCTCGTTTGGTAATTCAAATCCAAGAATTTTGCAAGCCTGTCCATCTGTTAATACTTTATCCTTGTAATAATCTGACATTTCTCCTTCATCAAATGTTGCTAACCTTGTACTGTTTCTAATAATTCGATTATCAAATCTTCTTGCGTGTGCATCAACGTCATCTTGTCCTGCTCTATGCAATCCTTCTGTCATAATTGTAATGTCAATGTATCTAAGAACTGTAATATGTCTTTTGCCCATACGAAGCAGCATCCCAAGCCATTTACAAAACTTATCATAGCTTTCAACCTCTTGATCCTCTTTTAATCTTCCATCAGGATTTAAAACCTTATCGCATACAACTTTAATTTCTTCGTTCAATTCTGGTGTCCACGTTCTTTTACTCATAAACATAGATACAAATGCTTCATAAAATCCTGTAATACTTGTTACTGTAGCTTTCAATATACTTGATCCTCCTTATAAATATTTATTCTCTTCCTGATAGTGTCTTACAAACTTCATTGCTTTCTCACATTCTTCAACAGTGCCGATGTTTTTATACTTTTCATATTCAATAACATCTGCAAATCTTTTAAATTTATAGTTATATGCATATTCTAAGAATTTGTCCCAGTTAAGTTTAATTTGGTCATACACATCAATCTTCTTTTCAATCTTACTATCTCCAACCCAAGGCTTCAAAAATGTCTCCCATTGAGCTTTTGACCAGAAATAACATCTAAGCATAATATCAAGTTTATTTGCAAATTCTTCTTTTGTGATATTATAATCTGATATCAATTTGTTAAAGTCTTCTTTAAAGCTACCATGATCAAAAATATTGTATGTGACAATATTTCCATGATTGATGTCATAATAATACACATACCATTCCATCTTTCTACCTCCCTATATGATCAAGTCTTTCCATTATTTTCAAAAAGAAAGTTTAGATTCTTGTTACTTACTTATTCTCTTTCTTGCTATCTCAAAATATTTTTCATCTAACTCAATTCCAATAAATTTTCGATTAAGATTTTTACAAGCAACACCAGTTGTACCAGAGCCCATACAATTATCTAAAATAACATCACCTTCATTGGAAAATGTCTTTATAAGTTCTTCACAAAGCAACAATGGTTTCTGAGTTGGATGTAGATTTGAAGTTAAACAGTCTCTTTGAAACTTCCAAACCTGTGTTGGATATCTCCATCCAGTATCCTTATATTCAATTACTTTGTTCTTTACAAAACTTCATCTACAATTCCATACTTGACTGCTTTATCAGAATGAATATAGAAATCTTTTTTCTTTTCACGAATCTCTTTAATATCATCTTTTGTGAGATTTGTTCTGTCGATTACATATTCTTCAATCTGTGTATTTTGATTGTCCATCTCTTCTCTGTCTTCTTCAATATCTTGAAGTTTTCCTGACAATCTACAACTCATCTGATGATACATAAATGTTGAATGTTTGTAACAATATCTTTTATGCCCTGCTAAGAAAATCTTAAAAGCTGCACTCATAGCATATCCTGTACAATATGTATAGATTGGAGTCTTGCTATTGAGAATAATATCAATTAATCCCCACATGTCATAAACAGATCCACCATACGAGTTGATGTATAGTTTAATTGGCTCACGTTTATAATCTTTTTCCTTCTCATCTTTCTCATCATCTTCTCGAATCTGTTGTAAAATGCTCCATGTTAATTTACCGATAGATTCGTTGTCTACATAATCAGATAAAAATAATGTCTTTTTGTCTGTATTCGCATATGAATTGTCTTTTGAACTCATAAATCCTCCTATTTTGTTATTTTTATTGTTTCAATGCACAACATATAGTATATTTTTATGTTTTATATACACTATATATTGTATGCAAAAGAAATCCGTCTTTCCTTGGTTTTTTGAGTCTCTGAAACGCCCTATTTATGGGCATTCCAGAAATCCAAATTACTCTTCTACTGTATTATTCTCTGCTTCTAACATCATCCAAGTGTTTCTATTGTTATGACTTGTTCTAATACACTGTAAAAATGCTTCTGGTTCAGCTAATAACAAACATCTCTTCTTTGCTCTAGTCAACAATGTATAAAGCATACAGTTATCAAGAAGCTGGTGATGTGTATTATCAATAATACCAATTACTGTCTTTCGACCAGCACCCTGTAATTTATGTACTGTCATAGCATAAGCAAGATCCAAAGCAGTTAACTCTTTCTTTGTGTATTCAATAATTTTGTCTTTTCCAAAAATATCAGTGTAAGTTACTTCACAATACTCTTCTTTTTTCTTACCATCATATCTTTCACTGATTTTTGTCACATAACCAATCTCGCCATTAAATACATTTTTGTCATAATCATTAACTGTTTGCATGACTTTTGTACCAAGTTTGAAAGTTGTATCAAAACCTTCAATACTCTCTAAAACATCACCAAGTAATTCATTTTGAATAACCTTGTTAATTTCATTGGTGCTATTCAAACAATCTTTTCTACGAGGTACTGCAATAACCACATTGTCGATTCCATCTGATTCAACAGATTTGATGAATGTCTTAATAGCAATATTAAATAATGACTGTCGATTTGTGCGGAACATATAATACATATCCTGTAACTCACCATGAATAATTCGTGGCTGTAACTTCTCAGATATAGGATTTATATTCTCACGAATCTTATTTGCATCAACAAGAATACCTGATTTTTCAGCCTGTCTCATAGGTTTTACTAACTTACTCACAACTGATTCATCGAACATCTCAATTAAGTCTGAGAACACGTTACCAAATCCGATAGGTGGTAACTGCTTATAATCTCCTGAAATAATAATTCTTGTATTATCTCCAATTGCCTCAAGCCAATGTAAAAATAAACTGGCATTAACCATGCTTCCCTCATCAAGAAATGCAACATCTGTAATCAAATGATTATCCTTATTGTAAGTAAAATCATTTAAACCTTGGCATCCAAGTGTTCTATGAATAGTCATTGCAGGAAATTCTGTTGCTTCTGTAATTCTTTGAGCTGCCATTGCTGAAAGTGCCGAAGCTGTCATCATATAATTATTCTCCATATAAGCCTTAACAATTGCTCGCATTATTGATGTTTTACCAGTTCCTGCTTTTCCAGTTATCAAACTAACAGTTCTATGTAAGCTCTTATGAATCGTGTCTAACTGCTCTACTACATAATCAAATCCTTGTTCTTCTTCCGCATGTTTAATTGCTTTATCAATTGCTTCATCAGAAATATTGATTGTTGTTTCAATTTGAGATTTATTCAGAATCAAATGATAAATCTGCATCTCAATATCGTAATAATATTTCAGACCAATTCGACCATTATCAATATGAAGAAAGTCATTATTTTCTAATAACCAATCAACCTTATTGCAACACTCGTATATATTATTACTTATGGCTGCCCTTAAAATCTTTTCAGAACACCATGTATGACCTTTACTTTCTCCTAGATCTTTGAAATAGTATTGGATAAAAGCCACAAGTCTTTGTGTAGAATCAATCAGTTCAGGTTTTAACTTCAGTGCTAAATCATCACATTTACGAAACCCAATCCCATCAATTTTTGTCATGATGTATGGATTTTTTTCTAACTCTTGCTTTAATAAAACTGGATTTGGTTCTTCTGAAAGCAATTTTTTAATCATTGCATAAGTAACACCAATTGGTTTTAGCATTGAGATAATGTCAGAAATGAGATAGTTATTGATGATTTTTTCCTTGATTTTATTCCAAGTAATTTCTCTAACACCTTTTACAAGATTGTAATCAATAGTTTTTAATGTACCATTCGCTACATCATTAACTACATTTGGATATGCGTTTATTAAATTATCTGCCATCCATTCAGGAATCATTGACTTCAAAAATAATAGCTGTGTTTCTCTGCTTTGTGGAATAATGGCGTATATGGCAATCGGTGTATATTGATCACCATATTTTTTATCCTTTTTATATTTCGCCTTAACCACATATTCTCCACCAACAACTAAATGTTGCATCTTTCCTGCCAACTTACTCATTTTTTTATCATCAGTATCATTTGCAGAATTATTATCACCAAACGGATCGAATGTTTTTGTAGGTTTTGTAAAGAATGGAATATCATCTTTTGTTGAAAATCCAAACACACCCCACGTTGAATCATCCGAATAGTATTGCTCATATGTAATTATCGCTGTGAATTTATAAATCTCATCTTCATCCAATTTAGACTGATACTCCTTTCTTTCTCACATATTCAAGCCATTTGCTATATGGCTTTAATTTTTCTACAATTACCTTTTCTTCGCTATCTTTCTTACAAAGAATTGCTACTTGCTGTCCTTTTTTTACTAAATCTTCATATTCCTTTAATTGGCTATGCCATACAATTCCTTCAACAAGTCCAAAACTTGAATAGATATTTATATATGCGAATTGCTTACCATTCTTATCTTTCTTCTTTTGAACCTTTGCTATAATTCCAACTAAAGTACATTTTTCGCCATCAGACACATCCTCAAATGGTGTCAAGAATGTATAAGCTGCATCAAATGGATTATCATTGATAAATACCTGTAATGTTTGGAATTCCCAAAACTGTTCATCTTCAAGATATTTTTTATTATCATCTATGTATTTTTTGAATCTTACCTTCTGATTTTCTTCAAACTGTATCTTTTTCAATCTGTTATATTCAGTAAGTAGTGCTTCCTTGTCATATACAATTCGTTTTCCAGATGAAGGAATTACGTACTTCTTTAAGTCAATATTCCAATCTTCTTCGAGTTTCTTATAGGTAGGCAATGATTGAACTTCTGAGAATTTTAATGGTTGATACTCTGATTTAAGATATGATATAAGTTTTTCACGCTTATTTTTACAAGGAATTGCACCAGATTTTATCAGTGCAATAACAGATGCCTTACCTAAAGAAAGTCTCTGAATCAAATTATCAAACGATTTGTATATACCATTATTCTCTCTTTCTTCGATAATTTGCTTAGAAAGTGATTCACCAATTCCACCAATAGCAGATAATCCAAAAAGAACTTTGTCTTTATCGACTGTGAAATTCATTCCAGAATGATTGATATTCGGTGGCATAATATCCACATTAAAATACCTTGCATCAAGAATATACTTATTAATTGCACCTGCTTTATCTTTATTCTGATTAAATAATGCTTTGAAAAAGTAAGTTGGGTAATGAGCTTTGAACCAAGCTGTCTCGAAACAAAGAACTGCGTAACTATATGAATGCGATTTATTGAATAGATAACCGCCTTTTTGTGATAGTTCATTCGCAATTTTATCAGCAATTTCTTTAGAATATCCGTTTGCTACAATTTCACCACGAAGAATTTCTGACTCTTTCTGTACTAATTCAACTATCTTTTTTCCAATCGCCTTACGGAATAAGTCAGCACCACCGTATGTTCTTCCACCAAACTTTTTAACAATATCAAGAAGCTGCTCCTGATAAATCATACAGTAATTTGTGTCTTTTAAAATTTCATCCATATCTGGATGAATTGATGGTGGTCTACTTCCACCTGTTGCCATTTCAACATACTCGTCAAGTGCTCCCATACTATCAGGTCTATATAATGCCAAGATGACAGATATAACCTCAAAGTCTAGTTGTTCAAGCTTTGGTTTTAATCGAATAAGCAAATCTTTCATTCCTGCCGATTCAACCTGGAACACACCATTGGTCTTACCACTTGCCAATAACTCATATGTAGGTCTATCATTCTCAAATTCTGGATTATTGATATCATAATCCCAAGGATCCAAATGCAAATCATCCTTAATTTCCTTTACAAGATTAAGTGTTGCCACTCCAAGAAGGTCAAACTTTACAATTCCAATATCTTCTACATAATGTTTATCAACCTGAATTACATGCTCACCCTTCGTTCCTATTTTCATTGGCATATAATCATTAATTGTTGTATCAACGATTCCAACACCACCAGCATGAATAGAAACTGTTTTAACACGACCACTTAAATGTTTTGCAATATCAAACAAATCAGCATATTGTGGATTGTCTGCGAGTAAATTTGGATTTGCTTTCATACAATCATCCCATTTATCGAATGTAAATTTTTGTGAAAGTTTTTGCATCTGATTATATGGAAATCCAAGTATCTTACCAACGTCAGTAATTGCAACTGTTGGAGTAATATATGAGTAGTTAATAATCTGGCATACTCTTTCTTCTCCATATTTGTCTACAAGATAATCAATGATTGCATCTCTGTTACCAACATCTGTATCAATATCTGGAAGTCCTACTCGTTCAGGATTTAAGAATCTCTCAAAAATGAGTCCATATTTAATCGGATCAATATCCGTTATATGACAACAATAACAAACTAAAGAACCTGCTGCACTTCCTCTTCCCTTACCAACTTCAATTCCAAGTTTCTCAGCAGCCTTAATAAAGTCCCATACGAACAAGAAATAACCATCGAACCCCATCGAATGAATAATACCCATCTCGTAGTTCAATCTAGTTCTTCTTACTTGCTGTTCATCTTCGCTAAGATTATCATATCCTCTATCTTTCCAACCTTGTCTCACTAAATGCCATAAAAATTCATTATTATCTCTATATCCATCAGGCAATGGGAATGTAGGTAACTGTGGTTTCTGAAATGGCATATCCACATTTTCAATTAAATCTGCTACCTTATTAGTGTTCTCCAATCCAAGACATACATTTTCATATCCAATCTGACTATCCATAATTTCATGGATTTCATCTTCAGATTGCATATAGCAACCTTCATATACCTCACTATTTTCAATAGCATTTTTGTCGTTGTTGCTACTTTTTCTACCAATCTGAATAAGCTTGTCCTGATAATACAAATCTTCTTTTTTAGGTGCATGACTATCTGTTGTAATGATAAATGGGGTATTTGTTCTTTTTGAAAGTTCTAAGATTTTCTGATTATATGAACACTGATCCTGATGAGAATGCGACTGCATCTCAAGGAAGAAATAAGGAAAAGCTTCTTTATATTCATTAACATATTCAATACACTTTTCAAAATCTGACTCTCTCGCTAACTTGCTTGCTAAACAAGCAGAAGAAATAACAAAATTATCAGCATATGGTTTAATATCTTCTACTGTGCATCGTGGTTTAAAATAAAACCCTTCAAAGTTACTTTTTGTAATAACTTTATTTAAGTCTTTTCTGCCTTGCTCATTTCTTATCAAACAGATCAAATGAAAATATTTATTGTCTTTATCCTTAACAGTGATATCTTCACATTCGTATAACTCACATCCATATATCATTTTAATATCTGGATAGTCTTTTTTAATTAAGTCAAAATAAATATGAGAATATACATTTCCGTGTTCAGTTATAGCAAATGCCTTTAACCCTATTTCTTTTGCTCTATCCAACATTTCTTTTGGACTACCATATCCATCAAGTAATGAATAATATGTATGGTTATGTAATGAACTATACATAACTCACCTCCTACCAATCATCGTCTTCATCGTTACTATTTGTACTAATAACAGCTACATCTTCGATAATAATTTGTGGTGTTCTAATACCGTTATATTCGTTTATTGAAGGTTTTCCGACAATATTAAATGTAATACTATCGTTATCATCCCATGCGTTTTGAAGAAAATCATATAGCGGATTACCTTCTTTACATTTGAACTGAATGTATTTAATATCATTCACCATAAAACTGACAGTATCCTCATTCTTGCCAAATACTTCAAAACAATCTCTTGTCAATGATATATTCTCTATTGCAAGCATAGGTTCATCAATTCCTTGACAAATAATATCTTCAAACTGTGATAACTTAATAATTAAAGGGATTGTGACATGATTAATGTCTAAGATAAAATCTACACGATATGTAGAATCATATTCAGTATTTTTAAGAATACTGTTCATCATATTAATTGCTTTTTCTTTATCATCAACTGGTAAATCTACAATACCAAAAGCATTTGCATGACCTTTACCATTAACGAAACCTGTTGAATTAACAATATCTTTAAAACTATCAATTGGGCTATTATCAATATTTCTTGCACTACCACCAAATACAGTTGTTTTTGTCTTTTTATCAAAATGTTTCTTTAGCAGAATGCAAGGTTTATTATATTGCTCTGCAATTTTAATTGCTACAACACCAGTTAATCCACTATCAAGTAAGTCAGATACATCAACCATAATAATTTTATCATCAATTGGAAGATTATCTACAACTTCTGAAATGGCTTTTACGCCTTTTTCTTTCATTTTATCTTGTCGTGATTTTGCATTTTTACAAAGTCTAGCAGCTCTATCATAAATGCTTTCTTGAATTGTTTCTGCTGGCTTATTCTTTGTGGCTCTTTTTTTATATTCAAAGAACTCATCTTTTTCAATAAAAGCTCTAAATAACAATTCCTTTTCATCACTTGAACCGATACGAATCATTCCGTTCAAAATAGGTGTTATATACCATTGGATATTGTGAATATTAACCTTACCATTTATACTGTAATCTTGTGCTTTAATAAGTGCCTGAAAACATTTATTTGTAATATTGAGTAATCCAAGATTTGTAATATATCTTGTCTCAAATGAACGCATATCCATAACATCACTTATATTTGCCAATGCACACAAATCTAAATAGTCATCTGCAAACTCATTCCATGTCTCAGCATCTAATGCTTGTAAAAACTTATATACAACACCTGCTCCACAAAAATCCTTATTAGAATAATTGTCACTCATTTGATTATTTACAATCAATGCATATGGATTTTTTTCTTCTGACTCATGGTGATCAAGAATAAGTATATCAATACCATTTTCTGAAAGCTCTCTGCACTGTTCTGTATCATTTGTACCAGCATCAGGGATAATCAATAATTTTGTATCATCAGATATTACAATGTCATCATCTAGTCCATGTGCCTTTGCTCTTGCGTGTAATATGTAATTAACTGGATAATCAACATTCATTTTCTTAATATAAGAATACATCATAGCTGCTGAACAAAAACCGTCTGGATCTTCATCAATAAGTATTTCAATTTTATCATTGTTATTAAAGTGTTTCATAAATAACTCTACTGCTTTATTCATGTTATCCAAATTTTCGTATGGAATTAAAACATCTTCATTTAAGTTGAGATATTTTTCATAATCATCAACTCCTCTATTTCTTAAAACCTCCTCTAATACATTGGAAGTATTATTGTCGCTATTTTCATATAATTTATACTTCAAATACACACCTTCCTATCTTAATCTGTATATATTATTCTCTACTAAGTGCTTCCATTTAATAGGATCATCTGTTGGGGATTCTTTTTCATCAAGAATATTATCTTCATCAAACATATAATAAAGCGGAACACCATCAGGAAATCTTTCCGCTAATTCCTCTAATTCTTCTTTTTTTACATCTTTGTCCAAACATAAAACTATATCAACACCAAGTCTAACTAGCATATCAATTTGATATTGTGAAAGTTCCTTCCCACCTGTACCACCAGTGTTTTGATAACCATAACTCCATGCTTGTTCAACAAACTTTTCAGATTCACCAACATAAATCCTTCCTGTTCTTTTTATGTAAGGAAGAGTTTTATACAATCCATATATAATTTTTGATTTTGCACATGGTTCTAAATAAATATATTTATTCATTCCATCAGGTACTTTTCTATCAAAATATCTTGCTTTTACACCGACTAAATCTCCTAATTCAGAACGAATAGGAATTGTGTATCGGTTTGTTTCTTCATCAAAACCTATCTCAAACTCTCTTTGTGTTTCATAATCTATATGGTCTTCGTAGAATAAATCATTTACATAAGGCTTATAATACGAAAGTATTTTTTCCGAAATAGGTTGTAATGGTTTTTCTTTCTCTTCTGATATATTAGAATCCATATCTTCTAACATTTTCAGTATTTTAAAACTATCTGGAATATCCTCTTCAAAATCGTGATAATAAGACATTCCTATTTCTGAGCATATTTCTTTTAATCCTTCTGGAAATATAAGGTTTTTAACATAACACACAAGATCAATAATATCTGTTTGTCTGTTACCCTTTATCATTTGTCGAGTTTTATTCAAGCAGATAAGGGACTCATTGTTGTATAAAATAATTGCTCCTTTATTATCTCCATCAGGATTACCAGCAGTCCAATATGCTCCAACTGAATGATATTTGATATGGTGGCAACCAACGGATTCTAATATCTGTTCACAATAATTATTTTCATATATATAATTCTTCAACTCTTTTACATCCAAGCTGCCACCCTCCAATTAGTCACTATTTTTTGGTTTTTTAATGATATAACCTATATTTTTCCAAATATTTAAGTTCAAATCAATCTCAAATAACATAATCTTGTCCTTGCTACCTGCTCTGTTTTTATCTGGTTTGATACAAAAATATTGTTTACTTAAATCCAAATCTTCCGTCACTGGCTCACCCCAAGAATCACATTCTAAAACAACTTGATATTTATGGTATTCTTCCTTATTTAACTTTTTACCAATATTCAGAATATCAGCTACATGCTTTATCTGCTTTGCATTGGCAATGTTATTACTACTCAAACTAAAAATATCAGTAAACACCGTATCATCACTTAACTGGAATACTGCATATCCACTCATACGAAGTTCTTTTGTTAATTCTTTCAATTTAGTTGCAAATTGTTTAATCTGTGACCAATCATCAGTGTTATAACCTTTTAATGTGTCATAACCATAATATTTAATATTCTGAACCATCTTTGCTTTACGCAATTCAAATTCAATTCTCTCAGGGCTATAATCATCTCCAACATCTTTAAACATAACTTTGCCCTTACGATCACTACTATCAATCCAATCTGTAACTTTTTTTACATTCCAATATTCCTCTGACGTATCTTTTATTCTCTTTATGTAATCTTCATTACTTTCAAGATAAACACCATTATCATCAATTTTTCTTCTGATAATGTCACCATTTTTATCATGGTAAACACCTAATACAATCTCTTTCTCAGGCTTTGTAATATGTACGCCATGCAACTCTTGAAACTCTTTGTTGTTAATAACAGTCGTAATAAGACAACTACGAAGATCTTCTTCGTCCATCTCATTACTCATAAGAAAAAAGTTCTCATTTTGCACAAGAGCCACATAAGCTGCTAAAAGTACAAGCTTTCTTGTTTTACCCTCATTAGAAAGAAATCCCTCAAAGAGAACCTTTGTCTCTCTAAGACCAAGAAAAAATTCGTTATACATATACCAAGGGAACGGTAAGCCGAAATTTGGCTTTTCAAGATATTTGTCGATTTGAGATGAGTTTTTATCAGTAAGCTCAACAGCTTCTTCACCAGCATTAATTACTGTATTTATCTTATCTGCTTTTGTACGGATAATTCTGTAAATGTCATTTGGTGACATTTTATCAAAGTTTCTATGAGATAATATCTTCTCAACTGGAAACCCATTTCTTCCATACTCTCTTACCAATGAATATTTCTTAACAGTATCAAAATAATTTTTCACATCATTTTCATCTGCTAATGTCATAAATCTTTGAAGCGTTTTCCAACCTTTATACTGCTTATATAATTTAAGTCGTTCTTCATTCTGGCTCATAAACACATTCATTTTTGTTTCATCTAATGTTTGTGAAAATGTAAGAAAATACGTTTCAAGATTATCATAAAAGAACTTTGTCGCAGGATCAGAGAAATCATACTTACTTCTCATAAATGTGCTGTAATTTACAATCAAGTCTAAATCCTTTGCTATAGAACCAACAAATAGGATTTCTGCTTGCACATTACAGTCTTTTAATTCATGTTCATTATCCAATATTATCTCCTATCCAAAAATATCATCCACCAAGCCTGAAATATCATCTGTATCAGCCTTACTATCTTTGGACACGTTAGTATAACCAATTGATTGACTGACAATATTCTGTGATTTTTCTGTTTCTTTCTCAGCTTCAAGTATTTTCTGTTTTTCTTTCCACCTTAAATAACTGTCATATTTATTAACCAAAATGGATAAATCATACGAAAGTCGTTGCTCTGGCTGCATATGAATACCTTTTACTTCATTCTTCTTTGCAATACCATTAAGCATATCTATTTTTCTTTGCCACATATCAAGTAAGTCTGAAGGTGGAATACCTACCGACATCCCTTTAAAAGTTCCATTGTAAATGTTACCCAACTTCTGCCACACGGTAGTAGGGATAATTGTCAAATCATATGCTTCTTTAATAAACTCAAATATCTCGTCTTGCTCTATTGCTACTGCGAGATGTGAATATGTATCTTTTTTTATAGAATCAATGTGGTCATATACCCAAGTCCATTTTGCTGATACGTCTGCCCTTTTATTAGCAATACGCTTCTGACATATATTGATAAAGCAACTACTATGATATGTTTTTTTATCATAGTAGATTGCATCGTCAATATTATTCTTGTTTATATAAAGGTTTTCTCCGCAACAACCACATTTTCTTTTAACACCATTTTTATTGTTACCTGTGTATCTTGCCATAATCCTACCTTTACATAATCCTAATTTAATCAAACATTGCTAATACTTTATTAAGAATCTCAACATCAGTTACATTCTTGTATGCTGTAGGAAGTCCTGCCGCTTCAAGTTTTTCCTTCATGGCTTTCTTCTCAATCGGTGGAAGTGCATTTCTTTTAGCAATGATTTCTTTCTTAATTGCTTCAATATCTGCATGTCCATCATTAGATGTAGTATCCTCTTCAGTTGGTTCGCCAACCTGACCAAGAATTTCCTTTCTATAAATATCCTGTTCAATATCAACTGCTTTTGTTAAATCATTCTTGAGAACGAATTTTGATTTTCCTGCTGTTTTATCAATAACTGCCTGCCAGTCAACCAATGTTGGATCTTCAATAGTTACATAATCATCATGTACATGGGTTCTATCCTTTTCAATCCATGCACAAACTGTTCCGTCTTCATTTCTAAACATACGAATCTCAGTCTTAACATTGTGATCCATTCCTTTAAATCCATCTGGAATCTTTCTTCCAGTAACCACACTCTGAGTTGTTCCATCAGGTAACTTAATTGTTTCCTTCTCATCTGTTTCTCTTGCAGTTACAATATAATGAACACCAGATGACATTAAATCAAGAATTAAATCCTGCCCTTTGAAATTAACAGTCTGATAATCCTTTAACTCCATTCCAGCCCCTTCAATTTTTACAAGTCTGGCATCTCCTACAAGTCCATCCTTATCAGCCTTAACTTTATTTCTCTTTTTTGAAAACTCAACTAAACCCTGTTTTGTAGTTAAGTTAAGAATTGTAGTACCATCAACAACAATTGCATCTGCTCTAAATGGTTCACCATCTGCATCTACAACAACATCATCTGTCTCATTACCATCATCATCTAACTCATAAAAATCTTCATTATTCTTTACTTTTGCAATATACTGTCTAACTTCTCCAAGTGACTGAGTATAAACAATATAAATATTTTCAAGATTTACACCATTTGTTTCTAAGTCGCCAAGGTAATCATCAATTGAACCAGACTCAGGATCAAGATATAAAACTCTGAAAGGTTTTCCATCTGGACGTTTAAAATATGCAAGCTGCATTGCCATAGTTGACTTGCCTGTAAATGGTTTTCCATATAAAATCATTCCTAATTTACTTTCTGTTACTGATGCTTTTCTTGCTTTTGCCATTAAATAATTCCTCCGTAATTCTATAATATTGATTTGTTGGAACGCCATTTCTGACGTTCCATTTAGTTATTCTCTGTTGTGAGAATTAATCCCACGCTTCATCGTCTCCATCATCGAGATCTGTTCCATCTCCCCAATCATCATTAAAGTCAGAACCGAAACTCTCCTCTGCTCTATTTGCATTCTTAATCTTTGCAATAGCTTCTGTTACATTCTCCTCTGTGTAAAGCTCCTTATCAATTGAAGAACCCTTTGCTCCTGTGATAATAAACTCTCTCTTTGTAGGTGCAGATACTTTCTCCATACTGTCCTCTTCACCCCAGTTGTCATCATCATCTGTTGCAACTGTCTCTGTCTGAGTAGAAGAAACCATATGTCCACTTACCTTAATTGCGTTGTAAGGATTAAGTGACTTCTTAAACTTATTAGCGAGAGCCTTATCCTCAATGATAAACTGAACATCCTCAATATTGCTGTATGTAACAATCTTTGCAAGGACAATAAATCTACCTGTTGGCTTATCGTTATCATCCTTTTCCTGCTCGATGCCCATGAAGATAATTACCTGGTTAAAATCGTTCTGCTTCTCAAACTTCTCATCATCAAAGTTGACCTCTGAACAAAGTGAAATCTGATTTGGAACAAGCTTTGTAGATGTTCTCTTATTACCCTTGTCATCTGTAAAGCTGCTATAATCAAGATTTCCACGAATAAATACACTTGCACCGTCCTTCAGATTCTCCTTAACTTCCTTGCAAGCATCAAAATCTGTAAGAACCTTCTTGTCATTAACTGTCTTGCCCTCAGAATCAACCTTCTTCTTTACACCAATATTCTTACCAATCATACGATAGCCTTCACGGTTATAAGAGAATCTATCAGCCCAAGGTACTTTTACAGTATCAGCCTTTTCGCCCTTCTTCTCAGCTCTCTTAGAGAAATAAACATTCTCCTGCTCCATTCCCTGAAGATTGACATATAATGTCTCTCCATCAAGATAACTTGTGCCAAAATTAAGCATTCTCATAGGCTTTCCATTCTTGGTCTTAATTTCCTTAAATGCCGTATCCTTCTCCATACCAGACACAACTCCCTTTAACTGGAACGCACCCTTTGTCTCAGGTAAATCAAATAATCTTCCTTTTTTCTTTGTTTCTGCCATTTAAAAAATGTCCTCCTTATAATATATAATAAAATTTTTTGATAACTATATTTGAACAGTCTTGCGACTGGAATACAGAAAATAAATTTATGTAAAATCTATCTTCAACAGTGATTTTTGAGTATAAAAACCCAAGGGTATGCTGTTCTTCCACCCATATTTATATTCTCTATTCAGTTTTGATTTTTGGAATTTATGAACTGAATTGTTCAAGACTAATTACTAAGCAGTAATCTTTACTTTTATAAGTCTATATGGCTGATAATCGTTTGGATATTTCTCTCTATCCACTTTACTGATGAACATATCATATGGTCTAATCCATACTCTCTGATCCTTTAAGCTCTGATATACAACCATCTTTTCTTCTGTTTCTGTATTAGTTCCAATGGTAACAATCTTATAAAAACCGCCTTTGAAATGTTGTACAGTATCTCCTGGTTTGAAATCTCTGTTATACATAAATACACCATTTGATTGCATATGTCCTAATATCTCAACATTCATTGTGATAAATTCACCATGTTTTAAAAGTTCGTCCTTTTCAATCAGTGCCACCTTATCAACTAAGTAACCATCCTCTTTTTCTTCACAAGTAACTGTCTGCCCTGACTTCCAATTATTTGCAAAGTCTTCATTAAATCTAAATTCTGTCACTTTCTCACCTCCTCAAAATTCACATGAAACAGTGATTTCCACTGAACTCCTTTCACTTACTTATTCTCTATTCGATTTTCATTTTTATTGGAAATTGTAACTCAAATGAGTCTTAAAGGATTTCAACAACAACACCAAAGATATTGCTTCTTGTAATTGTGCCATTGATATGACCATGATTATTTGAAATCTGGTAACTGACACCATTTTTAATTGCTGAAATTTTATGTAAATAATAATTACCTTTAACCTTACAGAGTACAATATCATTCTTTTTTAACTCTGTATCTTCTGTCACAGGCTTACAAATTACTGGTTGACCTGATTTAAGTATTGGTGTCATTGACTGACCAAATCCAACCACTTTACAAGTTTGACCATTTCTTAAATGTTCTGCCGTGATAGCATTTTCTTTTCCTTCAAAATCGTATTCTATAATTTCTCACCTCTTACTTTTATTCTCTTATTTTTTGAAAATTGTTAGCTGAATTGCTAAGACTAATTGTTTAAGAAATTTCTAATATCAGTCATCATCTGTTCTGACTCATCAAGATAATATCTATGAGTATCTTCACCATCATAATATTCAAAATATGGAATTGGCTGCTCATCTTCATCATACATCCATCCAAGTTCTGAATACGCATCAAAATATACCGACACATGCTTTCCATTATAATCAATTACAAATCTGATAATCGCACCTGCAAATGGTGGAATAATTTTTACATCCCATTCTTTATCAAAGTGAAAAGCAGGAAGTTTATGACTCCAACCTTTAAAATCATGCATCTGTTCCACCTTTGATAACATTAGTGACTTATTTACATTTTCCTGTAAGTTCATTTATTTCTCACCTCCAACTATATATTCTCTGTTTTATCTCAATTCTGTCTTTTGTCTTTATCCATTACATCTTTCATAAAATATGGCTTAGCAACAATATCAAAAATTATGTAGTATAGATGGTTGCAGAAAGCAAAGAATTTTATATTTTTGCAATCCAAATCATCACCACCAAGATCTTCTGCTATATTTTCAAGAATAAAAGTAACAATAGCATTTCTGTTAATAGGAATATTATGATGAATATGAGATTTTACTAAATAGATTAATCTATCCTCTATGTCTTCAAGTTCCCATTTGTATACATTCCTGTATAACTCATCATATTCGTCTTTTGATTCACCAAAAACTGCCTCAAACATAAAGTTCTGAAAATCTTCCTGACGAAATGCTTCTCTAATTTTATTCTCTGTCTCTTTTTCAAATCTCATATTCTTTACCTCCAACTATATATTCTATATTTTAATCATAATACACATAATTACAGCTATTGGATTCAATATTTTCTAAGTCAATAATCATTTCGCCATCTTCATGACATCTATCAATTTCAATATTAGAAATTTTAATAGAAGTGTCTGTCATTTCTATAATATGTCCTATGTAGTGGTCGTGATGATTTGCCACTTTATTGAATAACATAAATGCAATATCTTCACCAACTCTAAAGCTTTTCTTATTATCTGTTACTAATGTTCTTACTGTTTTAATGTTGTATTTCACAATCTCACCTCCACAACCAAGAAATGTCAGTTTACTTTGCTTTTAATAAAAACGGAAATTATTATTTCTAAAACCATTTTCCTCAATATAATTTGAAATTAAGAAGGAAGAAATAACATAGCCGTTATTTATAAAACCTCGTATAATGGAAATCATAATCTTTAAATATCTGCATTATCAAATTTATTTACTACTAGAAGGAAAAGATTATATAGCCATGAGGTTATTATCTGTGGAGAATGTACTGACTATTTTCAGCCTATAGAATTAAGAAGGAAGTCAGTACATAGCCACTATTTTTAATGTTCATTAGGAAGTTATGAGTTCTAAAAATACTATCGCTCTACCGACTGAGCTACATCCCCATGAGTGGGGAAGACAGGACTCGAACCTGTGACAAATAGTTCCCCAATTTTAGAAGGAAGAACCCATATAGCCTAATGTATATCTCTTAGATATATTCTCCACTGAATATTTCAGTATCAAATGGTGTAATACCTTCATTGACATCAAAGATAATATCAGCATCTTCTTTATTATCTACTCTCAGACCTCTTGCCCTGATATGCAACTCAATTAAATCATATAAGTTTGGTTTACTCATATTTACCATACTGTAACACGTTGCAGCCACACCAGATAAATTGCTTTCTACATTATTTCCACCATAATTGCTATGACATCCACTTAATGATAGATTCATATCACACCATATTAGCTCTCTGTTTACACAATCAAAGATTACAGGAATACAAACTGTGCTTTGTGATGCTAAATCCATCTTCTGCTCAACTGTCTTTGGTTCATAAACCTCACCTGATTTAACATCTTCCCTGCTCATCCATCCGAACATTGCGTGTGGCATTTCTGAAAGTTTCTGACCAGTATAGTTATAAACCTGATATACAATATATCTCGCACCATACTTAACGACAGAATCAATATCTACATCAAGAAATTCTGTTACACCATCTCCGTCAACAGAACCACCGTTTGTAATATCTCCTGAATGACATGCTTTATATCTATCTGAACGAAGATTTGTATACGAAACATGTTCCATATAGTTCCAATTTTCATCGAAAATAGCTGCTGATAAATCAAGATCCACCCTACTATTACTCCAATCATCATCGTTATTATCCATATTTGTCCACCAACAAAATGCTCTTAACGCTTTTGTATTATCCTCGATTTTCAATCTTGAACCTCTGACAATAGTTTTTAACGCCTTACTTGCACTTCTCTGGCTGAATGGAACAATATAATTTTTGAACTCTTCTGAAAGATAAACATTTCCAAGAAAATCTTTACTCTTGTAATTCTCAACTAATGCATTCTCGCAGATTTTCACAATTGCGTTACAATACTTTTCATCAATATCTGATAATGTATTCTCTATGCAATGACATCTTGCTAAGTTACCTTTTGGAAAGAATACTCTGGATTCTAGCTTATCTGTTCTATGAGCAAAATGTTCTTTCACTTGTAATAGAACAGGTGTAGAAACTTCACTTGCAACATCCTTAAATGTATTGACAACTGCATTTTTATCTATAGCATTTCTTAACAAATGATCAAGTTTTCTTGCAAGTTCTCCTGGTCTTTTTCTCAAAAGCATAAGAGCTGATTTAAAATCTTCTGTCTCAATAGCCTTGGTTACTTTACCAGCAAATGTTTCTATTTTAATTCCATTACGAAGTTTATTAAAAGCGGTAATGACTTTACCAAACTGCTCTGTACTATATTCTGATGGATGAAGTCTTTCACCAACACGAAGCCATCTGTTTTTATATCTCAACATATCTTCTTCGATAGAACCACAATTCTGCAAGAGTTCTAATAATAATCTTCTCTCTTTTCGCTTAAAACTTCTGAATTTTGTATTGGCTGCTAAACTAATATCTCCATCTGACATTGCAGTAATCAGTCTCAATACATCGGTAGCCGTTTTGAAAAACTTCTGTATATTCTTTGCTGTTGCTAATGGATAATTCTCTAAATATAATTTTCCAATCAATGCTGCGTTTTCTTTTAAAGGAATTTCGTCAGGAAATTCAACCTGTATATTCTTAAAAATCCACTCTAAATCTTCCTTATCTGTCTGGGAAATTGAGGTTTTTGACTGACACAAATTCTTAAAAATATCATAAAGATCTTCCTTTATACCTAAGTCAATCACTCTTACTTTTGTTTCTTCAAATAATGGTAATCTCTCATTCTTTTCCTCGTAAGGATATAATGTACCACCAGACCAATAATGAACGATCGCATTGATAAACAAATCAATATAATCAGCTTCCATTACTGATTCAGGAAAGTTAGGATACATAGGCTTATATACAACATCTGCTCCAACCAGTTTTTTCAACATAGGAATTAACTCTAAATAGAATTTTTGTAAATCTTCTTTAGTCTGTGTCTGAAGTGTTTCAAACAATTCTTTGGAAAATGTATATCCTAATGCTTCTACATTTTTCATAATCGTAACAATGTACTGATTATTTGGTTCTGTAACATTACCTTTCTCTAAAATCACTTTGTTTTTTCTTCGTAATAAAATCTCGTTCATAGTTTTATTCTCCTTTTTTAATGAAATTGGCGATAGTAAAAACTGTACTTTTATTCTTCCATATGTAATAGAAGGAACTATCGCCATAGCCTTGTTCTGTGGAAATAACAAAGTCTAATACCTTTTGTTCCATATCCAAGACATTTATCTCAGATACGAAACACCATTTTCTTATTTGAAATTAGAAGGAAGACTTTATATAGCCACATAGTTCTTATTATTTGTAGGAAATTAAAAGTTCTATCATATAAAAATTTTCAGATTCTTGTTAATAGAAGGAAGAACTTTTGTAGCCTACATTTATATAATCCATTAGGAAATCGTCAAAGCTAAAATATTCGATTAAAAGTCGAATGCTATTAGCATTATAGAAGGAAGCTTTGTTCATAGCCTAATGTTTTATATCTATTTATATATTCTCTGAATGAATATATTTTTATGTTTTACTCTTCACCAACAAATACTAGCCTATCAATATATTCTCTACCTTCGCCCTTGAAAAGAGGAATATTTGTATCAATAATCCACTCATTTTCAGATTTAGAAGTATCTCTTAACTGTGCAGTTGCCATAACACCATCAGATTCAATAACAATCTTATTTCTCACACAACAGCTTCCTCTCTTCTGATAAGTCGGTAAATCATTCCAATTAATACCTTTCTGAGTCATAAGCATATCCTGAATATCATTGCATGACTTATTCTGTAATTCTTTATGTGAGAAATTGGCTTGACCAACCATCTGAATTGAGTTACGAGAAGCGTCTAATTGTCGCCAATAGCAAAGATTTGTTACTTCTTCTTTTGGGACATTGAAACAACGAGCATCGAACATTGCGCCTTTATCTATAGCTTTATCATAAATATCTAATAATCTTCTTTCTTCATCTGTATGAATTCCCATACTAAGTTCAAAAGAATATTTTTTAACTTCTTTTACAAAAGCTTTATTAAATGCCATTGTAGCCATACTTGCAGCAATACTACAAAGCTTCTGTACTTCATAATCAAACCATGCTGAAGATGTAAGTTTCTTATAATCAACGAGGATCAATGTAATCTCATCTGACTGTGTATAACCAAGAACACAGCCCTGAATATTCTCACATAAGTATTTCATTGTTTCCTGCATTGACTTAATTAGCACTTCATCAAATGGCTTTTGGAAATTACGTGTAAATGTATGAAAAGATCTGCCATCGCAACGGATAGCAACTGGACATCTTCTCATTAATTTTGTCTTAGGAATCTGCTCATAAAATGTTTTCATCCTAACGCCTAAATCATCATGTACTGGCATATATGTACCTCTCTTTCCTTTATATATTCTCCTTTACGCTTCAAAATTGAACTCATCGGATGAAATCTTATTGTTAATAATCTTCTGATAAATGTCTACATACATTTCATCTTTGTCTCTGTTATAAGTAACTTCTGCATATTTGTTTCCCATTGGTTGTCCTCAAATAGTACATTTCTTATAACCTAATTCATGTGCGAACCATACTAGATCCAACTGGTCAATGCTGATATTCTCACTTAATGTCTGAATTACTGCATTCTTTGCAGCTTTCTCAAACTCATAACTTGTCATTCATAATTACCTCCACTTTAATATTCTCTTAATTGTATGGGCTATCATAATGTTTTGCCAATGTTTCTTCTGTATATAAAATCTTTTTATCTTGTAGCCATTTCTTAAAATCATTTTCACTACTAAAGCAATTACTACAACCTTCATGATATGAGGTATGTTCAAAGAACCAATCTCTATAAGAACATTCGTACATTGGTTCTCTTATATATTCCATTCCACACTTTAAACACTGATGGTAAAATAAGAATGGGTATATCTTTTTAACTCTAATAGATGATATATGTTCATCTATATATTGTTGTTTTGGATCTCTTTTCACATTTTCCACCTCCTCGCAAGAAATCGAAATTTACTGGGCTATTTTCCCTCGTTGTAATACTGAGCTAGTGATTCCCATACCACTCCCAGTTATCAACTCCACCTGCTTCTAACGCACTTAATTTTCTATCCCTGTCAAGTAAATCCTCATACTCTTCCTTACTAATAGTCTTATTAGAGTCTTTAACCTTGACAGAATTGTTACCAATTAAATTACATAACTGCGTTGTTGCATCCTTAACCTGTCCAATTACTTCATTTCTTATAGAACTATACAAATCTTCATATAGATTCTCGCTTACTTCTCTTTTAATAACATTCTGTAATGAACTGAGTCGTTCTGGATTTTTAGATAACTGATTTTCTATATAATCATTAAATTCATCAGCGTATTTATCACCGACTTCTTTGATAATTGAATCATAAACTCTTTCCTTGATTTCATTTTTAATCTCGTCTTTTAATTCTCTTTCGTCACTGTATGTAAGTTCTATCTTTGATTTAATTTCACTCTTTATCTGATTGATAGCATTATCTTTTGCAGCATCGAAATTCATCTCTTCCAATTCTCTAATAACACCTTGTTTAATTCCTTCAAACACTTCATCAAAATCGAATTCAAATTTTAGTGATGTGCTCATCAACATCCTCCTTATTCATAAGCATTACTTTGCTTGCATATTTCACAACATTCTCACTTGTTTCATTGTCATCTAAATATTCTCTGTAAGCATCTTCACAATATGCACCTTCGCACCAATAGTATCCATTTGGTGTAGCACATGATTTATGTTCACCATAACCAGTTGCTGAACAATATTGACACAAACTTTCCTCTTCAGATAACTCGTCAAAAGTCTTTAACATGTACACCTCCTAGATTCATAACCTACATTTTTGTTATCCAAATCAGTTCCAAGGAAACCGATAATTCACGAGAATCATTTCTCTTTACATAAACTTTCGTGTATGTTGGTCATGAATCTGCGACCACTATCTGATTGATTACTCTTTCAGAATACTTCCTATTGTATTATTCTCTCTTTTACTTCAACAAAGCAGCAATCTCATCAATTTCCAGCTCTGTTTTCTTATCATCAGAAAGTAACTTGTCCAGTTTACCCTCCATCTTCTTCAAATCAGATTCTTCTTTCTTCAGACCAGATACCTCTAACTTACTCTTAATATCTTTAATCCATGCTGTCACACTGTATCCTGAAATTTCAAAATCAGTCATATTAAGATCTTTAGCAGACATTAAATATGAATTCAATCTAATCAAAAGTAACAATAATGCATCATCTGAGCACACATTAAGATTAATTGTCATTCCATCCATATTAAGAACACAATTTGTTTCAGGAATAAATCTAACCTTCCTTTCAGAAATAGATTTCTTCTTTATTTCAATCTGCTTCTTTAATTCTAAAATTCTGTCATCGTTTTTACTCATTTAATTTCGTACTCCTTTTTATATTCTCTACCATTTGCTAAATATTTTTGAATATACATTGGCTTCATCACTTCAAAAATCTTTTCTAGCGTAACTGGAATCATACGCTTTTCTTCTATGTCTTTATATGGATAACAGTTTGATTTAACCATTTTAGATGTAGTTGGGAAAATATCGGTTACTTCATTATAATCTCTGTAGTACCTGCTCGTATTATCTTTTATATGAACAATAAATAAGTTATTATTTTTGTCTTCTGGATAAATCTCAAACTCATATTTATTTCTACCATAATATTCGCTTATAAATCGTCTTTCGTCCCAACGACCAGAAAGTGATCTTTCCTCAAACTCTTTAAAAGTGAGATATTTATATTCATTTTTTAAACTGTCGTATGGAGAATACTCACAGTTTCTTTCTAAATTATTGTAGATATTTGCATATTTTTCACTGCATTTATTATCAATACATTTGATAAATTTATTCTTTGGTAAAGATTTGTAATGTTCAAAAATACCATTATGCCAAAACCAAAAATATTTACCTTTATTTGTTCCTTCCCAATAGTCAAAAGCTTCAAATTTGCCCATATAAATCCAGTTCTCATTATCTTTTGTGAGATATGTAGCACCGATAATTAAATCTTTTGCTTTAATGGTTTCATTATTATGGATAATTTTATTAAACTCACTAATCTGTTTATAATCAGGTGATTCAACTGGCATAAGAACTAAATCCTTACCATCCCATCCATATATAAATTCTCCTTCAAGTCCCTTACCCTTGATACAATTCGCATTTTCAAGAATATATAATAAGTTCTCAATGGTAATTTCAAACTCAAATCCTCTTGGATCGTATACTCTACAATAAGCATGTCTGTGATCCCATCCTGTAGAGTAATCGCCAGCTTTCTTATTAAGCACAAATCCTTCTGTTGGAACATTCTCAAATTCATCATTTGGAATTTTATCATCACGCCAACTGTTCCATGATGTTTCTTTTCGCAGCTTACCTTTTTCATCATAGTAAATGACGTAGGCAAGTTTTCCTGTGTAAGTTCCTGAACGATTTTGATATCCAACATTTATCGTTTTAGGAACAAAAATGCTACTGTTCAATCTATTATTCTCTCCTTTCTTTGTATAAATCATTTCCAAAAGAAACGAATCTTTACTTCGATTCTTCCTCTTTCTTAAACCTATTGAATACTTTGTTATGAATATAATTTTTAATATCTACATAACATTCAGAACACAAATCTCGTACTTCCACCTTTTTTTTATCATATTGTCCTCTGTCAACGAAATCTGATGGGAAGACATCAAATGTATCATCCTTAATTTCAAAACAATCTTCACAATACTTACCACAAACATCACATTTGTATGCTCTCATCTACTCACCTCACAATTACTTATTCTCTTATTGGCTCAACCCTATATCGTCTATTCCAATCTTCTCTCTTCTTCAATAATGGAATCCAAGGACAATGTAAGTTTTCAGATTCAGTTCCTATTAAGTCATCTTTGTCACAACCAAGATACTCTCTATAACCACAGTTAGGGCAAACTACTTCATATTCAGGAACTTTATATTTAAAACTACAATAGTTAGGAAATACCATTTGAACATTCCAATCGTCCTTTGATTCAACTTCATATACACAGTTGCAGCATCTACACACAAACTGAATATTTTTACCTAAATAATTACCTGCTATAATCTTCATATTTACCCCAATCAATTTCTACATACTGCTTATAACATGGATAATATGTAGTAGCTCCTGTCTGATCTTTACACCAGGTATCTAACAAATTTTGCAGACCACCAATATCACACTGTTCATAAGCATCTTCATGTAACTCTTCGCAAGCATTGTCAACTACATTATCAGCATCAATATGAATCTTCTCCACGCTGCACACCCATAATCTCTCAGGTCTGCCATCATTATTAAATTCTTCATCTGTATAACGCCCAAAATAATCGTCAAAGAAATCATCAACAGTATCGTAATACTCATCAAACTCTTCACAGTAAAGCATCGTGTTTACATCTTTTTCATCAACTGGAACTGCTTTAGATACTTTATCATTCCACTTCTTTATTCTCTCTTCTTCGTCAGCTTTCTTCTGTCCTTCGCAGTCGCAATGTAAATAAGCCTGATTTTTATAAGGCTCTCCACAATAAGGGCATAATCGCTGCACTCCATTAAAACAACTTTGGCAGAATGAAAGTGATTGATGCTTGTATGGAAAAAGATATTTTCTGCCAACTTCAGAATTATCACCTTTGATTCCATAAACATTATTTTCAATTCTCATTCCAAGACCATTACATACAGGACAAATTCTTTCATACTTTGTAAGATCTTTGATTAGAATTTTAGGAAACGATTTCTGAACTGCTTCATAAAGATTTACTTCTTCTCTGTGTGTTAAATTATCCATATTTTTCATCTCCTATCTATTATTCTCTCAATCCATCTAATACTCTCATTAAAACGTGTCTTGTAAGATTTTTAACATCACCACTGTAAAACCCACATTCAATGTCACAAGCCTTTAGGACTTCATCAAGTGTTTTATTCTTCTCTTCACTCAACAATCTCTTACGGTTCTCATACTGAATATCATTTGTCTCATAAGCATTTCTAAGATTGCTTTCTAAGCAGCGAATAATTCTTATTAGCTCATCTTTTGTCATATGTTTTAGAGAGCTATCTGCCAAAGTATGTTTCCCATCGCCTATCGCCATATACTTATTCTCCTAATCATCTTTGTCTATAATGAACCAATATAAAAAACTTAAAAGTGTAAAAGTAATTCCAAGTATTTTATTTTCTGCTTGATATGAATACATCGTTACACCACTACAGAACCATACCAAAAGAAATGCGATTGCTTGTCTATAATACTTTTTCATTTCACACCTCCAATCTTCACAAGAAAGAAAAATTTCTTGCTATGATTCAAACTGATAATTTTTGTTACTTACAAATTTGTCAATTTTTCCATCTTTGAAAAATACAAATTCTGCATAAAAATCATCTGTATTTTCTGACATTGCACATGAAACATACTCATCAGATTCTTCATCATATTTTTCAAACCATCTCTCAACGCCATCATCAACTGTTGTATTTTTAAAAACAAAATATGGAAATTCATTTTCGTCAATTGACAAAATATCATTTGCTATTTTGGTAAATCTTTCAATAATATGTTCTCTTTTTAAAACTGGGATATTATCTTCTTCCGATACATCATAAGTATCATTTTGTTTTAAGAATTGCATAATAGAATTTGAAATAATCTGTTTATCACAAGTATGAAAAATCTGTTGATTTGACATCTCCCAACAAACCCTATCAGGTGTGTTATCGCACTCATTAATGAATTTGTTAGTTCTTGTCCATACATCGTTTCCGTCCATTCCAATAATTCCCTTTTTAAAACCAAATGGTGTTTGAATGTAATCATGAATATATTTATCTGGTAAGACGCCCCAAATTATAGGAGAAAACCACCATGAGTTTTTATATTCAAATATTTCTTCTCCTGTATAATCTTTTCTTATTCCATAAATACTACTACTGCTCATTTATTCTCTCCTTTAAATCAAAATCCACCTCGAAGACCACTCCAATCAGTATTACATCTGCTAAATTCTTCATGCTCTGCTTTCGTAATAGCCTCGTTCACGAAGTTCTTTTTCAAAATATTCTACAAATGCCCAATTACAATCTATGCCATCTCCATCCGTAGAACATTCATTTCCACATTCTTCACAAATGTTACAATCATATCCATAAGGATAATTTTTATTAACTATCGGAGATGTTCTGACAATATCTGCAATTAGCCACAAAATATCATGACGCCAAGGAATTGTATCAAGAATAAAACATTTTGGATTTTCTATATTATCTTGGTTCAACGCCTTATTTATAATTGATAATTTGTACTCTAAATTTTCTTTTTCTTTTAATAATTGTTTCTTTGTCATTATATCCTCTAACCTCACTTGAAAGAAAAATCCTAATTTAAAATCTCCTTTATATGTAATATTTTTATATTTTGAGGTTCTAAAAGCCTTATTTTTCAAGGCTTTCGTAACCTCTCAATTTGTTATTCTCTACTTTTTATTCATATTCTTTACAAATTCACGATACTTCCTTGTATATTCGTAAGAATCTCCAAAAATATTATTAACAGCCTTATAAAGTTTCGGTTCATACTTTTGAATTACTTCTAATTCGTATTCAAAATCTCTACCAAATGGGCAACCTGCACAACCAGTTCTTTTCAGTCCATATTCTGTATAACACTTGCTGTGCTCAATGTCATAAGAATTTTCATAGTCTATTTTGTCTGAGTCTTTATACCAAAATAAAGGTCTATAATTATCACAACCAGAATCATTTTCATCAAAACAACTTTTATATGCAGTTGCTCTTGCTCCACCTTCGGCTTTTCTTACACCTACAATATTTAGGTCAAATGGTATTTTTCCATCGCCATATACACCTTCTCTTAAAAGCTTATGTGAGACATCTTTCTTCGCATATTGACAGCATTTGTTAGAAATTTTAAATGTTGGTGGGTTTTCAATCATAAATTCTTTTAGCCATTTATTATGAGTGATATTAAATTGACTACCATTACCTTTTATTCCACACCACCATTCCAATGCAGATTTGCACTTCGGATACTTCTTATATAGCGTATCAAAATCCTCGTCTTCCCATTGGAAGTTATGTTTTTGTAATCTTTGGATAAATTCACTGACTTGCTTAGATAGAAATGGTTGTCCATATCGTTTACACGATAGTGGAATTGGCTTAATTGCTTTATATGAATCAATTGTTATATCATATTTATTTTCTAAATATTTGAGATGCTCTTTTGTTGCAGAATATTCTAATCCAGTATCAAACCAGACATACTTCACTTTATTGCTTTTATCGCATCTATAAACAATATCCAACATATCATCACTATCTGATCCACCTGAAATAGAACATAGTATATATAAATATTTGTGGCTGTTAATTTTTGACCACGCTCTTATTAAATTGTCTCCTATTATTGAGTTTACAGGACAATCCTGTAATAATTCTTCAATTGTATTAGCTTTCTGTACCAATATGTACTTTCCTCACTGAAATTAATTTCATTTCAATGAGGTAAAGCCATACTTAGTGAGTGTCTTTTTACGTCACTATCACATTACTTTTTCGATTCATATAAACCAATGATCCGTTTTATGAATCATTGTGACAACCTTTGCTAATCAAAGGCATTAAATACATATAGTGAAAAGCTAACCAAGTGGCAGCACAGCCTCGCAGATTCGTTCAATACTGTTGACTTCGCATTTTGTCATTTTATGATTTGGATTATCTTTGTTATAATCCTGAATAAACATATCTATCCAAAAATCTACATACTCATCATCTGACTCCGAATCCATTACAGTATATCTATCAACTGTCTTGTAATTTCCTTTTTCTGTCACATAAGATAGATTTATCTTATAAACTGGTAGGGTAATTTTTGTTTTTAAGAAATTTTTAGGATGAATACTTTTTAATTTTTGTTTCAAATCTTCATCAAAAATTTCAAATGTATCAATTCCAGTCCTCAATGAGCAATTTTCAAAAAAATCACTTGGATGCACTACTTTTCACCACCTTTCTGATATTTTATTCTCTTATTTACTGGGATTCCCATAGCCGAATGGCTTAGATATGATTAAAAATTTTCCAATGAAAGATTGGTTTCATTTGAAGTTATGCTTTTACAAATCTTCCATCTAATCTATTATCATCTTCTTCAAATATCCATGTACCAGGTTCTGTAATATGACAATAGTATATAAAGCCCGTATATTCAGCGACATCATGTAATTCTTTTACACACTTTTCTGTAGGAACAACTATTTTAACAGAATAGTTATATGTATCATCTTCCATAATATTTGTAAATAAATTTCCATCTTTATCGTAACATTTAATATCTTTTAAATGTGGGTGTTTCAAAAGCCATTCGTATCTTTCACATTCAAATTCATCATCAAATTCTTTATTATCATCCGCAATATAAATTATTCTCATTATTTTCTCCTATTATTTCATCATTGCTTCAAGTTTCCGAGACATATATTCCTTGAGTTTGTCTTTCCATTCTTCCTTTAATTCATCAATAGCTTCCTGTACAATGTTGTTATCAAGTGTTTCATTCACATCATTAGGACTAATAAGATAATACGAACTATCTCTCAAATCTTTCTGTACTTGATCACAAATAATGTCAATAATTCTACTCTTCAGCTCACCAATGCCATCTGCTCCAAGCAATGAATAAAGTGGTGTTTTACTAATCTCTTTCTCAATATAATTAAGTCTATCTTCTCTCATATATTCTCCTTTCTCAAAGCCAATGAATCCTGAATTTCCTTACCAATAGTTACTAGAATCATTATCATTATGTTCAAAATCATCCGCTGTTTCTGAACACTTTCTTGACAATTTCATCGTATCTTCGTCATTCCAACCATATTCTGAATCAAGTTTATTAAGCCCCAAGTGTTTCTTAATGTCATCCTGATTGGCTAAAATCTGACTCAATGCCTGAAATAATAACTTTGTTTCTTCGTCTCTCATAAACAATCTCCTTTACTTACCATTACAAAGTCCAACTTTGTAATCGTCTTTCACGTCAATAGTTACTTCTCTCTGAAATTTTCCTTCCTTATCATAAAGGGATAAATAATATCTGTTACCACGCTGCTCTAAGTCAAGATTCTCATTCTCGAATAATAATACTCGTCTCTGTTTCTGCACTGGTTTAGTTTCTACTTTTGGAGATAATATAATAGGTGGAAGTTCTATTGTAGCTGTTTCAACTTCTTCAAGAATACAGCTAATATCATCATCTAACTTACTATCGTCATTCGTATGCCTATCAACTGCTCTAATAATATCTTTCTCAAATAATAATCTATTTGCCATTTTATTATTCTCCATTTCTACATATATAAATGATATTTTCTTCCAATCTGATCAATAAGTTCACTGTCCATTGGTCTAAAACCAATTACAGTAAGTGTTCTACCATCTTCTTCTGGTTCTAATTCAGTGTGATAGTTATCCTTTATGAGCCAGAAATCTTTGCCTTCAACCATTCCTAATTCTTCTGCCATAGTCTTAGCTTTTAGCAACTGATTCTTATTCTTGGCTTGAAGAACACATTTTGTAAATTCACCCTCAATCCAATTGTGAAGAATATCTTCGTCAATATAGCCATCGACATGACCATCTAAATCGGCATTATTTCTAATAAACCAACTAAGAAATGCCATAGAGCCGTAGCTGACTTGAGCTGCGAGCTTCCCAGAACTCATATTCAAATCTTTTCTAGCAATAATAATTTGTTTATACATATACGTCCTCTTTCCACTCATCTAACCAATAGAAACTATCAATCTGTTTATCAAGCTTTCTAACTTGCTCTCTTAATTCAGATTCTTTCTTCTTACTATCTGTTCTCTGACACTTCTTCCATAATTCATTACGCTGCTTAGATAATTCATTGTACTTATCAGATACATTAATCTCTTCTACGACTGAAATCTCAATCTTTTTGCCACAATGAGGACAAAACTGGATTGGATAATTGTCTGTCTGTTCCCATTCATCTTCATACGATGTAATAACTTCTGTATGTGAAGTACAGAGCTGAGGAATAAAACCATATTCTTTATCATAATCAACATTAAAATTTGTTAAATTTTCGTTTGTAAATTCTATGCACTCATTATTCTGAATTTCATCACAACAATACTTAAATGGCTTATACTTGTACGAATGAGTGTCGTTAAATTTTAATCTAATTAATTCTATCCTCGTATTTTATTCTCCTAATTTCCTGCCACACCAAGGACAATACGAAACATATTCTCTCTGATGAACAAATCCATCATCGTATTCGTCCCATTCAGATGTTTCTATGTCCAAATAGTATTCATTTGTTAATGGATCTACATATATTTGATTGTCTGGCGAGTCATAATTACAACGGTTACACATATTTATTCTCCACTCTTAATGATTTCTTCTAACGTTCTTGGTGTATAATTCATATAACTTTTCATACATCCGACATTCCACATATTACATGGTTTATCATATAAAGCTATCATCTGATACTTGACTTGTTCCATCATATTATCTTCAAAACCTGTATGTACATGACCGTAGAGATGGTAGCTTCCGTAGTAGTGATTCTTAAAGCAAGGAATTGGATAATGGCACAGAACTACAATCTTACTATCACCAATATCGAGTTCCTTGTAATCAACAATCTCACAAAATCTACTCTGCAATTCCCTGTTCTTTAGCAACTTACCATCATGATTGCCCTTGATTAGATGTATATTCCCATTCAAATTGTTAAAAATTTCAATAGTTTTTGTTGTGTTGTACCACGAAATATCTCCAAGTAAGTACACATCATCATCAATTCCGACTGTGTTGTTCCAATTTTTAATAATTGTTTCGTCATTCTCTTCAATTGATTTAAAAGGTCGATTATCAAAAGCCATGCAGTTTTTATGTCCAAAATGTAAATCTGATATAAAATAATTCATCTTTTCACTCCCAATTCTCAATATTATCATCGCAAGGAAAATATGTAAGTTCAATTTCGCTCAATTTTTTGTAATAGATAATCGATTCTTCCCATTCTTTTTCAAAGTCCTCGCTATCATATATTTCTCTAAACCCAATCAGAATATCTTTATCTGGAAGTTCAATAGCTTCCTTAATTTGAATATGTCTAAAATGGTTATCTATATATAGTGATTCATCCGCAAATTTCTTATCTATCTCATAAGGAGTATATTGTCCTGGTCTACGAATTTCTAACATACAAAGAATATGATCATATCCAAAATCGTGTAACCATGTTTCAAAATCAGTCATTTCTATAATCCTCCTTTGGTCTATAACCACTTTCGTCATTCCAAGATTCATAGTAATTTGCTTTCATTTTTTCAAATAAATCTTCCAAAAATTTTTCGACTTGTTCTAAAGTCCAATCTGAAAAGAACTCAAAATTCAACGCCTTACAATCTTTAAACAGTGTAATTTGTGTCTCATATGTATATGAATAAAGCTTCCACCATTTATCTCGTTTATCAGCAGGTACATAACTGTTGTCCCATTTTAATATATCTATGAAATACTTCTTACCAAAATCATCATCATAGCGTTTTTGAAATCTTAAAATTACTGAATCATTATCAAATCGAGTAGGATTATATTCTTTAAAACCATGTTCTTTTATGTATTCATCTGTAATAATAATCACCTCTTTCTATGTATATATTCTCTCTTTGTCATTCAAAAACTTGAAGGAAATGCTTCATTCATGCCTATTGTTCATACCTATCTTCCTTGTCTTCATAATAATCCGACATTTCCCAATGATTACATGGTTCTGAAAAATGTTCGCCATTACCATGACCATATTCTGTTTCCATATATTTTTTATCAAGAGCGCACCAATTGTGCCAAACTTTTTCAACCATCCAATCCTGCGTCAAATTTGTTTCTGTACATCTATGTTTACACGTACTACATATATGTGAAATTTCTATTTTTTCATTCGTTGCTTCATTTAATCTTTTTAAAATAATCTTAAATGCTTTACCGATATCTTCAGCAAAATATGTAATATCAGAAGTTAATCCTTCTTCATTCATCTATTAATTCCCTCCAATTAACTCTAACAATATATTTTTCAATTTCTCACCTACTTTCAGCTTCAAAGGAAACCAAAATTTCTTGTTAGTTTTTATCCAAATAGACTATATTATCTACATTATAATGAAACCCACCTATCTCTCCATTAAACCTACCTTTGACATACCACGCATAAGGACTGATACCTTCATTCATTATTTCTGCAAGTTCATCGGCTTTTCTTTGATGCTCATCAGCTTCATTTTGCATAGATAATTTTTGAGAATCCCATATAAGATTTGGAATTCTATCTACACACTTTCCATACATCTCAGACTCTTTTATATATTCTCTTATCACTTTTGTCATTTTGGGAATATTGTCTTTTAATATCGGTTCATTGCTAAGTTTATATGGATATAGGATTAAAACTCTTTTGTCCATATATTCCGTAGATATTAATTCTTGAACACAAAACTGTGGTTCTATCAAATTGTCACCTCCCAGATATTTATTCTCTTATTTCAAATAACTTTTCTACTGCTTTAACTCGCTTTGTATTGTCAATCGTTCTCTTGACTTCCTGTTGCCAAATACATTCCCATCCAAAAGGAGCTTCATGCTCACTGACTAAGACAATATTTTTCTCGCTCATATTCTCAGCCCAATTCCAGAATCTGTCATAATCAAAATTCTTACTTGATCCATACTGTTTCGTACCCTTATATGGAATATCGCAATAAAATAAGCAGTCAACTTTATCAGAATATAACTCTTTATAATCTCCACATTGGAATTGAATATCTTCTAACCTTGGAATCTGCTCTAACAAATTTCTCTTAGCTTCGTCATAATAATTTCTTTCAGTTCCAGCTTTTGTATGTACGATACCTGAGTAACCGCCATCAAAGAATCTGCCGTTATAACTTGAGAGAAAACCAACTGCTCCAATATACCAATCAGGATATGTAGATAATCTTTTGTTAAAGCACTCTCTTACATCTGAGTAGTGTTCTTTTGTAATAAATTTTGGGAGATTTTGAATCTGATTTAGATTCTTGAACATTTCAATAAGATATTTATGATTGTCAGAAGCGATTTTTGTGTCACACTGAACTTTGTCGATTACATTACAACCACCGCAAAATGGCTCTATGTATGTTTTGATATTATAATCTCGCAATCTTTCTTGAATAATTGGTAAAATATTATCAACTATACGAGACTTTGAACCCATATATTTCATAAATTACTTGGAGTAAGGAATTCCTTCTTGTGTACACGAACCTCGTCTCCTTTCATTATTCTTATTCTCTTAATTGTGATAGGTTACATCAATATGTTCCATACACCATTTCTAATATGGAATTACTTTAACACCACCAGCTTCATTCCAATCTTTCTTTAACTGCGTTTGTATATCTTTGTCTAAACAAGAAACTAAATACAAAGAACACTCCATTGGTGCTGTTTTTCTGTATTCCTCACTAAAATCTTCTAAATTTAAATTCGCCATTTCTACCTCCTAACTCCAAAGAAACTTCGGATTCTTGCGCTTACTTTTTATCTGTAATCTCAAATGGTACAATTGACTCTGGAATATAATTAACCTCATACTTGTACTTATTCACTTCAGCACCACCTAAATCCTCAATGACATACATCGTATCTTCATTTAGTCCAATAATATGTCTCTTATATGTACCATCTTCCATCTCTACAACAAGCGTCACCTGATCATTTGTCGCATCCTCTCTACTAAATGCACCAATCATTTCAAACTCAACCTTATCGGTACGAGTGTTAATTACTGCAAATCTTCTAAGAACATTAAAGTTCTCAGCTTCCTGTTTCATATTGTATGTAACCTTTTTTGATTCTGTTTCAAAAGCACACCCAGTTAATGATGTTGCTACCATTCCAACGGCTAACATTACTACTAAAATTTTCTTTTTCATATAATTTACTCCTTACTATCTCAAAATCTTACTTAATCTCTTCATAACTTCTTCGCAAAATCTGTACAAACAAGTCTTCTTAAATGCTATTCTCAAATCATCAACAGCTTATCTATATTGCTGACGTAATTCGTTGTCTATCATATTATTCTCCAATTTCAACTATCTGTTTTGTATTAGTATCATAGGTACATAACTTGCCATTCTCTGAATAATATGGTGACATATAACCATATCCAACTTGAGATTCAAATTCATTAAATACTATATAAACGATATGAGTTGTGGAATAATAATACAAATCATTTTCACCTTCTATCGAAATGAGTTTTGAAGACTCGTTATAATTTTTACTTCCAGTAGATACACATCCAGTCATTCCAAAACACAATGTTAATCCTAATGCAACTGCTAAAATTTTCTTCTTCATATGGTTTATTCCTCCTATCATCTAAATTTTTTCGTAAGTCTTTTCAAAAATATCTGGCTTACAAGGATATACTTCACCATTGACACCTAAAATTATGTAATCACCATATTCCGATTTCATTGTTCCCTCCAATGTTTTGATATGACATGTACCGTCTTCATGAATTACAATAGTATTATTTGATACTCTATCCATAAACCAATCTGGCAAAGAATCTTCAATCATATATCTAACTGCTTCGATCACTACTGGTTTCTTTCTGTATTTCATGTTGCTTACCTCCTGTTGTTTTATTCTCCTTTAAACTTGATGCCATTGCTTTTTATTGTACTTAATTAAGATATTATTCAAATCGTCTATAATGTCATCACATATTGCAATTTCCCCACGCAGATATCCTTTATCCCAGAATCCATACTCTGATAGTTCACTATCATCTGACATCTGAGAAAGCTGCTTCTCATACCTTAGTTTTCTTTTTTCATATTTTTCAATTAATCCCATTTAAACCTCCAAGGAAATCTATGTTTCTTGGTAAAAATATTACTATATATAGTGTCCATATTTTCTATAAGCACTATATATAGTATCTCATTTACGCCTGATACACAAAACTTGGCATCGGCTGTAATTTAAACAGATTTTTCTCATGCATTGAATCAATCTTTCTTATAATTCCAAACAAATCCTTTACAAGTTTTCTGCTTTCCTGAACAACACGCTTGAATACCTTGATGACTTACTCCCAAAGAATGTGCTGCTTCTGTTATACTTTGCCACTCTTTTATAATATTTCCATTTTTATCTTTTTGAAAAATCACAACTGCATTTGTTCTATTTGGAATTGTTGCACGTTTAATTACTTCTTCAATATTAACGTTTCCGTTATTATATGCCCAAGCATATCCACCTGCTGTTTTACAATTACCCTTACAACAATCCGAAATCTGTCCAGATGATATTCCAGTTATCTTATATGCCTCTTCCATACTATTATATTCTCTTATAATATTCTTGTTGGGTATATCTATTTGGACTACTTTTCTTTTATAGACACGTTTATGCTTTACTTGTAAATCATCCTTTATTTGTTTTGATGAAAATATATAATCATCAAATGTAATATTCTTTTGCAAGAGCTTTTCATAAAACCCTTTTACAATTTTTTCTTTTGTTTGAAAATTTGTATATCTAATAATTAACAATGGAATATTATTTTCACTACAATAATCTTCTTTTAATTTATCCAAATGTTTTCTATGCAAAAAATTTTCCTTCTTTTGCATATCAGACTCACTATTAAATGTAAACGGAAAATAATGCTGTTCTCCATGTAGTTCAATTAAAAATAAGAGTTTCTTATTTTGTGGATGAAAAATTGCAAAATCGAATGGCAATCTTCTTTTATATTTACAATCATCAAACTTATATTGCGTATCAAATATAATTTGTTCATCTGTCAAGAACTGGCTTAATTCGAACTCAGCTACAGAAGATAAACATCCACATGACTTAAGTTTTCCAGAAGTTAAAGACGATGATAAAGCGTTAATTTTCTTACCACAATCACAATCACAACTCCATAATGATCTATGATTTTTTATACCAAGAAATTCTTTTACAATTAATTTCCCAAATCTTTTTCCTTCTAAATTCTTTTGTGGTTTAATATTATCTCTTCTTATACATCCACATGATTGAGTATGTCCTGATTTTAAATGTCCTGCGGCAACTAAAATCAATTTAGGGTTGCCACAGTCACATTTACACCACCATCTCACATGTCCGCTTTTATCGTTGTCTCCACGTTTGATGACTGTTAATTTTCCAAATTGTAAATTAGTTAAGTCTTCTGCCATTTTAGTCTACATATCTTTCCATACCTGTTTTATAATAAGGAATAGGCATTCTCTTAAACCGATATTTTTCTACTCGATTATCAATTTTCTTTTTAATGTCTTTGTCGTCAATCTCGCCTGTTCTAATATATCTATCCATAACAGAGTATTTAAATCCCAATGCATCTTCATCTGTACTTCCACACAGTCCATCAGACGGAATTTTTTCGATTAATTCATTTGGCAATCCAAGTTCATATCCAATAGCTTTCACTTCTTCTACTGTTAAGTCGCTAATTGGTGCAAAATCTCCAACTGCATCACCCCATCTGGTTTCCCAAGATAGTAATGTTTCTGAAAGATTACACGTATTTGCAACTCGACCATTTACTGTCTGTGATACTGCATAAAGCGTAGTCATACGAATACGAGCAGGGAGATTTGTAGAAGTCTGTTTTGACCAACGATCTCCCAACTGTGGTTTAATCTCATGCTTTAAAGTGCGAACTGTATTGCCTATATTTACAACACAACTGTCGATTCCAAGATGGTCTACAAGCATTCGAGAATAATCAATATCTGGCTGTTCTCCCTGTGGCATTAATACACCAAAAACTCTATCCTTACCAAGAGCTTCTACACATAATGCAGCTACAACACTTGAATCTTTGCCACCAGAAATTCCCACTACTGCCATACAATCTTTACCATTCTGTTCAAACCAATTTCTGATCCACTCTACGATTTCATTTTTTATTTTCTTAGCATCAAAATTACTCATGTCTAATCTCCTCTCTAACTCTCATAAGAATTTTTCCTAAATTATTTTCTCCAACACCATTCACTGTGCCCCAAATTTTATCACCCCAAGTATTACCTTCTTCGAGATGCTGATTATCAGTCTCAAGTAATTTTGTTTTGAGGTCTAAATTTTGAGTAAATTTCGCTTTTACGATTTCGTACATAACGTTGTACTTCACCTCTTCCCAATCAGATCGAAGCTGAACTCTTCTGCCAAGTTTCTTTGCAGATGATGGATCTAAATTCGTGAAACATTCTCTATCTGAAAAAGTTTTTGCTGATTGAAAAGCGGCTTCATTATTCAAATATGTAAGTCCTTCGTATGTAACAGGAGAAGAATAAAAGTTGCTTAAAAAATAATATTTACCTCTAAATTCATTTATCATCCTTTGTCAAGCCTCCATAATTCAACATTGCAATCATAAAAAATATTCTCTAGCATTTGATGTACTTCCTCCCAATTTGCACCGCCACGAACACATCCAATTTTATATGGCATTGCAATACTCATATTTTCCAAAACTGCATATGATTTCAAATTTTCAAAGCATTTTCTTAAAGCATCAATATCTGTATACTGTTTTCCGTCATAACCATATGATTTTTGTGCAAATAAATTTGCATATATTCTTGCGTCAATATTAGACTGAAAATATTTAACAGAACCCAATAATTGTTCAGGTGTATTAATCGAACAAAAACTATGATAATCTTTATATACTTGCACATCATAATCACGGATTGCTTTTGCAACACCAGAATTAAAAGCACCTTTGCAATTAACCTGGTGTGCAATAATATCAGTGTTCGAAGTGAGCAAGTCTCCATCAATAATTTTAATCATTACTTACCTCCGTACATTCTGTTTCTAATATCCGCAAATGTATCTTCTCTTACTAATTCTCCATCTTTAAATACGGTAGTAAGTAAACTGTTATCACTCATTTCAAGTAACTGATCTTGACACTTTAATTCACCGTTATCATCGTATACTCTACAACATCCTTTATGAGATTTCTTTAAGTGACTTGTATCTGTCTTAGGATCTTTGAAAATCATTAACTTCTTGCCATCAATTACTCCATATGTAGCTTTCATTGCAATACCAAAAGTATCTCTTGTAACAACAATCATCTTGCCGTTTTCAACGATTGCAGTGAAGCAAAAAGCTCCTACACCATAAGCAATATTATTAGCTGCGAAACCACGCTTTTCTAATTCTTTCCAAATAGTTTCTACATTAGAAAGTGTGCAGCCATCACCATAAATAATACCGATATGCGGATTTAATACCTTATAACCTTTACCATTTACAGAACCACCAAAAATCTCCCACAACCTTTCAACTGTTTTAACTGAAATCTCTACAATATCACCACTATCAGGACGAACCAAGAGCTTTCCATTATGATTCATAATCTCTTCTTTACACTGTGGAAGAATATTATTTACCATATTCCAATAATCATAAGTATCTGAAACCATACTAAATGATGTATTTGGATATAACTCTGTTAAAAGTCTTTTAACAAACGTAATCTCATCTCCATCAATTGAGAAATTAGCACCCATTACAGAATGCTCAGTTGAGACAGCACCGATTCCAATACCATTATTCTTACAATCGGCATTGTAATATCTATCAATATAATTAATTGCTGGAATTGTAGATGTCTTATTAAATGAAAGCAACCATGATGCTGAACATCTTGTAGCTTCATCCATACAAGACATTCCTCTCATGCCAAAATCCGCACAAGCCATATTTCCAGGCAATCCGTCTGTTGTCTTGTTATACCAATAATCTGCAATTTCACGATACATATGACCGATAGTTGCATGACAACAAGGTTTCCATAATTCTACCTGAAGAATACATTCAATCCACTGAACAAGCCAAGCAAATTTATCATCCGTATTTGTAATCTCAATACAAGGAACACCCATAGGAACAAGTGTACCTTCTGGCAATGCTCTAATCTCAAGTGGTAAATATCCTAATCTGTGAAGCTCTACAATTTTATCTAAATCATAGTTGTCTCTACCAATCTGTACATCCATCGAATCTGTATAAAGAGTTAACATCTCATCTTCCGATAAATCGAAGAAATTTTTCTGAAAATATCCCATTAAATATTCTTTGATAAATGCCTGCAATCCAAAGAAAACCATTTCATTCTGATTCTCTAACATTGATTTTCGAGGCACCCAATACGACACCAATTTAGTCAAACCATTTGGGTACATGCGATCATGACACTGTTTATAAGTATCTGATAATAATAAAGCCATTGTGTTATCCATAATTTTAAACCTCCATAACCGTAATTTTTTCATGACTACCATTAAATAAACTGTTTGTGGTAAATAATCTGTTCACAGTATTATTCTCCAAAGATTTGATTAATGTTCCTTTTTCTTTATTAAGAATTGAATTCTCTGTATGAGTGGCATATGCATAAATCTCAGTTACACCATGTTTCTTCAATTCTTCTGCACTATAATAAAGTGAACCGCCATATGCGATAATATCATCAATCATTAACACAGCTTTATCTTTCAAATCAATACCATTTGTTCTAATGTCTAATCCAAGGATTTTACCAGTCTTCCAATCTCTCTTCTTTTCACCATAACAATATGGTAACTCAGGAAATAAATCTGAATATCTCTTAGCTGCACCTGCATCTGGGAAATAAAGTACAAGATTTCTCATACCAATCTTTGAAATAGCTTTATCAACATACTCTTTTGGATTTTCTTTTACACAATTATTGAGTAATGCAGTAGAAACATCGCTATGAGCATCTAAAACATAAACTGATGAAAATCCTAACCAATTGATAAAATCGCAAAAATACTTCAATGTGAATACTTCATCATCATTTTTTACTCTATCCATTCGTGCATTAGGAATATATGGAAGAGATAAATAATAATCCACATTAGTAAAAAATCTTTCAAGATGTTTCTTTACTAACATCAGATAAAACATCTCATCGTTACTCTCATAAATCCATTCAATCCAAATGCAAGGAGACTCATCATAAGAGTCTTCCTCAATGTTGTTTATATCAATATTTACTCTTGGTGTTCCATCTGGAAACTTGTTGATTGTTACAATTTCGCCATTAATTTTAATCATATTCTACTCTCCAATCACTTCGATCTGACACATCTTCATAGTTGCTAATGCAGCCTCGTGAGTATCAGGTGTGACACCTGCACAGCAACTTGCATCTACTGTAATATCAATTTCAGGATAATTTGCTCTGATAATAAGTGCATTTGAAACTACGCAGATATCGGTGCATAATCCGCAAATCTCAACGCTTTCAAATCCAAAATCCTTCCAGTTTAACCAACCGAATGTAGGCTTATCTATCAAAATATTGTTCTCAATATCAAAATCTAACTTATCTGAAATCTGCCAACCAACAGTATTCTTTACACAGTGAGTAACAGGAAGATGCTTACCTTCATATGTCTCTAAATAATTCTCAGGATGTGTATCTCTTGTAAAAATCACCTGCTTGCCAGCATCCTTATACTCCTTAATTTTCTTTGCTACATTTGATACAATTGCCTGTGCTTCCTTTGTACCAAGTGTTCCATCAATAAAATCATTCTGCATGTCTACAACAATTAATGTTTCTCTCATTTTATTACCTCTTTTCTTTGTTCTTTCATTACCAAATGGCTAACGTTTACTGCTTCTTTCATAGCTTCTGCAAACTCATAAGCACAATCAGAAGTAAATCTTTCCTGCACTTTTGCAATATCATTTGTATCAACTTCGCTATGAATCCTTGCGTCAATAATATATTTTCCGTCTTTACATTGAACATCTACCATCTACTTATTCTCCTTATTAAGCCAATCACAATATTTCTGACAAGCCTCTTTACTTCTGAATGCGATTTTCTCTCCATATCTTTTACCATTGTGATATGCAATTACATCATCATTAAAATCATCAAAAATATTTTCTATTCTGAATTCACTGTAATAATCATACGCATCTGCATAATCCTTGTTTGGCTCGTGATTTTTAGTAAAATAGACTTTCTTTTTATCGCCGCACTTTGGTTTATATGCTTTATGAAATTTAATCTCCTTATTCAATGAAATAACTGGCTCATAGATATATGTTGGTCGAGAACATTCACACTCCTTGGTTACAGTTTCACCATTTGGATATACTGCAACAAGTTTTCTTTCTTCGTTGCATAAATTACATTTTGGTTTCTCATGAGGAACACGTTCTGCGTACCACACTTCTGAGTCTTCTAAAAGTTTCTCAAAAACTTCTTCCATTGTTTTATTGTAAAAGTCTTTTTCTACCTCTCGTTTGTAATTATCTATCTTGTACTGCAAATCTCTTTCTCTACAAGAAAAATCTAAATTTTTATCATTGTACTCTTTAACTTTTTGCCTTAATTCTATATTTTCTTTTGTCAATCTGCTGATTTCAGAGTTTACATCTTCACGTAAAATTTCTCTGAACTTTTCTTTCATTTCATCAAAAAACATTTCGCCTTCACTTGGCTCATAAAAATCATCGTATTCTGGATACATATTATCTCCTTTCATCGTAAGAAATTCCGCTTTCTTTCGGTCTTGATTTTTATACAATATATAGTATTTGTTATAATTATTTAATACTATATATTGTATATGCTATTTTGTAAAATTTCCAGAGTTGATTCCTTCATATAATCTGTTCAACGCTATCTCAAATGCGCCAATCCCTGAGAAAAAGCTACTTAATCTCAAATCCTCAAAAAGATATGGCATAGCCTTATACAATTCAACCAATATGTAATATAAAACATCTACTACAATGGAATTCCCTGCTTGCTTGTACAACTGACTATTACTTACCATCTTCTCAGCAGCTTCAAAATTCTCATCTGAAAATCCCATAAGTCTAAAACACTCCTTCGGAGTAAGTTTTCTAATTCTAATAGGTGATTCAATTCTACAAACCCCTGTCTCAGTTGCAGTAATTGTTGGACAAATCTGACCATTTTCCTGAACTCTACCTCTTCTTGTTTTGGACTCTGGATATGGTAAATCAGCTACGCCACCTAGTTCACATTCAATATATCCTTTCTTAGTTGCCTGGCGAATTGCAATCTTATTACCCTCACCCTTATTTGTTGTAAGAGTCGGTGCTAATCCATTCTCGTCAAACACATTGCCATTCATACCTTTGCCAGATGGATTTACATTTCCTAGCTGAACAATCTTTGGTTCATGACTACCACCTCCACAAGTATTTAATGTTGGACTACAACCATCTGTACTATAAATTCTACCTACCTGTGGATTTTTCCAATTCCCCTCACATTTAGAAATTGTGCCAATCTGTTTTACAACATTATCATTTACAAGACGTGGATCTTTATAATCTCTTGCTGTTAAAGTAGGACAGAAATCATTATATTCTCTTGATTTTCCTTCTCTTTTAACCTGACAAGCATCGTATAATAAAGCGTCTTCGTTATTGAGATTTGTTAAAAATCTCTGAACCTTATCTTCTGAGATATAAAACTTCTCATCAACATTCTCTTCAAGAATATCTTTTAATCTCATTCCATTATCAAATGGTTCAGGATATGTAAACTTTCCATTGTCTAATTCTTTCTTAATAAAAATCAGATACACACGCTCTCTATTCTGAGGAATACCATAATCTTTTGCATTTAGGACTTTCCAGTACACATTGTATCCATACTCGTCCAACTCATCTGTGAACATCTTGAATGTATCTTTAAACTGCTTTCCCACAATATTCTTTACATTCTCGTACATACCGAAATTCGGTTTATTTGCTCTGATAACTCTCAGATACTCTACCAAAAGAGATGAACGAGTCTTCTCAATATTATTACTTCCGCAGCATGGACACTTATCTCTTTCTGACCAATGAACTGTCAGTGGGTTATACTCATGTCCACAATCTTTACAAGTCCATACAGAACCTTTCTGCTTACCTGCGACAGAAAAATCCTGACAGGGACTACCTCCACAAATCATATTAAATGGTTCAAGCTTTGTTTCATCAACCTTAGTAATATCACCAAGATTTTTACTTTCGTTTTCATTGTGAATAGCACAATAAGAACTTGTTGCATATTTATCAAACTCACAGAAGTTCACTAACTTCCAGTTCTTCTCACAATAATTATTTTTTTCTTTATTCTCTGTCAAAATCCTTTAATCTACAGAGATTGCGCAATCATTTATCCTAGAATTTACTGTTAAATCCTTTCGTTTTAATATTATTTTGTTGTAAAATCCTATGGAATTTGCACCATAAGAAAAAAATATTTCTTGTTACTTTTACTTTTGGAAAATTTGGCTGAATCGCCAAGATAGAAATTTCTATATATGATTATTCTTTGTCTTGAAATGATTTAATTTGATTTTCTAAATAATCAATCTTGTCATTCCAATAATCTATTAGCATGTCTTCGATTTGATGCTTTGCATCTTCTATACTGTCTGCAAACAATGTATCATATTCAACATTTAGTTCTTTTGATACATATATAAATCTGTTTTCGTCTGTCTCATCTTGTACAAAACCAGCTACTACATTTTCATCATCTTCTTCATAAAATTGACTAAAATGTAATTTATAACATTCCTTACCAAAGTCATTCTTTTCACCTGTTTCCCAATATTTCTTCACTTTATCACCTCGCTTAATTTGGCTGATCAGCCGTGAATAGAATTACTTCTATATTAGATTATTCTCTACTTGAAACTTCTTTAATTCATCTTGAATCATCTTCTGCATATCTTCTTTGTCAAAAGATATATTTGCAACTGGAATAACTTTTGCATTTAAATTAACATCACCAATAATAGCTTTTTCAAACGCTTCTAAAAACATTTCTGCAATTTCTTTTTCATAATTACCACATAGACCATGACAGTTTATATCTGCAATTACTCTTGAAAAGAAATCTTTAAACTTATCAACATTAAAATCTCTTTCATATCCTATTGGAATATCAATTGTTAATTTCACTCTTTTACCTCGCTTATTCTCTGTATGGTTCAGGCAACGGCATCCAAGCTTTCATGCCACCATTAATTCTTCCCCAAAACCATGTCCCATCATAGCGTTGTCTTTGTACTTTTGTTACTATGCCTCGATTTGTGGTAACAAGTACATTGATTACTTTCTTGCCTTCGTATCTTTTATCATCTTCTGGCATTTGTCCTTCGACACATTTAATCCATTCCAATTATTCTCTCACCTCACTGTCCAAAGATTTCCCCAATAATTTTCAACTTAATACTCTGACCAAATTCTGAACCAGCAGCTTTTGGATGACCGCCGCCACCAAATAAACTTGCTACATCTTTACCAAGATCAATATCTTCTTTAACGGTTCTATAAGATACCGTACAACCATCAATATCAATCATTGCCACAAAATCAATTTCAGGATGCATTTTACAAAGTTTATTACCTAATTCACTAACAAACCTATCTGCAAATACAAAACCACAAACCTTACCACACATAGGACTGGTAAACATAGTTTCATTCTTCTCTTCGATATATCTATCAATTTCATCCTGTTTAATTTTCAGGATAACTTCATCTTTGGCATATAATCTTGGGAATACCTCATCATGGATTTCTGAAATGCACCAATGAATAAAATCATCTCGACCGTAAAGATATAATAAATCATTTATCTGCTTACAAATAACACCTTCATCACCGAGTTCTGACCATCTCCAAGTGTCATAATCTCTCACAAGTTCAGCAAATTTCTCTAACGCTTTATTATTCTCTAACTCTTCACTCAGACAACCATTCATACCTAACCAATGATAAAACAACATAGTTCCCGATGTTTTAATTCCTTTGGAATCTTCGATAACTACATCACACCAATCATACTTATTTAATCCAAGAGCTGTTGGGTGATGATCTAATAACTTAACATTGCCTCTTTTATTCAGTAACTCAGCAGTTTCTTCATTGACACGAATATCGGTAATATAAATTGGGATTGTGTCGTCCTGTTCTGTTTCCAAATATTCCTTTACAGTTGAATCAATATTGTCGTAATCACAATATGAAATTTCTACATTATCTTTACCAAATGCAAGTTGTGCTAAAATACCACAACCGATTCCGTCTAAATCTGTATGACTGAATAATTTAACCATGTAATCTCCTCTCTGCTATTTCTAATAATTTTTCTTTCTCATTTATATTTTCTCCACTAATAACTGAATCCAACAGATTATTTAATACCTCACCAATTTCTTTTCCTGGCTTATATCCAATAGTAATTAAATCCCTGCCATTAACTGCTAAATCCTTTAGAGAAAAACACTCTTCATCCTGTAAGACTTCTTCTAAGATATAGCCGATGTTATCAATCTTCTGTAATCTTGTTTCCTGATTCATGTCTGCTTGTGCTTTAATATCAGCTCTGCGAACATTTAGTAATCTTCTGAACTGTTCTTCTCCGATTTTATTAAGCCATCTCTTGATATATTTCTTTCCCACCTCAAAAGTAGCATCATGATAATAGACTAATTCAACGACCTTTTCTCTTGTATCATTGTCAAATCTTAATCGCTTCATTATTTTATCAGTCATATCAGCACTGACTCTTCCATGACCTTTGAAATGTCTAATACCATCCTCGCCATCTTGATAACAATGTGGTTTTCCTATATCATGAAAGAATACCGCCAATCTTGTTACTAAATCATCGGATTCACAATATTCTATTGCATGTACGGTATGATTCCATACATCATACATGTGATATGGATTATTCTGTTGAAAACCAAGCATATCTTTAATTTCAGGAATGAACAACGAGAATACTTCGTGATATAAGACCATTTGTACACAGAAATCACTCGATGCAGCAATTTTACAGAACTCACTATTAATCCTTTCAATAGATATATTCTCCAAATTCTTATACATTTTAGAGATATTCCAATCTGTATCAGGTTCAAGGACAAATTCCAACTGTGAGGCAAATCGAATAGCACGTAAAATTCTTAATGCATCTTCTGAAAATCTGTCTTCTGCTCTGCCAACACATCTAATCTTGTGGTATTTAATATCTTCCATACCATTAAACGGATCTACAAGACCAACTTCATCATTGTATGCCATTGCATTGATTGTAAAATCTCTACGCTTTAAATCTTCTTCAAAGCTTCGTGTAAATGTTACACTATCAGGTCTACGACTATCTGAGTAATTACCGTCAATTCTGTAAGTGGTACATTCATATCCCTCGCCATCAATTACAATGGTAATAGTTCCATGTTGTAAACCAGTTTCAATAATTTTCTTGTCCTTGAATACTTCCATCATTTCATTTGGTGTGGCAGAAGTTGTAATGTCATAATCATGAATTGGTCTACCAAGAATACTATCTCTCACACATCCTCCGACCAAGAAAGCTTCATATCCATTATCCTGTAAAGTATGAATAATTTCATTTGCACCAGATGGAATTTCAATTTTCAATTTCTTCATTCAAATTCACCTCAATTTTTGGTATATCAATAAAATATCACTTATTCGTTATCATATCCAAAAACAACAATTCATCTTTCTTCAATGTGATGTCATAATCTTTCCACTTTTCCATCAGTTCTCTTGTATCAAATCCATGCGGAACGGTGATTGTATAACCATGTGGAGTCTTATACATTTCAATCTGATTAAATACAAATCCATAATTTGTAATGTCATTAATAAATCCTAAAGCTAATTTATCATCATCCACATCGAAATCGAACAACCATTTACTCTCATCACGATTTTGTACCTGCTGCGCAACTGAAGCTAATGTACGATTAAGCTGTGTCATACTTGGCTTGTCTCTCAGCAGACGAATAATAAATTCTTCCCTGATTTTCTCTTCGTTCCTAGAATTAACTGATCTATATAATCTTGTCTGTTCACCAGGAACTCCTTTAGTTGCAAAACTTTTAAATTCTTCAATTATTTTGTCTTCATTCTCTTTATATTCAAGAATTGTCTTATCTCGTTGCTTAAAGTTTGGGACATCCTTATTATCCTTGTTACGAGAACGAATTAAATATACATATAAATTTGACATTGTATTATTCTCCTTCTAAATAACAGATTGGTACTTCTTTTGTAAGCCATACACTATTTTGAGATAAAAAGAATTTATATCCGTCATTATACATATCTTTTGCTCTAACCTTATAAATAAACGGTTCTCCATGTCTACTACCAACATTTGTTGCTGTTTCAATATCTTTTGATAGATGGACATATAAACGACTCTTGGATATTAACCCTTGTTTATTGATTGAAGAGCAATATTTAACACCTGTTCCATGATATAAAATATCTGGTGGCATACACTCTTTCAATTCTACATCGACTTTTACAGAATGACCTTGATTTGCTCTGATAAGCGTCTTCTCTCGATTAAATGAATATCTCTGTTTAGAATCTTCTTCTACAATTTTTTCAAGCATTTTCATTGTAATTGTTTGAGTTTTATTGATCCCCTTTAATAAATCTGATACATTAGCCCAGCCATGTTCGTCTAATGTGATGCCAACAACATCAGGTCTATGTCTAAGAATTAATGCTATGTATTTACTTAAATTATTTTGCTCTTTATTCGTCATAATGTTATCTCCATTCTCCAATATACTCAGAACATTCTTTTTTGAATTTTTCCAATATATGTATTAAGTTATCTATTTCATAAGAATCCTTAAATGTTATCTCAATTATTTCAGGCTTAGATATATCAATATTATTGTCAGTAGTGTAGGGTAATGGTTTCATAAAACAATTAAATCTGACGTTCAAACCTTTATGTGTCAATCTTATTTGATTGACATTTTCTTTATTTCCAACAACCTTCAAAAAGATTTCACCTCCAAAATTCCATAGGAAATGTGCGTTTACTGTGATTACAAATCCCATCCACACTCAATCATTCTATTTCCATATTCGTCCTCAATGTCATATCCTCTTTCAGATTTTCCAATAATTTTTACTTCTGTACCTTTTTCAAATGTTCCTGCACAACTTTTATGTTCGTTTTGCAATATTACAGTCTTTCCAACCTTACTTTTATTCTTAATATATGCCATATCAATTCTCCTTTCTAAATTCCATATGAAACGAAGTTTCTTTCTAATATTCTTTTGTAGCTTCATCATATTCTCTTGAAAGATATCCAACTAAATCCTTATAAATATCTAACTGATGTTCATGTAAATAATTACATAGTTCAATATCTGTATTGAAAAACTTTTCAACAGCAGTTGAATTAGCCCATCTGTCAAAAGCACTTTCTGTTGTAACTCTAAGTAACCATCTGTTTCTAGTTCCACTATGAGGCTCTACTACCATAAAAATAACTGTATCTGTTCTTGCTTCTAAATGACCTTCGTATTCATAAATTTTGTAATTCTGACCATTGTTTACTTGGTCATTTTCAAACCATCTTCTTATATTTTCCATTTTTACCGATCTCCTTGTTTTGTGATTAGAAGAATAGCTCATCAATCGACAAGTCCATATGTTCGTATAAGTCAACAATTCTTGAATCATTTTCATCTAACCCAAGTAAGAAACAACCACCTTCTCCTTGCTCAATTTTTACAATCTCATTCTTATGAAATTGTTCTATATCTATTTTTAATCTTCTAATACCGTAATATTTATATAAATCTTCTATTGCTGAGTTCAAACCATCCATCATTTTTTTATATTGGGAACTCAAGTCAAAATCGTATAAACTATTAATACTGTTTTCAATTTCATTATAAATATCTATTAAATTCGTCATACTTTATACCTCCACATGAAATCGAACTTTACTTGTTATTCATCTACAACAACTATTTCCTTACCACAATAAGGACAATATTTTAACTTATCCATATTTTCAGGTATCCTCCAATATAGATCATCAGCATCACCATGATTCTTTGGACAAATCGTTCTATAATCATATTTTATCCATTCACAGGTTTGCATTGCTTTATATCTTCGAAGTACAACATTTTCTCCGTCAATAAATATTTCCATTGGTTCACCAATTGCGTCTGCTTTTCCAAACACCAATCTTCTAATTTCTTTTGGAATTACTATTCTACCTAAATCATCAACTCTACGAATTATTCCTGTCATCTTCATATTTTCACCTCACAATCCAAAGAAAGAGAATTTGGCTGCTAAAATGCAGCACTACTCTCACCCTGATTAATTTCTTTACACTTCTACTCACATTCTTCCAATGTCTTAAATAAAGAACTCTCTCCTCTATTTCTTACATTGATATATTCTCCAACAGAATCAACTTTGTATTTAATTGTGGTTACATCATTCCAAATACTAGCCACAATCCTTCTAATTTTAACTTTATGAGGTGCAACCACTGTCTGTTTGCATACAATCTTTCCCGTTGTATTACACTGTTTACATGGAATCTCATATCCATTGTAAAGAATCTTCTTTGTCCCTTGACATACTGGACAAACAACTTCTACATTTTCTCTTGCATATGTATAACATTCTTCACCTATCTCAAATTTATTGTCTATTGTTTTCATTGTTGTTTTATTCCCTTCGATTAATTTTATATAAAACAGAAACCATACTCACAAAGAATATAAGAATTGCCAGACTCGGCTATGTATTTGATTGAATAATCGGACGTTTTCTGATTTCTGTTATTAACTTATTCTCTTTAAGCAACCGCTAATCTATTCATACTTTCTTTCATATATGTATAGTTATCCTTTTGTGACAAACTGAAATTAGTTTGATTTTGATATGTTTTAATCCACTTTTCAAAATCATCTTCTCTATTATTTTTACAAGCATAAGCCATCAAAGCAATTAAAGCCATCTGGCATTTCTGATATAGAGGAATATCTATTTTTATCTGGTTATGATTAAAACAATAATCAACTAAATCTGTATATTCGTCTATATCCTCTTCTGTAGCGTCAGGATTTGCATTTTCTTGAACAAAGGAAAGAACACTTTCTTCCGTATTATCTTCAGCACTTTCTTCTGTATTGTTATTCTCTGCTTCTGTGCTATTTGTTTCTGTTGTATCAATATGTAAAAATTCATTCATCAGTGTTTCAAGAATATGTAATTTGTCTAAAATAACACTCTTATCTTTTGTACTGCCATGCTCGTCCACTGTATCGAAATACTTCCCATCAATATCTTTTTCTCTTAATCCATTAACAAAAGCATTTAGAAAATCAGCAAATTTACTATCCTCTAACCCAAGTTTCGTAAATCTATTAAAAAATGTCATCCAAACAAAAGTATCTTTGGTACTGAACAATTCCTTTGTTTCTTTTGTGATAATCTTTTCTAGTCTTTTTATATTGTTATCAAACACTTCAAACTCTTCATTTGTTGCATTCTCATTCAGATACTTAGCCATCTTTTTTCCGTTTTTGTTCCAATTATCAAAATGAAACATACACATAACAGATTCTGAAACTACACGTTCTAATACACCTTTATCTTTTTCGACCTCTTTAATAATCGTGCAATCAAGAAAGAATCTATCTTGAATAATTTCTCTGATTTCATCTGCGAATTTTGGAATATGTATAAATAATTGTTCATTCGCATTCATTGCAGTATGTACATTATATCTTCTCAGATACTTTGCAGCCTGCTCAACATCACACTCATGTATTACAGTTTCAACCTGGTATTCGTAGAATTTCTTTTGTAACTCTTTTGGAAACTGACTGAATGTTTTATTACGAATATCAAATTCAGCATCAACCCAAACATTTTTTCCATTTTCATCTTTTTCAATCTTTTTATATGAAATAATCGGATCTTCCACAGATGATTTAATCTTATAATTGCCTTTACACAACATTTTAAATGCTGCTGTTCTACTACCACCATCAACAATAAACTTTCGACCACATTCCTCTTCTGCAAGAATAATAGGAGGAATATAATCGTCTGTTAAAATTGTTACCATCAAGCCATCAATGATAGGCTTCCATTTTGGATTTCTCTGTGTACATACATTATTACTAATATACCCTTCACTTTCATTTTCTAAATACTGATCCATCGTGTAAACTTGTCTTCTTGGTCTTGCCATTGTACATTCCTCCTATAATTCCCTACATTAATATTGATGTGTTCCTGTATACTCTCATGCCATTCATACAATTATTAAATTCAGATTGTGACATATGTAAAATATCTTTTATATCTTCCTGTTTATAACCATCCATAAATAGATGTGCTACTTCCAATTGTTCTGATGATAAATTATGTAAATATTGTTTCATTTTTTTACTTATATCTGGTTTAAAAAATTCATCTTCCAAAGTAGTAGATGATGAAATCCTCTCCATTGTCGCCACACAGTCAAGTGTAGGCGCATCAAGTGAAACGTCTGGAATAAAAATTTTATTTCCATTCTCATCTTCTTTCGTATTACTACGACACTGGCGATTCTTATCTCTGATATATGTGGCATAAATTCTTCTACTTAAGATATTCCATAAAAACGTATTAAATGATGCCCCATTGGAATTATCTTTATCGTATTTCCTAACACATTTATATAGAAGAAACTGTGCTAAACTATAAATATCATCGTAGTCTTTCTTGCTAATTCCACCAATCCTGACAATAATTGGATTACAAAGCTTCTTCAATTTTTTCATATCATCACAACAATAATCTTCAACTATCGCAAGTTGTTCTTCACTAAGTTCTATCTTATTCATTTCATGTACCTACCTCACATTATTACCTTTTATTTATTTCTCTGTGTAATACTTCTCCAAAGCTCAACTCGTTATCATTGATTTTTATATGCCGTGTCTCTGAACAACATTTCGGGCAACGACAAAACTTCTCATGCTTGTCCTTTGAGAACGACATAACACCAACCATAGACGTATAACACATTTTACAAATCACCATATGTATATCCTTTCTTTACAAATCAAACAGCTCGTTCATTACTCGTGGTTCATATGTACGCTTATCCATTTTCGACATGGATTCCAAAATCTCATTTGTAACCGTATCAGAAATCTTTTTGTCGAGAATAATATTAAGAATTTGTATCTCATTTTTAATACTTCTTCTTTTTATTCTCCGTTCCTTTATCATCTTATATGCCTTCCATCCTTGTGCTGCATTAAGATTACAAAATTCTATGTAATGATTGATATCGGATAATTCCCTATCTATAAAGCTAAGTTCTTCACACAACTCTTCTTTTCTATGTAATGCATCTGTTGCCAATCCATTTAGATCAGTTATTTTATTGATCCATTTCTGAATATTTTCGGCAACCATAACCTTTTCAGTGTTATTTTCCACTTCCGATTGAGTAATCTGCTTTACATTATCAGGTGGAGTATCAATTTTTTTGGATATAAAATACTGATTTCAAGGCTTTGGGTAGCGAGTTATTATATAGATTATTGGCTGCTTTATTTGAAAATGTATCAGCCAATGCCTCGCAGGATGTTGGAACATATTTACCATTACGATTTCTCATAATCCAACGAGAACCGTCTGTAATTACATATTGTGCCAACGTAATCATCTCCTCTCTTTGTTTGATTTAGCAATGGATCATCAGAGACTCGAACTCTGAACCTTTCGGTTATTAGCCGAATGCACTAACCAATTGTGCTAATGATCCAAGTCGCTGACACTATCGCAAGTTTATCAGGAAGTATAGTATCAGCTTGTAATCCGTTAGTGGATTAGACTATGGTAGAACTATAGCAACTACACATTTTGCTCTTACAAGGAAATCACTTGCGTTCTGTAACATACCGGGTGGAATGTCACAAAGCAGGGCATATCAGATTCGAACTGATGTAATGCAGGAATCAAAATCCTGTGCCTTACCACTTGGCGAATGCCCTATAAAAATATTAAATTTTGATAAAATATTGGAAACAGGCTATGATTTTAGCCATACTGAACTTGACATAACTGGAAAATTATGCCAAAATATGTAATGACTTAATCTTGGTTGGTTGAGTTACAGTCTAGTGTGAGTAGGTACGCCAATACCGTTTGAAAACTCTAGGCTGTTTTTTGTTGCCTTTTTCATATATTATTTTATATTTGTATAATACTCCGAACACCAGTTCCTGTCAATAGCTTTTGCAAACGTATGTTCGGTACAAACATATCAATTGGTTTTATTCTAATATGTATGGTGTCCTATAATCAGGACACATCATTCTTTTTTCGTCTTATACATGATTGTATGTAAATAGCCCTTCGGAGAATTTAACTGTATATCTGAAAAAACTCTAAGCTGATTAGCAAATTCATCGCACACTTTCGCAATACTTGCTGCTTCTTCAAGAATGCTATTGCATTCACAAAACCTCTTCTTGCAAAATCCAATGTTACAATCTGGATTTTCAAGATCCTGTTTTGACACAAGAACAACTGCATCTTTTTTTGCTACTTTTTTTGCATCTTCTAAACTCATTATTATATATTCCATTCTTAAACCTCCTCCAATGCTCCAAAATTTGCATCATATACTGCTTTGACTTTTATTTTCTCTTGTAATTTTGTAATACAACCAAGTCTCTTTATTATTCTCTTTTTTGAAACCTGTCTAACACACTCACCAAGAATCATTGAATCCACAGTTAAACCTTTGCCTAAATCCTTATGAAAGAAAGAATGTGTCGGTTGCTGGAGATGTTTTATTTTACTTGTAAATGGAATTACAATTGTTGTATCAGAATAAATATTTCCATAAGCATTCTGAATTACAACTGCTGGTCTTATACCGCCTTGCTCTCCTGCAAAGACTACATCTCCGAAATCAACTCTAACAATATCAAAAGTGTTTATTTCCATATATCACATCCTCCTTTCTTATATTAAGTATTCTTAATACCCTTGGATTACCTTTGATATTTCATACTATACACCCTTAACAATATAATGTCAATAGTTACTCTTAAGATTATATTTATTTTTTTAACAATATATGCTAAAGTATATATTATCAAGGAGGTAATATATATGAAACTTAATATAAAACCATTAGTTGACGCAAAAGGATTAAATAGAAATCAGCTTTCAAAAGAACTAAAAATAGGATATCAAGCAACATGTAATTTATATGATGGTAATGCACAACGCATATACTTTGATACATTGCAAAGATTATGTGACGTTCTCGAATGTACTCCTAATGATATTTTAATATCTGAACACGACACTAAAAATTAGTGTCGTATACATATTACACAAATTTAACCAAATCAAACGGATTCACTTTCATAGCTTTGGCAACCAAATCCAATACAGCTAAATCAGGAACAGCACTTCCATTTTCCCATTTGCTAATTGTACTTGGTGCAATATCAGCCATTTTCGCAAGCCCTCTTACTGTTATTTTATTTTCAGTTCTGATTTTCTTCCCAATATATTCAACCATAATCACATCTCCATCAGTTTCTCTTTCATTCCCACTGCACCATTCGCATAGTTATTAACTGTTGTATTCACACTACTATGTCCAAGCTGTTGCTGAACAAATGCAAGATTTCCATTTCTGTTCATTATACTGGCATAATAATGTCTCATCATATGTGGAGTAATACCATTTCCATAATTTTCAAATATCTGTTTGATGTTTCTCTCTGTTGTACGTGTACCATTTTTATTTACGAACACAGCTTCTTTGTCTACAATATTATTCAATGTATTTCTGTACTCTAGCCATTCTCTTAATGCTTTCAGAGCAGATCCAGTAAGATATACAGGTCTTTTTTCAGTTTCTCTTTGATATCCTTTTGGTAAAACCATAATATGTGACATATCATTAAGATCAATACATTCACTATTTTCATCTAAATGCAAATCTGATAAATCCAAGCCAGCAAGTTCAGACTCTCTTATTCCAGTTCCTCTTAAGACACGAAAAATAGCAATATTTCTATTCCTTACACATTCATCCTTTTTCCACATTATTTTTTCTTCCATATCATTAAGCTGATTTTCTGTTGGAAGTTTTTGTGTTAAGTTGTTTTTAGAAGATATTCCTTTATACTTTATTTGTTTACTAAAATCTTCCATACTATTATAGAGTTCTCTCAATAAACATTCTCTATATGAATATACATTTTTTATAAAACTTTTAATGATATTTTTTCTTGTTTCCGTTGTGGTTGGCGACATTCCATTTGTTTCCTTATATCTAAGGTACGAACTAATATTTTGTGGTCGCAAGTCACTAAAATCAGGAACTTCTATTCCAGAAATTGATTTCTTATTAATGATATTATTTTCAATCAACCACTGTAAAAAATCTTTAATTGCCACTAAATAATTTAACGCTCCACTTTTACTTTCCAACTCATTCAAGTAATCTCTTAAAAACTGTGGTGCGTTTAACTCATCCAACTTCCTATTAAGCTTCTCAGCATTTCTATTTTGTACTTCTATCTTATAACACATAATTATCACTCCTTTGTGTAATCTGCTATCGCTTTTGCAATAGCTTTAGCTGCTCTTTTACTTTTTAATGATTTCTGAATAGATTCTGTATTCCAAAACACATCACTAAGCCCAGCTAACTCGCCACCGCAATTCCAGTTCGGAATACTAAAGAATCCTCCATTTACATATTCTCCGAAAATTACACTATAGTAATTTCCATTATAATCAACACCTATATGGTGAATATTTTTAATTTGAGTATCACCACTATAACTAATTTTATAATTTTCCATACTATATTCCACCTTCCTACATATTATTCTCTACTTTATCCGTATAATAACGTGATCTAATTCGTTGAGCATAATCCAACATTTCCAGATAATCGTCACACCAACGAATTTCTACGTTTTTCGTGATTTCTCCATTACAGCCTTCATTAAAACATGTTAAGTCTTTGATATGTTTCTTCTTACGCTGATTTCCATTTCTCTGTATACCACTTCCTAACTGATTAATTTTCATACAGTGAAGACATAAAAATCTTGATGCTCTTTTTGGATTTCCCATATTCATTATTATCACCTCGTTTTCTGCATTAAAAAAGAAGCAGTTTATTCTGCTTCTACTTTCATTTATTCCAAATATTTATATTTTCCAGTTTCAACCAACTTATTTATAAGTGTTTCAAGAAAATTAACACAGGATTCATATGTATTTCCTTCGAAAATAACTTCGTTAATAGCTGTATTTTTTACATACCATTCTATCTTATTATCGGTGGAGATGACTGCCATTATCCAATAGCTGAATTGATGTTCCTCCTCTCCGTACATTCGGATTTTATCCCAAACAATCTCTTTTTCACATATCTTATTTTTCAACCAATTCAAATTAATCATTGCTGCTCCTCGGTTTCACCGCTAAATTCATGTTTACATTTCAATTTATCACCAATATTATATAACACATCTGCCTCCACTTGAAAGCAATTTTTCTTTGGGTTACATCTTTTCTCTTAATTTATTGCAAAAATCAGAGGAATCAAGTAATGAGCCGTCAAATATTTTTTTACCTTCTGATTCATATATTTTCAATGCACCATCGAATCCTATAACAGCATATTCTCCATTATATTTATTCATATCTGAAAGTTTCCATTTAACAACTTTATACTGTGTACTGTCATCCATAGGTTCACAATATCCATCATGTTCTAAAAGAGCAATTCCAAACATATAAACTATATTATCCATTATCTATTCACCTCCAAATTTTCAAAAGAAATCGTCATTTCTTAACAATAATTATCCAATGTTGATATATATTGACTTGCAACAATATGCTCGTCTTTTATTTGTGGAGCTGAATCAATAGACTCGCCATTAAAATTAACTAGGGCTATTGTGTCGCTTTCAATGCAAATAATTTTCGCCTCAGAATTATATACCTGAATTCTTTTTAAAATCGTTTCAATTTTATCAAAGCATTTTTGCATATCACGAATGTCTTTCTCTTTAATGCCATTAGTCATTTTATACCACCTCTTCCAATCTTCCTAATAAATCATTTATTTTAACACTTATATTTTAATTCGTATTTATCGTTATTCGATAATCCAGTAGATTCATCTAAAATATCTTCATTTACTTCATACATTCTTAATGCAACTTCGGTTATCCTTAATTCTTTTACAGTAAGACATTTTGCTGTATTGATTTTTTCGATAATCTCTTTTGAAAATTCGTACACTATATCACCCAAATCTAATTTATCTGCACATTTTCTACAATAAAACCGATCCTCAATTCCATTATAAAATCCATTATCATAACTACCCCTGACACATTTTATATTTCCAGAAAATGATTCTCTTTGCTCTGTCAGAATAAACTTTCCACATCTACAGCATGTAATATCCCATTGTTCCATTATTTATTGTACCTCTTTGTACTCAGTTTCTAAAAATGAAGCCAATGAATATATATCATCAACTCTTTTATCATTTTGATTGCAATATGCAACGTATTCATCTTTTAATGCAAATAAATACCCAGATATTTCATCTGTTGATAAATTCTGTTGCATATCTGTTTGTAATTTTTCATACTGTTTCATTTATATCACCTCTTTCAATCTTCCGAGTAAATCATTCTTTACTTCGATTATAACATTCAACCTTGATTCAGTTGCCGTAACCTGACAAGCTTCTACATTGTCAGTCATTTGCTTTTCTAAGTCAGATTCAAGTCTGTCAATTTCTGTATCAAGCTCACTAATATATTCTCTTATCTTTTCTCTCATATCTGGTTGATTAAATCTGCGCCATCTCATACCATTCTGCAATGGGCAAAAATCCATACCATCGTTCGCACTTATAATTGTTTGAATTCCATATTTTGTTTGTTTGAAATACCCAACAAAAGGAGATCTACTTGGTCGTTGCTTATCTTGCCAACTTATTAAAACTTCTTCACCTAATTTTGGCAATTTAACAGATTCATCTTGCCAATTATAATCTCTTTCATTGTCGTAACCAATTATTTCATTCCATCCTCGCATAATATTCTCCATTTCTATACCAAAAGAAAGTTAAATTTCATCCTGACATGGTGTTGGAAACTCAGCCCAAAATAATACTTTCCAAATTGCTATTCTTCCATTCCAGCACCATGTAGGAACTTTCTTTCTTCCCTTCTCTTCATAAGTCATAACAAAAGTTAATCTTCCATTCACATTTCCTTCTCCCTTATATTCACAAGTGACAAAGTATTCTTTTGTCATACTATATTCGGTTGGTGGTGTTTCTGCACTAATCCATTTAATCATTTTAATATTACCTCCTGAAACTTAGATTTCTTAGTCTGTAATTTTTATTTAAAGTGAATTATAATACTTAATAATATCTGCATCTGTAGCATAATAATTCTCCCAGCCTAGAACAGTATAAGATTTACCATTTTTGATATCAAATACAATTCCAGCTACTTCTTCTTTTGTTAACTTATATAAACACTTAAATGTAATCATATTCATATCTCCTAACGAAAACTTGGATTCATTGGCTTATTTTATATAGATACTTGGTTCACTCTTTATTAATAAACTAACTAAATTCCCAAATTTTTCATGAGCTGCATTAAGAATAAGTTCTTCCAAATCTCTTAATTCCCAATACTGTAAATTTTCTGCTAGATGATTTAATGTACAATCTGGTTTAAGTTTCCCGTATTTATATTTCCATTCATTTATATCATTGCACAAATTTAATAAACCATTTGCGTCCATATGATCTATATAATATTTCACTTCATCTTTACTCATAATTAACCTCCAATTTTCCAATGAATCTATTATTTACTTAGAATATATATTCTATATTATACAAATCAATCATCGTGCGTTTTTCAGTTGTACCTCTAAAGAAATTAAATTCCGTAGAGTTCATTAATGGAGCAGTTTTTGCAAACTGTTCCAAAATTTTATTACTACATTCTTCTAATCCATTATTACCATAACATTCTGCCTTCAATTCACACCATGTAATTCCAACATTTTGAGGAACTGAAATGTATTCTTTAAAAATTTTAGGAATAATAACTCTTTTTATTTCTAATGGTTCAACTCTTTTTGTAATATATTCTATATAATCGTCTACATGCGTATCTGTTTTACCAATTTTATTTTCCTTTGCTTCACATTGAATCTCCAACAATGCCGCACCATAATTAGGGAATGAGTTCTGTTTACCAATCGGGCTAAATAAATATACCACCGATGTATCATTTTCTGCTCGTTTTCCTTCGTCCCAATTATTGTTTCCACACTCATCTATACTTAAAATTCCATTTTTAGCAATTGGCTCTAAATCACAAATATCTACATTTTTGTATAATAGCATTATTATTTCTCCGTTTTAAATCCATTATTTTAATTAATAATATCTTTTAGCAAGTTCTTTATTATACTTCAACAATGCATCTCTTTCGATCTCATCAACCATATTATCTTCATATAGTCCATTAATATCAATGGTATTCTGTGATTCTGCTCTATACCCAAGAACTATATATGCTCTTTTAACCTCATTTTTGTATATAATATTATTCATAACAACATTCTCCTTTTACATCAAACTATCGGCTAATGCACAAACATCTTTACATATTTTACCGTTGTTGTTTTCATATACTGGAACATCGTCTTCCCAAATTCTCAAGATATTTTTTCTCTTATCATATTTTCCAACTCTTGTTTTACCAATTTCTCGTCTTGGGTGCGATACTCCATCATCTAATATATTCTCTGTATCTTCAACTATATTTGTCATGTCTAATTTAACATAATTAAAATCAACATCTTTTCCATACTTTTCCTTATATGCCTTATTCGCTTTTTCTATAAGTTCATTTGCAAGTTCTATAGTAAATATATCTTTACCATCTTTTTTAATTTTGCATCCCAAATACTCTTCGACAAAGTTTTTGTCATTTAACTTTGAAAACTCCGCATGATAATAATCTAACTCTTTCCAATTTGATTTCATTCTTATCACTCCAATCTATTTATTCTCTAAAACAATATTGATACAAGGTATTCTATATGAGTAGTCTTTGTTTCCACCAAAATCGTGATCTGACATTCTAATAACAATTGTTTTATTCTTGTAATCACTTTCTTCATATTCAGAGTATGTTTCTGTAATATTGATCCCTCTAATTGTTTCTCCGATATTAAGAAATTTACCGATATTATCCTCTGTAACAGGAATATTAATATTCAAATACACAGACAAGCTACTTCTGGAAAACTCAACAGCGTAATCAACATCATCTGGAAAATTCTTAATAATGTTTGAATATCCTTCAGACAATTTTTCAATTTTATCCATTTTCCTTTTATATGGCTTATATGTATCTTCCATATCTGTATCAATCACTTCACAAATAAAGCCATAATAATTTTGGTATGTATCATAGTCCATTGGATAATCTGAATTTACTTCATCTCTAATTTCTTCAAAATCGTAGTCATTTGTTTCGTCAAGAATCGTTTTTAAATTAGACTTAAAAACATTACTCCAATATTCTTTTGTTTCCATGTCTTTGTTTTTGCAAATCGCATTTTCAAAAAATTCTGCTGTCAGCTTATCTCTTTTCATTTCAATCACTCCATTGACATATTTAATATTTAATGCTATCATGTTCTTTGCGTTGGAAGATTATGTTTAGTAACTTTTCAAATTACGTGACTAATTAAACAGAGAAGGTGATCCCTTCTCTGTTTTTATTTTACACAATTCCTTCCCCATAAGTCATCTAATACTTTCTGATCGCTTGGTAGATTCGAGTAACTAATTCCAATAGTTTGTAACTTGTAGTATTCTTCTTTTGTAATGTCGATTCCATAATCGCCTTTAACAGTTTCTCTATAACCAAATTTGTCCTGGCATTCAGGTCTGAAGTACCATTTCTTATAAATCGGTTTATCTCCATGTTCCCATGCAAAAAGACAAGTAATTGTTCTACCAGTAGCAATTTCCGTTGTAACCGATCTTCCAAAATAAGGATTGTACTGCATATAAGCTAATTTGCCACGCTCAATTGCATCTTGCTTTTCACGTTCACTCATTTCAAATAACTGCTGTGTACCCCTTCCATAAGAAGTGTCATACACTTTACTGCTATTCACACCAACAGTTGAATATAACTTAACTCCGTTTCTATCAGTAGTTTCAACCCTCTTTACTCGCTCACTATTGATGTAATCATTGCACAATCTGTCCATGTAATGTATATTTCCATCTTTATCAACAGTGCGAGTAGTTTTCTTCATATCATAGTTATCTTTAGCTGCCTTTGCAGCACTTCCTGCATAAATTCCTAAGAATGCCAATAGTCCACCGAACATATTCGTCAACCTCTTTTCTCTTCTATATTATTTTCGCCATTTATCCATTTCATCTACCGACTTCTTGTTGAGATTATTATACATATCTTGTCTCTTACGAGATTCTTCCTTTTTGTTCGCTCTCCATGGAAGATATATACATAAGTATCCTGCAATTAAAAATCCGATTAACTGTGACATAATAATTACCTCCGTTTTTCCAACTGTTGAATATCATTACTATAATTTTATCACATGACTTTAAATTTTGCACTATATATCCAAGTATTAAAATGATCCATATTTAGTAACTTCAATACATCCTCAAAACCTTTAATGATATCCGTTGCAAACAAAAATCCTTTATTGTATCCTTCGTAATTATTATTAGGAATAATTATAAGATACTTTCCATTCTTATGTACTTCATGTCCTCTTTTAGACATTTCCTTTTTAAATTCTTTGTAATCAAACATAATTTTCACCATTCCTTTCCAAAAAAATAAGAGATTGAATATTCCAACCTCTTACATATTCTCCAAGTAAATTTCCGATTCATTGAATTATTTCCCTTTGTATTTTAATGGATATTTTGATAAATCCAAATATTCTGGGCAGTAAATACATGGTACATATTCTCTAAAATCATCATAATACCATGCTTTCCACAAAGTTGTACCTTTCTTTGCTAATTCCCTTGTTGCTTCCTGAAATGAATCTGCTAAATCCATATGATACACTTCCATATTTTCTCTTGTACGTTCCAAAATCTTTTTTGGTACTCGTTTTATAAAATCATTCTCATCAAATACTGTTTGGCTCATAATTATTTCCTCCATTTCTAAAACAAGAAATCATCCTTTCATTCGACTTAGATACTATTCCATATCCAAGTCAAACATTCTTCAAATGTACCCGTATATAAGTCTTTTGCTTCTTTTGTATCATCGCCACAATCATACACTTCATATCCGTTTAGTCCTTGTGTGATAAAATACTCATCATTAACAATCCAAATTTCCATTTCTAATACAATATTCATGTAGCCACCTTACTTTCCAATAAATATTTTTCTATTTATTTCACTCATCCAGAACACCTATCATAGATGGTATCTGACACACTTTTAGTTCGCCATCAAATAATTCTCTATGTTCTCTTGATTCAAAATATCTTTTTGCTTTATTATAAGCATCTTTTTTTGAATCTGCTTTTACTTCAATCATTCTATCGTGGAATATTGCTATATAATTTCCATCTTTAATTCTTACCATAATACATCTCTCCTTTATAACAAATCCTGAGCATTGTAAATTATCTTTCATTTGCTTTTATTATTTAAAGCATCTATAAGACCTTTCCCGTTCTCTATACTAGATAATTTTAATTCTACATCAGCTATCGTACTAGCAGAAACCATTTTAACAAACTCAAATGATACTTGCCCGTTATTATTCTCTGCTACTACTTCAAGTCCATGAATTAATGCTTCTAATCCAGCTTTCATACCACCTAAGAAAGCTAATTGAATATTATTATCAATTTTTTCCATGTCTGCCTCCATTCTTCTAAAGAAACTCTTGTTTCATACTTTGCATTCTCTATATTCTTTTTCAGTTAATAGTCCTTCATCGCACATATCTTCAAGCGTTCTATATACAGCATTAGCTCTCCAACTTGCATATGAAAAACCATCAAACTCTCCGATAAGTGCATCTCTGTTTTCTTCACTTTGTTTTTCTAATTTTTCTGCTAATATGGAATTACGAAAGAAATATGCTTTATACATAGCTGCTTTAATTCTAAGATTCTCAACTTCATATTCCTGAGAAACTAATTTCTCTTGAGCTTCTAATAACTGTAACCCCATATTCCCTAATGGGCTTCTTTCAATTCTGTTTCCAAAATAAGTATAATTCATAAATCATCACTCCTTAATCTACCTGAATAATCAATCTAATCTGCCTTCCACCTACACAATCAATAACAATTCCGCTATCTATTGTGATATATTCTTCCGGATAACGACCAACTCTTTTAATTTCAGGTGCATTGCCAGTTTTCATTTTGTCATTGAAGAAATCAAACAATTCGTTCTCAACAGATTGTCTTGTGATTTCCATTACAACTTTGAATCCGTCATGACAAAATCCTGTCTCATCTGATAGCCAATCTGAGATCTCTTCAAGTGCGTATTCTCTATCTTTCTTGTACAGTTCTTCCAATTCATTTGGAATAATCATTTCCGTTGGAAGTTTATTGAATATATCCTTGTTTCCATCTGTGTCCCATTTAATATTTATTGCTTTTAACATAATCATCAACCGTCCTTTCTAATTTACTGGAATAACATATTTTTTACCCGTTGCGTTACACTTTGGACATGTTTCAATTCCATTTATATAATTTTCTGCTAACCATGCTGCGCCGCATTTTTTACATCTCATCTTCGTTGACCAACCACCATTCTTTTCGCTATCAATAGTTCCATAATCAACAAAGCCTACGATTGCATCACAATCAATTACTCTAATTTCCATCGAATCAACTCCTTATGAAATTGCTATTTCTTAACCTATCAATTTTTCTAACTCTACCATCCGTTCATGCTTAAATCCTAAAACTGCAAGTGACTGATTAATTCCTTCTGCATAACCTCTGTGATTATGTGCGGTATTTTCCAGAACATATCTTTCCGTTGCATTAGGATGTCTTGCAGCTACATTCAATTTGTCTTTTGCATCAATCGCATATTCAATAGCTTCATTCAGTAACTTTTCACATTTAATACTTTCTAATTTTGTCATTTTCATTACTCCAATCTATCCCAAATTCCATGTTTTAATAGGTGTACTCACTGAAATATCAAAGTGTTCATCATTCCGTAAATCTTCAACCTCTTTTCTAAGTACAATACGCTCAAATTTATTCTCTTTAATTGCTTTCTGAATTACTCTCATTGCACCTGCTTTTGATTTGTAATTTCTGTTAAAAGTAGCTCTCTTATCTTTATCTGCAAAGCCAACTACTTTATAATAAATTCTATCGGTTGCCTTCCAGAAATTTTCTGCAATGGGAATGAGAACATAATGTTCACGAATCCATTTAAAATCCTTTTCCGTTTTGCTGATATAAGAATTACTACCATCAATAAATTCTATATGCTGATACATTTCAATCACTCTCCTTTATTTGTGTAATACCATTTTCATTTTTCCATCATTAACTGTTACATCTAAGAACCACACTGCTATGTATCTGCCTGTATCATTCTTATGCAATTCATACCATTCCTTGTGATCTACACCATCATTTCTGAAACCGAATACGAATTGCTCTGTATCCATAGTTCCGTCATCTAACTTCTTATCAATTTTATATTTCCATATGATAAATAAGTCGCTCGCATAATGTTCACACCAACGACCTGCTTCTTGGATCAGCTTTGTTAAAATTGAGGAATAATTTATTTCCCATTTACCTTTTAATGGATTAAAATAACCTATCTCTCTTTTTGTTCCTAGCAACGCCTCTCTCAATTCTTTTATCTGTTCATCTCTATATTCAATTTCACATCTATATTCAGTCTTAAAATCTTTTTCCATATTTACTACCTCACTTTCTCTTTAAGAAACAGTTCTTTCCTTTGGTTATCCAACTGCTTTCCAATCAACTACCTGCTTATATCCGTCTGCCTGTAAGATATGAATTTCTTCATCCTTATCAAGTTCGTAATGATTTCTGAAAAATTCTTTTAATCCCTCTTCTCTTTCTGCTCTCCATAGTTCATCATGAGTGATTACATCTCCAAATTCTTCTTCGTCCGTTGTTACTGTAATATCAGAGATCTTTCCAAAATACATTGCTTCAAGTAAATCTGTATCCACATCTCCCATGACAATGTAATCTTGCCAATCTCCTTGGCTATACCCTCTGATTGTTCCAGTTTTAAAGGTGTCTTCTGGATAAAGAAGCCTAATTACATCAACCAGAATATCTTCTGTACATCTGCATTTATCATACATTTCTTTTAATTTTGCATTCACTTCATCAGATACATCCGTTGGATATTCGTCATAACAATCAATATCATCCAAAATCTTTTTTGCATTCTGATACCATTCTGCCTCAGTACATCCTGTAAAATCTCTATTGCCCGTAAGAACAACCTGTTCATCGAAGTTTTCACAACCGCAATAATCTTTCCAGCCCTGATTACTATTGTACAGCCACCATGTTCCATCGCCTGTGTTATCTATTTTGATTTCTACCATATCAACCAACCTCACTTTCTATTTAACTAAGTCGTAATCTCTCATTTCTTTTTCAGTAAGCTCTCTGTTGTAATACAACTCAGCCCACACCATTCTTCCATCAACTTCCGTTCTGTCGTCATAATTTACAAAATCCATAAATCCATTTTTAGGCTGCGTTCCCATACTTACAGGACGCAATGTGGAATAATATTTTTTCCACCCATATTTATCTGCACTCTGTCTTACATATTCTGTATTACTCATTTGCAATCTCCTTTACATATTTGTTAAACATTTCTTCAAACTGCTTTCCCATTCGCTTGATAAATCCACTCATTAGTTCATTAGATTTTTCAAGTTCTTTTGTTTGCATATCATAATTACGTAATCTGTCATAAGTATCTCTGTCTATAATTCTTCTCATTTCGCTTTTAGTGCAACAATGCGGTTCACAATATTCTTCATAAATCATTTCATTATCTATAAAAATCTGTTCCCACATTTTAATATCAAAACATTCATCGTTTACATACCAAACCATGTAATACTCTAATGCTTTTTCAAAGCTGTCAAAATCTTTATTTGTATATAATTCCCAAGGTGCATCGCTATGTGGAGCATTAAGACTTTCCGTTGCCTTTACAAATTTATCCCATGTTTTTGAATCATTGACAATCTCAATGTGATAGTTAATCCGTAAATTCTTTGTATTCATTTCGCATTCTCCTTCCATTACAAAAGGCAGACACAATTATTTGCATCTGCCTTTATTTATTCTCTGTATTAATCAATCTCGTCACATTCAGTTACATTAACATCCCAGTCGAGTTCATCAATCGGCTTATCCCATAACTGATTGTCATCTGCAATGTAGTTCATTACCTTTGCAAAATCTCTTGCTTTTAAGTTCTCCATTTCCTCTGTAAATTTATAAGTTGGCTCCATTGCATCATCGGTTTCATAAATATACACATCAATTGTATTGTCACTGTTTACGAATGCCTTGATAAAACCCATCTCATTTTTATGGAAAATGAGAAACTCACATAACCTATTGTTACAGTTCCAATCAAAGGGTGTGCTGTCATTGCCATTCATATAATGAATAGCTCCGTTTGTATCAAGCATTTCATCTGTTACATTAGGGTACATGTTTCGTGCAACCTTAAAAATTCTTTCGACTTCTCTTTTAAATTCATATCCATTCATATTATTTTTCCTCCTTAACTTCTAAAATCTCGTATTCAACATCTCCATTGTCAAGTCCGTAAATTCGCTTACATTCTTCAACAGATGACACTGTACAGCTTTGTGTTCTCCATTCCCAATTACTCATTGCATCTTTATATTTGAATGTTATATTAAGCATCTGCATTTTCCTCCTTTGGTGTAATTAAACTCATAAGATTTTCTTTAATGTAGCCACAGAAAGCATCAATACTTCCATTTCCAATTGTCCAACAACTATCTTCATCATAATTCCAATGGATAATTACTTCATGCCCTGCTGTAATATTAGGTAAATCAACATCTTCCTTTCTCGCATACGAACTATTTGAAAAAGCTTTGAGGTATACATATCTTCTGATATTCTCGATATCTCTTTCTGTTTCTGCATTGAAAATCTCTACCAGATACTCATCAGAACATTCATCATAAATATCATATTCAGAGGCTCCATTTTTCTTATTATCAAGCCTCTTCAATTTTTTACTAATTGCAAACAGTGCTGACTCCTCATATTTCTTGCACTCTTCTTCGTTGCTAAACACAGTTCCATCCTCTGCAATGTACTCTGTTCTTACCAGTTTCTCAATTGTTTCTGTTTTTCTAATTTCGTTTACCTTCATAATTTTAGTCTCCTTTTTTATTATATTTTTTTTATTCTCTGTTTGTTGCATTAAAAAAGCAGATAGCTTTTAACTATCTGCTCTCCTCAAATATTACGAAACTGCATTTTCTTATCATTTCATAATTACTACATCCTTTATAATTATCACACATCCAATTATAAATCTCTGTATCAGACATATTATGAAATTTTAGAATACGTTTTCTACATTCATCCAAAATATATTCTTCCATATTTTTATTCCTCTGTTATAAATATTACATTATACTTCTTCATAGTCGCTTCTCCATTCTTCGATCCAATCTTCTAAACCGATTGATTTAATTGTTTTCATTTCGTCCTCTGATAACTTGAATTCCCGTTTTATACAATAATCTCTTACTGCTTCAAACTCTTCTTCCATATATTTCTGATCATCTTCAATAGATTCAGATAAATCTTTAATGATCCTATCTAATTCATTCATACATGTCAACCCTCTTTCTTAGTAAATTACAATTTCCTGTGCTTAATTATTCTGAAATACAATGTCAGATATTTCTTTTATTAATCTTTCAGCAGCATTGACTCGTCTTGCCAAAACATCATCTGTACAAAAATCCCATTGTTCATCTTCGTTTACCTTTTTAATTATCTGTAACGATTGAGATAATAATGTGTTAATGCTTCCCAACGCTTTTAATGTATTGTCTTTATCAATAATATGTTTCGCCATATAATCACGCTCCTATCTGTTAATTTTCATACCACTGAAATGCACAATCATACATCATTTTGCCTGTTATCTGATCTTTGAATGTAGGACAATGCCAAGCCATTCTATAATTATGTATTTTGCACCATTCCTCAATTACTTTTGTTGTGAGTGGTATTACATATACATATAAATCAGATCCATACGAATGATGATACATTTCTTCTTTCGGATAACCTGCTTCAATCAGCATTTCCATTAATGTTTTCTGCATAATTCTCACTTCCTTCTAATCCAAGTACATAACTGTCTCTCTTACCATTCCAGAAATATGATTTCAAATCTGCAAGAGTTTTTGTACCATTTTTTAACTCCTCATAATCTGCTTTCAACATATCTGATGTATAATTTTTATAGTAACAAATACATGAATGAAATTCTTTTCCTTTCTGTGCATACCATCCTTTGTTTGGTGGAAATGTTTTCTTTGCAATTGTACGGAAGACAATTTCCATTCCGTTATAATCTGGTAGTTTGTGTTCACCACTTAGATCTCTAAGCTCAATTTCTATTCCGTCTGGTGTAACAACTTTATCTATGACCTGCATATCAGTCACCTCATTTCTTATATCAAACAATTATCATAGTCATAAATATCTGGATAAATCTGTCTGATTGTGTACTTATTACCTCTATTGCTTGCAAATACAATTCCTTCTGTTTCCTTGTTAATGAACTTACAAAGATGGTCAACATCTTTTCTGTGATAATTTCTGTTAATAAGTACATCTGCCATATCGGAATATGACTTTTCATAACAGCAATCACAATTATAAAATTCATTTCCAGTTCTCTTCTTTACATAAAGTAACTTGTCCCATTTCTCTTTCATAGGGAACTTTTTAATAAGTGCTGCAACTACCCTTTCTCTTGCTGTTCTTTGATCATACATTGTTCCATAAGTCTTATCATTGAACCAATTTCCAAGATACATATAAGACTGAATCCATGCCCTATCTTTTACCCAAGGTGTATCCTGCATTACATAAGGAGAATCGGTACATACAAATTCGTACCACTCAACACCACAGTATTCATGTTTATGTTTTACCTTTGTGAACTGATATTTATGACCTAAATACTCAAATTCTGTATCTGGAATAGGTTCATATCCAATTTCTTTTTCTGCCCAACAATTTGTCCAGTTTTCATCATAATCTTTTGCCTTTTCAGGATATAAGTCTGGATCTTTATAAGATAACAACCACTGATTTATTTTCATTGTAGTGTCTCCGTTCCAGCACTCAGCCCAAAAGTTTTTAGTCAAATCTTCTGTGTTATGCTGAAGCTTTTCTTTTACCTTATTCCATTCTCTTTTGATTACTGTTTCAAATTTCGGAAGTTTATTTCCATCAGCATTTGAATATCTGATTACTTCATTTCCATTTTCATCACAGCAAATAAACATTACATCATCTGCCATCGGTGCATTTAATTCACAATAACCAAGTGGATCACATACTGAATACCAAGTTCCCTCATTTCCAAATGTGTATCTTCCATAATATCTGTGCTTTCCTTCGATTTCTTCAACTGTTTTCCAAAGCTCAACATAATTATCATCTTCGCCTCTATATAACTGAACTTTAATTTCTCTCATACTAATCAACCTGCCTTTCTAATTTCCTTTAACATATTCGTTTTACACATCATTAAGTTCTCTTTCATATCCTCAATTCGCATATCCATAAACTCTTTGAGTGCCTTGTCAAACTGTTCTTCTGTAATGTCGTGACCATAATTTGCAATTACAACATCCATAATTTCTCTATATGAGAAACCACTGAATAATGTATCGTTCTCATGTATTGGTGAGTTATATGTAAACTCTTTTCCATTCCGTGAATCCGTTTCAGGATCATATAACCATCTGCTCATATTAAACCTCCTCTACAATTCCGTTTTCCGCATTGCTCCAATGGTACTTCTTTCCATTTTCTACATTCTCAAAAATTACTGAATATGAAAATGTTTCAAATGGTGTGAACACTTCGCCATCACAAGTCGTTGGTGATTTCTCTGTATTCCAGTCAATACCAAGCTTTCCGTTTACTTCTTTCACAGTAAACACAGCTCCATAATTCCGTGTTTTAATTTCTCTGTTGTATGTGTCGTACATATGCACTTTTACTTTATCGTTTACTTTTAGCATAATCGTTCCTCACTTTCTTGTAATAAAATAGGCAGCTAGTAGATTATTCTCCTAACTGCCTTTGCGTTTGCTATTTACTTTTCATAAATCTCTAACCTATGCAGCAAATCAAACATTGCTACGTATCTACCCTGATTCCGTTCCTTGAGTTTTTCGTTATCATTCTGCATCGCATTATCGTAATCTTTGTTTACTTTATCAAACTCATCTGCAATAATCTCAATGATTTCATCCTTTGTCTTTTCACATATATACTTAGACATTTCTCTTCACTCCTTCCAAGTAAATCTTAGTTTCAAAATGTTGTTAGCATACGCTCCATATACCATCTGGTCTTAACTGTGCAAACGCTAATAGTCCACACAAGGCTCTTTTTGCATTTCCTTCAGTTGCATCATCTTTTAACGATGATATGATTTTCTTTAACGGTTCAATTGTTTCTGCACCAGTTTTTCCATTAAGATAATATGCATAGCTATATGAATCTTCTTTGAGAATTCCAAGTTCTTCCATCTTTCTGTTTATAATATCAGAATAATTATAGGTAATATTCAATGCCATTTCCGTTGTACCACCGACACAATATGTTCCACCTTTTATTTCATGTTTTTCCTCTGTTTCTAAAACTTTCTTTGTAACTGGATCGCATAAATCAAAATCCCAACTCATATTAAAATTTCCTTTCATTTTCCTTATTAAATGCGAATTTAGTGCCAACTTTCATAATCACAGAGTAAATCTCGTTTGCTGTGTTAACTATTCTTCTCCATACATGCAAATTTCGCACATGTACTGACACTTACCACAATGAGTAGCATACCACTTTTTCCACTCTTCCTGAGATATTTCGTGTGTTACATTTGCCTTTGTCCAATTATCCTGATATGAGAATCCACATGTTTTTGACATATCTTGTTTTGTTTCTGGCATAATATTGTTTCCTCCTTTCCATATGAAACACGCATTTATTATGCTTCTTTAAACTCCTCTTTTGGGTCAACAAACTCAATCTTCTGAACCCAGATTGTACACCCATATTCCTCTTTCAGATGTTTGTATGCAAGTTTTGCACTCTCTTTATTATCTACAGTGCGAAGATGCTCTAAACTTCCGTCTGTGTTATAACAACCCAATCTGTATTTCATGATTCTATCCTCCTTCTTATGAAATATCTGTTTACTCTGCTATTACATTCATCGAGATAATAAAATCCACATCTTCCTGCTCATTATCTTTTAGGAACAATTAAATTTCCTGTCAATGTAACTTCGATTCCATTTTCACACTTTCTAAGACTTCCTTTTTCAACCTCAAAATCATTATATTTAAGAGAAATACTATCTCTCCCATTATATTCAGCTACAATTTTTCCATCCAACCATACATAAACGTTTTCATTTTCGCTTATATATGATAATAAATCACTTAATCGCATGAACTATACCTCTTCGCATTCTTTTACCTTTTTAAACTTTCTTCATCTACAATGCAATAACAACCAATCGCATTTCCAACTCTGTCATTATCAATTCCAAGCGATGTAATAATTTCATTGAATGTGCCTTCGCTATAATCTTCTCTGTAGATTTCAAGGTATTTCTGACCTTTGGTTACATAGTTCTCTTCTGTTCTACTTCTAAAACAATCTAAAGCATTTTGCAAGCAATCAGCTTTTCGCTTTGCGTCATTCCAATAAGTAAAATATGTTCCACTTGACCACTGCTTATCTTCAGGCTGCGTTGGATCATAGCCACTTGCAACCGCATACTGTGTATCACTTTCGCTTTGCAGTAAAGCATAATTATCTTTCCGTAATAACTCTGTCCATTTCATGTTCTTACACCTCCTATTCAATCACTTCTACTTCTTCGCTTGATCCAATAAGCATTAAATCTTTCATTGGACAATTTTTATTCAAACAATCTGCTTCAAATATGAATCCATCGTTCGATGTACAGATCCATTCTTCTTTCATATGCTTGAATTTTGTTCCTACTTTAATTTCTCTTGTCTGCACAGTTTTATACCTCCTGTAACTTATTCTCTTTTATTAATCGTTCACGAACCATTCTGTTCAAGTCTTTATTGACTGCTATGATTTTATGAGAAGTTCGATTCATATAAATGAAATGACTTCCCTTGCACCGTGTAAATCTGTATCCATTCTGTAACAGAATCGGTTCAAATTCTCTTAGTTGTTTTGTCTTTCTATATGCCATAATTCATCTGTCCTTTCCTTATTATAATGTGTTTGCCCGTATAGCCTGATAGCATAGCTTCATTTCGCTTTTACCGATGTTTCATTTTCATCACTCGCTTTCTAATATATTATTCGCTTCTTAAAATAATTTTTTTCATTAAAATAGCGACCACAATTATTTTGCAGTCGCTTTAATTTCATTTGCCTTTACCATTGCATTGTTCATGTCAACGCAGATCCCATGACAAGTTCTACGTTCTCCACATCGTTTGCACAATGCATTGAATAATTTGCTTTTAATTTCTCTTTCCATTTAGATCTCTTCTCTTTCTAAAAGTGTTTCGTAATATTCGCTTTCGCTTTCAAAAAGCTGGTATTTTCCATTGATCCAACCCATGTATCCATCCGGTACTTCATATCCTTTCATCTAATGATCGCCTCCTGACTAAGTAATGGAATCAACCCAATTCCAATCAAAAATAATGCAATCGTAATTTCTCTTACAAGAAAAAGAGAAATTATCGCAACTCCAATAGTGATCAATCCAATAATCTTCTGTTTCCGTAACACTTTACGCATTTGCTTTCGCCTCTCTTTCTGTTCTCCTTGCTAAATTATTTTCGCTATCTGGGCAAATTCCCATAGCTAATAATGCATCTTTCGCTGTGCATCCTGTAATAATCGCATAGAATAATGCGTCCCATGATGCTTGATTATCTCGTAATGTTCTTGCCATGATTTTCACTCTCCATTCTATAATAATCCACATGCAGCTAATAATTTTTTTGCAAATGGATGTTTGTTTGCTTCGAGTTTGCGTTTTAAATCACGGTTATATCGATCTTCGTAATAATCACGTTCTGACTGTGCGATTTCTGCTTCTGGACGATTATCAATAACATCATAACCATCCTTAATGATAATTATCATTTGTATTTCCTCCTTGTATCTGTACTAAAAAGCGATGCTAACGTCTGTGCTAACATCGCTCTACTCATGTTGTGGGTTTTGATTCCGTGTGGTTTCCGTGTTTCTGTTCGGACTGAATAGATCCGTGATGGTTTGCTTGCCTTTGTTACTTCATAATCACAATAGGTTACGTGAATTTGTTTTGCTTTCTCTGACATTGTTTTTACTTCCTTTCTTATTATTTACCACTCTGCACCGCTGTATCTGACCTGTAAAATAATATCATCAGTTACCTTTTCTGTTCCGTTACTATCTATGAGCATAGATACTACGTCTCCATTTTCATAGTCTTCACAGCCACGAAATTTCCATTTGTTTCCGCTATAATCCTGTACAGTGACAACGTTTTTCTTTTTGTTTACCTTTGTTACTTTCGCTGTCAAAGGATATGTTTTGTTTTCATCTAAATCTTTAAGATGCGGAAGTTTCTCACAGATTTTTGAATATGAATATCCATCTGCCTTATTGAACTGCTTTGTTGTATCGCTAAGCTCAAAGTAGAGATATCCATATTTGTCATAGAAATAACCAGCAATGTCACAAATTGGGATTGCATTTGTGACATTGATCTGTTTTGGAGTTGAGGCATTGACTGTTTGCGTTGGCTGCATTGTGCCTACTGTATAGGATGTAAGGATTGTTGCTGTTGCAAGAATAAGTGATAATAATTTCTTTTTCATATTTGTTCTCCTTTTCTAATTGTTTTTGGGTATAAAAATAGCACCCGGAAATTGGGTGCTTGATTGGTGCTGTGTTTTGCAAATTATTCTTCATCAAAATCATAATTTGCGTCTATCAACTGAAATTCATGATCATAATATTTACGAACCTCTGCACAACGGAGTTCATAGTTGCTTCCGTTTGCTGGATAACCTTCAGCCTTACACTGTGAAGCTATTTCCTGGCATTCATCTCTATACTGCTGTTCTAAGTCGCAGATTTTATCTATATCTGCCTTGGTGTAAATTCCTGCATTGAGCATATAACTACGCATTTCTTCTATTGTTGACATAGTTGTTTCCTCCCTTACATTTGTTTTAGTTTCTCTTAAAGTTCAGCTATTTCTTATTCGCTTTTACTTCCGCTAATTGCTTTTGTAGAGCATCAATTTTCGCTTGGATTTCTCTTTCCTTTTGATCTGATTCATTTACCCATTCCATTATATCCCCGGGTTGAACCTTTAGAAATGCACAAACTTTATCTATCATTTCCGTATTCATAGTTTTATTTTGCGAAAATTTTGTTGGTGTGTTTACAGAAATACCTGCTTTGCATAAGTCTTTCCATTGCATATTACGTTCTTTTAAAATATTCGCTAATTTATAATAAACTATCAATTTATTTCACCTCCATTTTTATACACCTCCATTCTATCACAAAATCTTGTGATTAGCAATAAACTCTTCTAAAATCATGTAATGGATTTTTTGTACACTCATAATCCGTTATTTGACCACAGAATTTTCCTAAACGCACTCCACCAGATCCGCATTTCCGTTTACGATCATGTGACATCATTTGTTTATAATTCAAGCGTTTTGAATCATCTTTGAATTGCTGCGTATAGTCATACATCGCCTTTGTATATTCATTACGCATTTCAGTTTTGAGAAATTTCTTTCTACCTGGAATATGAATAAGCACAGTAATTTCGCCTTTTCTCATTCTAAAATCAGAGCAGAAAATCTCTACTCCGTTTTCGCTACGCAAAACGATTGTATTGATCGGAAATTGTTTTCCATGGTAAAGTTCATTTCCAAGTGTTCGTCTAATTTGCATTTTCATTTGCGTTCACTCTCCTTTTATTAAAATGCACACTATTAAAAGGCAGAACCGAAATTCTGCCTTTCGTACTATACATTTTACGTTGCTTTTATGCGAAGTAATGCTTAATTACAATATTGCTGATAGTGCTTGCAAGTCCTGAATAGTCATAAGTCACTTCACCTGTCTTGCGATTCTTTTTCGCTTTGACAAGTGTGTTAATCTGACGCTTTTTGAATGAGACAGTTCCTTTCTCATCGTCTACATCAAACTTGTTGCTGAAGCCCTTGATATAGCAATCGTTCAAAAGCTTCTTGTCCTCTGCGGTGAGTTTAACCCTTGTTTTGCTTGTGTACGGAGTTTCAAAAGGCAGAGAAAAAGTTTTCTTGATGATTGTTTCGAGTTCTGCGCTTGCCTTTTTATAGGCTTCTTTTACCTCTTTAGACATTACAAGGTTTCCGTCATCACCTGCTTTGGAGTTAATATGAATTGTCTGTAAAGCTTCATAAAGTTCAGGTGATTCAAAAGCAGGAATAATTGCATACTTTACAAGCTTAGAGTTATCCCATGAGCCAAGTACACGAAGTACAGTTCTTACAACATCAGCAGAGTTGCCAAAGTGATCAGCATTTTTCTGTGACATAGCAGAAATAACTTTATTGTATACTTCTAATGTGTCCGTCTGTGTCTCTACAAACTTAGCCCGTGATTCATTTGCAGAGTCTAATTGTACCTGGAAAGCTTGTACTTCTTCGGGTGAATAATTGCCGTTCTCGTTAGCAATCTTCTTCTCAAGTTTAGCGATGGAATCATTAAGCAACTGAATATTCATGTTACAAGACTCGTGCTGTACTGCTGTCATAAGTTCAGACTTAGACTCTTCTGTGATGTTCTTTGCATAGAAATTGATCTGTAAGTTTTTCATAGTATCTCCTATTCTCCTATTTAACGCATAGGTGCTATATGATTTTATTGTATTTATTGTCATAGTGTTATGCACACTATAAAAGAGCAGACTGGTAGTGCTGATCTGCTCCTCTAACTATGTATAACTCTGATATACAGAACACAGAGGTACAACGGTCATGTGGATTGGAATTACCCAACACCAAGAATAGCAGGTGTTACCCTGCTACCTGCCACTTTATACTTGTGTCTGTCTCTTATGTATTTATTGACTTAGTAAGTATGATTATGAACCTAAGTCAATCACGCTTTTTGTTGTAGCGCGGTTTTTTAAGTTCGTGCCGTTTCTAATCAGCTTTAACGTCACTCCTAGAAAATAACTAGGCTTTTTGACCGTATACACTTGTGAGTGTTCTCTCACGTATTTATAGCTAAAAATAAATGCTATAATTTGTTGTCCAAGGTAATAAACCGGGACAGCTACACTATTTTTTCGAGACTTTGTGTCTATTGTCTGCTATATGTTCCTGCTTTTGGCAGTGCTTTGTATAGAGGAAACATTGGATATTAAAACCTCTAGCAACCCTACACACTTTTAGTCTTTTGCTTGTCACTCTAGGAATGGCAAACAGTACCTATACATGAATAGAACTGTTTATATTTTTGTTGTGGAATTAAAGCGGATATGCTAGAATTGTTTTGGGAACTTTCCTAGCTTGCAACCTGCTAGTTAGAATTGCCGTTCTGCTAGTGGGTGCTTGCTTTAATTCATGTTGAATTGTTAAATATGTATCAGTTTATCAACCTTCTTTCTTATTTGTGCTTGAATTGTATCACATGTTTATGTGATTGTCAACAAAAACTTTTGATTGCAACTATGTGAGTTTGCAGAGCCTTAGCACTTTGTTGTTTTCTTTGTTTTGTTGAGATTATCTTATCACAAGAACTTGTGATCGTCAAGAACTTTTTCTAATTTGTTGTTTTTTGTGGTTCGTTCTTGACTTGTCTATACTTTATCATATGTTTGTATGATTGTCAACATGTTTTTATGATTTTATTAGAAATTGTTTTGTATAAATAAAAGCTATGTTAAACGATATGTCATAGTTTTAAACTATACAAAATAATAATATCAATACTATCTCATATAGTTTTAAAAACTACATCAAACTTGATCAAACGATCAGAAAAAGAATGGTCAATATATATCTATTATCCACTGTTTTTGTCTAACCCGGGGTAGTTAAAACTAATTAGATGGGCTGGAAATGCAGTAAACTTTATAGCTGATTCATCCATACACCAACTCAAAAATCTAACCATCTCCCAATCCTCAAAATCCCAACAAAATCAAGCAAAATCTCAATTTCCCCATCTCAAACCACTTATCGTACCCCATATCGTCAAAAACCTTATTTTTCAACCATTTCACTCACTTCAACCCCTAAATTTTAAAATCCCATCATACTAAAATCACACCCACAATCCTATTTTCTTCCTTATATATAAGCGTTTTCACCGATAACGATTTTTCCATCAAAAGTCACACTCAAGAATCTCAACATATTGGGGGTATATTAAAACCTTCGCACAAATCATCTTTTAAATAGAGATATCCATATATAAAACAGCAATAAAAAAGGACTACAGCCAAAGCCATAGTCCAATAAACCAATACTTGATCAATAGAAATATATATTTATTTTTTGGATATCATATTTATCTTTAAAATTCAAATTATATCCATCTTTCTTTTTTACTTTTTCATTAGCAGGGACATATACATAACCAGTAACTATTCTCGTTAATTCTCCACTACTATTATAACATAACGCAGAATATTTTGCAGATTTAGTAATAGGTGAAGTAAAAACAATATCTCTATATATCCAACCATTATCAATATACTGATCAGAAATATTATATTTTATATCAATAGAATCTGCTCTATTTACACTTCTCAAAGATATCTTTAACTGTTCGTCATATTGTATTGGATTATTAAAATCTATTACACGTCCATTATTATATTCCATTAATGCAATAATATAAGTATTTTTATTTACTATATAATCATTTGTGTTTTGTCTAATATAAAATCCATCCTTATCGTATTGTTTAATAGAAATATTAACATTAACAGTAACATCATTATTGTTTACAATTTTGATCATTTTATTATACTGTCCCGAATATGCATTTTCAGGAATATCAATCAACTCATAACTTACATGATCTTTTAAAGCATCCTTGACAGTAACCTTACAAACATAATTTTTATTATTATATTTGGCGATTATTTTAACAGAACCATGTTTTAATGCTTCTATATGTCCATAATTAGTAACTTTCACAACATTTTTATTAGAAGAAGACCATCTAGCAGAATATATTTCCGTTTTTCCTTCATGTATTTTCAAATTCTTTACTTCGCCAACATACAAAGTAAGCTTTGTATAGTTCAATTTAACCTTATTGGCAGCATAAATATTTTGTGGTACTAATTGAATAACGGTAATAACCATTACAATGCATAACACAAAACTAAATATCCTCTTTAATATCTTCAATTTCTTCATATACAATTCCTCCTTTAAAATTAGATATATTTATTTTACTACCAAAAGAACAATAGTGCAATAATCACATTTTTATAAAGAGAGAATAATACATCAAAGGAGGAATCAAATATGATACAAGAAAATGAAATACCAAAATATCTCAAGTCAACAGAAAGTAATATCTCAAAGAGTAACCGCAAATCAAAGCACAAACATCATTATGAAGAATGCCTGATTCAAAACAAATCCACATTCGCAGGAAAAACTCATCTTAATACAGGTTTATATACCTACTGTACTATTTGTGGAAAAATAAATGAGCGATTCAAGGAAAATAAATCTATTGTAAAAGATTATATCAGAGAAGTTAATTCGCCAATAGGTAAATACAAATGCTACTCTCGTATTTCTGATGAGGAATTATATGGAAAGTACCACGACAAATTGCCAGTATTCTTTGTAGAGGATATTTACAAAGAGAAGTATGTTGATTTGGAACAAACAGAAAGGAATAAAACAAATGAGCAAAGGTAAAATTTTTGAATCACTAAAAATACCATTCGTAAAAACTTGTCTTATATGTGGAGAAAAATATTATAAACGAGTTACCAAAAAAAGGTAAAACAAAAGGGTTAGATTTGAATTTTGTATCAAAAGAAACATTTTTCTCATTACATTATTATTATGAATATCACTGTTATACATGTGGATATGAATGGCAAGAAAAATATCTGTAACAGAGAATAGTCGTATAGGTACATCATACATGTACCCAAATGAAAATATTAATCCAAAACACCACATACCTAAACCAATCAATAACAATCAACCAAAAAATTATAGAGCTTGTATGAAGCGTAAGCGAAATACAAGCGTAATAGTCTGTCTTATTAATAATGTTATATATCTTCTTTCAGTTCGGCAAAGTGGGTTTCATCCCCTACCAATTTCTAAAATAAAACAGACATGTGGGGGTTCAGACCTACTTTACTGAACGCTCGCAAGGTTCTCTTCCACTTAATTTCAAATGGAGAATAAATAAATATCACATATAAAGGAGGAATTTTTATTGCAACAGAAAACAGAATACTTTACTCGTTTTCCAAATAACTATATTCAAGGAAACATTAAAACTAAATATGGAGTTAGTCGTAAATTCTATATTACTTATATCCTTATTGATAAATATAGGTCTTACGAAGACTATAGTTGGATTACTCTTAGAAAAGTTCTAAATTTCTACGGATACAAGACACACAAACGCAGACCGAAAGCTGTTCAAGAAATTCTTGATGTACTGGAATATATGATCAACAACAAAATGATTGAAGTTCAACAGGATCTTGACACGCTTGGATATGATACTGGCATTGAAATTAAGATCATTCCTGAAAATTTTGATGCTGTTGACAAGTTCTCAAAAATCACATCTTCTCAGCTTGATTTTATTATGATGAACGAATCTAGTATTAATAAAGAGAATATATTAATGGCTTTTCTTTATATTAATTCGTATATTTTCATTCGTCCCAAAAATAAAGATAATGAAGAAACTATGTATAACCCTGAAATTAAACCAGAAGCTTTTTGGCGAAGTATAGAATCTATGTCAAAAGAACTTTCTATGTCAAAAGATACCATTAATCAATGTATTCAATATCTCACATCTTCTATTGGCGACAAAGAACCACTTCTAATTAAAAAAGAAGTTGGTAGTGTTCAACCTAATCCAAAGAAACCACCACAAAATGTACCAAATATATATGTACTTAATAAAGAAGGATATGAGCAAGAAATTGAATGGGCTATTGCTAAGATGTTGGAAATCTACAATGTAGACTCATTTGGAGAAATCAAAAACGGCAATAAGTCGTAAATAAAACAGAGAATAAACATATGTAACAAATTAACGCAGCACTCAAAGGAGTTGATTGCAATGAATAAATTTTTAAACAGTAAGGGAGAACTAATTAATGAACAGAACCGTAACAATTACATCAAAGAACCATAAATACCAGAATACATATGGAGGCAATATTTATATGTCAGATTTTTGCACCGATTATGAAGGCAGTCGTAATATTGCTGATAGAATTATTTCGGATTGGAAAGACGATCTTTCACGTCATAAACAAATGGAAAACAATATCAGAAGTTATAGAGAAAGGAAGATGAACAATGGCAGATAAAAATATGACAGTTTCAATTGAAGAACAGGAAATTTGTATTAATGCAATGCGTGATGAGAAATTCGCAACAATTTATGCTTCAGATTCTACATATATTACTAAATTGGATAGATTGTGCAAGGAAAGTCCTGATATGTACTCTCTCATTTAAGATACTGGTAGAGGTAAGAAATATTTATTAAAGGATAAAACATTAATCAGTTTTAGAGCAAAGAAACGTGAACTTACAGATGAACAGAAAAAACAGGCGGCTGAACGTATGAGAAAATATCAAGCTAGTAAATCTAACTGAGATACCCTTTCTAGCCAGAATTTCTAATGTACACCATTGTACAGAAAATTCTACGCCATTCGGTGAACAAATACCCATCTAAAAGTTGTAACTTGAAAATTTAAACAACTGTATTAAAGGAGAATTAAATAACTATATGTGTAGTATATGTGGAAGAAATGACGGTCTACATGATTATCGGTGTCCTTATTACTCTCCACCTCATCCAAAGTATCTATGCTGTTATTGTGGCGAAGGTATTTATCAAGGTGAACGCTATCTTGATAATGAAAACGGAGAATATATGCATGAGGACTGTATTGGATGTTTGGGGACAGACAGAGTAATTAATTGGCTTGGATTTAAATACAAAGAAATGGAGGACTACGATGAATAAAATTGTAAATAAACTAAAAGATAAATTACCTCAATTTTGCAACACACAAGATTTCTGGTATGTGAAATTTAAGGATAAACAGTATTATATTGATAAAAAGAGATTTCGTAAAAAGTTAATATATAAATTTCTAACATTTATATCAATTACTTTCATTTTTGTTTTCGCAATCATGGTTGACAATTTATGTATTAGAACAATAGGATTGGTAATTTCTGTTGATACATTTGGAATTGTAGCTTTCAACGAAGGAAAATCTGAAAGTGAGTAAATAGAAATTTCATTTGGAGAATATATAAGTGAAACATAATAAATAAAAGATAAAAGGAGGATTTATGGCTGGTACAGTTGAAAAAGAAACCAATTTTTATCTATATAAGATTATAGATAAAGACGAATTAGTGTATATTGGGAAGTCAACTAATATTGATAATAGAATTGAAGTTCATAGCGTTATAAATAATTATTTTGATAAAAACATGTATTTTATATGTAGAGGAGAAAGTATATCAAATTTGGTTATTTATATTGCAAATGTTCCTGACGAGTATCTTTTGTCAATATATGAAATAACATTAATTTCAAAATATAAGCCACTATATAATAACAGCGACAAGTATGATACAAAACATCTATTAAAGTTACCACAAATAAATTGGTTTCCATATGTATCAAAAGAAAATTGTGAAGCAATTTATAACATGAAAACAGGCAAGATTATTGATCCTTGTTTAATAGATACACCACTAAAAAGATGGAATATTTTAAAAGATTTACATATGGAGGAAATTAAATGTTAGATACACAGATTAATATGTATTCTGTAGATACAGGTCATTTTTATAGCAACCATGAAAAATACTTACATGAAATGAACTGTAAATACAGACGTGAAAGAAATTATGTAAATAATATGCTTCCAAAATTAGAAGAAGAACTCGTGACGCAAGGTTACAACAAAGATGATTTTTCTGATTGGAGACGTTGTACCGTTGAAGACTATTATGAACAAGAAAATGATTCTGTAAAAGAATATATGAAGTGGTGTTTGATTATAAAACACAAAAGAGAGAAAGCAAATTTATCAAAAGAAAAACTTCTGAATCTTTTATCAAATAAGACAATTCAAAAAGAGAATCTATCGAATAAAATCGAGTATTGCAAATCGCATAATATTCAATATAATAAAAAAATCGAATTAAGAGAGTTAAGAAAAGACGAACTAAATGATAACAATATCATTTCAGTATTTGAATCTTCCCTTACACGTATTATCGGCATTAAAAAAGACGAATTAACAGATGCTCTTATTGTAGTTCAAGTTTATTATTTTGATGTATTTAAAGATTTATCTTTTTATGGATTTATGTATAATGGCGAAAAATACAGATACTTTACATCTTCTGCTGGTCAAATTCGTAAGAAAAAAGCTGTTTTTATTAAAGAATCAGTATGGAATGAAGTTGAAAAAACAGTCATGTGTGGTCTTACTATTGACAAAATAAATTCAAAAGGTGGAAACAATGTAAATAAACATCTTGCATATATGGCATTGGCGAATTCAGCTACTGACCAGTGGAAGGATTTTGATATAGACAGATGCATTGTTGTGGATGATTTTGAGACGAATGTGCCAGGAGAATTTGATTTTATTGATGAAACTGATTATTCGATTGAGAGAAAAACTGGTACTGTTCCGATTACTCATACTGATGGAGCTGGCATGATATTACCAAGCGGAATGACGAAGAACACAATGTTTCGTGCCCCGTGGGTGAAAGGTTTATTGGGAGTATTTGATTTTAAAAAGTTTATTGAAGTAAATAATTACTCTCCTATTATCACAGATATTTATGGACAAGACCATGATGTAATTGCTGAAGATATTAGAATAATTTTTACAAAAAGTCAATTTAAGATGTATAAGTTTTACGATTCATGGGATGAGTATAAGACATATTTTAAGCAATATCATTGTCAAGCTGGCAGATGTAACACTGAGGAAGATAGAATTAAAAATGCAAAAATCAATTATCAAATGTTACAAACTCTCACAAATGTGACAGACGAAGAGATTGATTTGCTTACAAAGAAGTCTGTAGAACGAATCACAAATATTTGTAACTCTATTGATACCATGAAAGATATTCTTGGAATTACACCTTATAATACAAATATGACAGCTTTTCAAAAAGCGGTAAAGATTTATCCTGCTCTACTCAATGATACATATGCAAAAGACGTGATCCGTGAAGTAAAGAATAGCCTTTTAAAAAAATATAGAAGTGGAAAACTTGAAGTAAATGGAAAATATACTTTCTTACTTCCAGATTATTATGCAGCTTGTGAGTATTGGTTTGGACACATTGATACACCTAAAGGATTATTGGCAGACAAAGAGGTATTTTGTTGGTTATTTAAACAATATGATAAACTTGACTGTCTAAGAAGTCCTCACCTCTACAAAGAACATGCTATTCGTTTCAATGTGGCGAATAAAGTATATGAGGAACGAGTTGATAAAATCAGAGAATGGTTTACAACAAATGCGGTATATACAAGTACATATGACCTGATTAGTAAAATTCTTCAGTTTGATGTTGATGGAGATAAATCACTGGTAGTTGCTGATCCTGATTTTGTAAGAATCGCAGAACGTAATATGAATGGTGTTGTACCACTCTATTATAATATGCGTAAAGCTGAACCAAGAATTTTGAATAATCAGAGTATTTATGAAGGATTAAATGCAGCATTTACAGGTGGAAACATCGGTATTTATAGCAACAATATTTCAAAAATCTGGAATAATGACGTATTTATCAATGGAACAGATGAGGAAAAAGAACATGCAACTAATTGTGTCAAGCGTTTATGCTGTCAGAATAATTTTGTTATTGATTACGCTAAAACATTATACAAGCCTGAGTTTCCAGAAACAATTGGTGAAGAAATCAAAGAGTTTACCAATCAGAAACTTCCTGCATTTTTTGAATACGCCAAAGACAAGGAAAAATCACAAGTTGATGATAGAAATGATAGTTTTGTAAATAAACTCTACTCTCGTATTCCTAATAAATCAATTAATACAAGAGGTATGAAACTTGGAGAATTAAAATATAAGGATATGATGAAAAACCCCGATATTGTATGCTCTAAAGAAGTTTCTAATTTATATGATGAGTTAAACAAGAAGTATCGTTATATGGTTAATATGAAGGATGAATACATTGATAATCTTCATTATGTAGCTTGTTCTATTAGAAACCAGTTTGCTGAACTTGGATATTCGGAAGAAATGATTGCTGATATGCTTGTACAGTATTTATATAAGAATAAAAAACGTGCAAAACAATTATTTTGGTTCTGTTATGGAGAATATGTAGTAGAGAATTTGAAGAATAATATTAAATATAAAGAACCAAAAGTCATTCAATGTATTGATTGCGGTGAGTGGTTTGAAGTTGATAAAAACAATGTAAAGACTTGTAGATGTCCTAAATGTAACATTGAACATAATAGAGAATTAAGAAGATTACAAACAAGAAGATATAGAGAAAATAAAAAATGTAGTAGCTAGGCTTTTGTTAAAAATTCGACCATAAATATTGGGTTATTTTATTATGTTTAAAATTTTGTAACCCATTACTAATGGTCGAAAATTATACTCCAAATGTTTATATATGGAGAACAACATATCATATAGGCATAAGCCTAATTTACAAAGTAAGATATGATTCTATAAACGAATTCGTGCAGTTGGGAGGAATGATTATTTTTGACAATTACACAGGAAAAGATTATTAAAGAAATCGCAGAGAAGGAAGATATAAATGTAGCGACAGTCCGTAAAGTATTCAAAAGGGCAGAGAAATGTATATTCGCCTACCTATCTTCTACTACTCCCACTGATAATACAGTGGTAAAAATTTTAGATGGATTAAGTTTGGAATGTAAATATATTCCAGAAAAAGAAATCCATACATATGATAATATCCAATGTGAGGCAAAAATTTGGACAAAACCAAAAATAACTCGTTATTACAACAGAAAGTTAAATGGATATTTTGATTAAAACAATGAAATCAGCTTTTCTTGGCTGATAAAACAGAGAATATAATAGTATAAAGTTCGTCTAACATATGGCTATAAGTTAGTTGATGTGATGCCATATGAAAAACTTGTGCATGTGTGATAAAACCAGTTAAGTACATCAAGCGAGACTGTACCATGCATTTCTGTGGAAGATATATAGGAATCAAACCTATGGGGAACGATTCGAAGGCGTTTTCAAACAGAACAATTCTAAAAATCATTTCTAAGATTGGTACATATTCATATTGTACTCCTCTTCTTATATGTGTCGGTGACTGTGATACAATTCTTGTAGTATGGTTGCCGATTATTCTTTTAATCTCTTATAGCTCAGTTGGTAGAGCATCGCACTGTTAATGCGAAAGTCGTAAGTTCGAGTCTTACTGGGAGAGCTTTTCTACTTTTGTAGGACTGGTTGGTTTCGGATCAGGAGATGTTAAATCTCAAAAATAAGCATGGCGACATGTATAAAGTGGTTCTTATCGTATTATAAGGCTGCGACTGTGAAATACAGTTTAACGGAAAACACATAAAATCTACGCCCAACCTTCTATTCAAGGACAACTGTTGGCGAATATGGTTGATTGGTGGGTGTCTTGAAATAGGCACTGTAGTAACGCAGAAATGTGGGTATGATTTGTGTACTATTGGTGGGAATATCGCAAGTATAACCGCTGATAGGATTTTGGTAATATCTCTTAAGTTGAAAAACAGGGATGGAATCAAAAAGCAAGGAGATCGCAATCCGAGCAGGATGGTGATGATTGGGCTGTACTCAAAAGGTACGGATGATCAAATGTACACCTCATCGTCCATAATAAGTACATACTTTTGAAAGAAATCAAATTATTTTAGGTAAATAATATTTAAAAGAAAATTACAAAACAGCAAAAGTGTGTGCGACCGCAAAGAGAAAAACAACTTATTCACCTGTAATATGGTGACATATAGCACTCGCAAGGTGTTATATGAGAAAGTACAAGTACGTGCAACTCTAATAGGCTGCAACCTACGAATCTCGCAAGGAAGAATGTGCAGAAAGAAAATCTATAATACTTTGTGGTAAGAGTTTGCCGATTATGTCAAAATCGGTGTTGTTGCTAACTACAAGCTAATCGCTTGTGTGATAAACTGTGTCCAACCACAGTAAGTGTTAGTGTATTGAGTCAAATATCTCAGCTCATATTAAGTAAGGATCTCATACTTCGGTATGGGATTTTTTATTTTGTGAATTAGTTCAGTTTGGTTAGAACGCCTGATTTGGGTTCAGGAGGTCGTGGGTTCAAATCCTACATTTCCAACTACTATCCTACTTTGTAGGAAATAAATCAAGAAAGAAGTGAAAATTATTAAGTACATTTCAAAAAATGAAATTGAAAAATTATTATTCGAAGGTATAATTAGAAACACAAGACGAGGATATGTAGATCGCAGAGGCGAACATATTGGATATTACAAGACTTGTGGTGGAAAGCGTTACATCGAAGATAAGTATGTTAAGTAGGTTTTGCCTATGAAAAATCGAATTGAATATAAAGGTTTTTATATTGACAAGACTGAAAATGGCTATCGTATCTGTAGACAAGAAGATACAGAAAAGCATACTCATCTCTCGAATCTTAATCCGTCATATAGACTTATAGACAATGTGTTATCAAATAAAATTCCAACTCGTTGTGGATGTTATTATTTAGAATCACATATTCGTTTGAGTTATGATGAAAATTATATTAGAAATATTCGTGAATATATCAAAGTAAAACAGAATAAAACGAAACAAATGTATTTTAATCCTGGCAGAAAGCGTTCTGGTGGGAATTTTTAATTTTATGGAGGAAAAGGAAAATGGCAGCTAGTAAATTAAAGTTCACAAGAACAACTACAGACAAATTAACAGTAAAGGCAGGTACACTCTCAGAGGATTGTACTACTATTACATACACAGATGAGAATGATATGGAGCAGGAGGTAAAGGTAGCTGATCTGCTTACTTCATTTAAGAATCAGGTAATTGATTTTACTGTTGCATTAAAAACAGATGAGGAGCTGGATGTTCCGTCTGATGAAGAGTAATAGAGAGTAGGTGGACATTATAATCGACTTATATAGATTAGAAAATGAAACAGATTTTGAATGGAAATTGAGATGTTGTCTTGCGAAAAAGCGCAAGGAAACAGATATGGATTGGATTGAAATTCGAGATATGCTTGGATTGAACATTACACCAGATCAGCTTAGAAAACAGGCTGTTGGATATGAAGAGTATGATAATTATATTCACAACTGTGAGGGTGCATCTGAAAGAATTTTATGTGTGTCAGATGTTCATATTCCGTTTAATTTACCTATTGATATTTTTTCAGGTTATAAGGGAATTGTAGACACTTTAATAGTCAATGGTGATTTATTGGATTGTTTTTCATGTTCTGCATTTCCTAAAAAATTCAAAATAAATCTTGATGAAGAACTTGTTTTAGGAAGACAGTATATTATTGATTTAATCAATCTGACTACACCTAAAAAGGTAATGTTTGTGATGGGAAATCATGAATACCGTATGCAAAGATACTGTTCTGATAGATTATCAAATGAATTACTTGGCATCATTCCAACAGATCCGCTAGAAATGATTGTAGACGATGGATTCAAAGTTAATGATGAAAGAAATAAAACCCAGACACAATACTCTTCTATTCGTGAAGTGTTTGAAGATTCAAATATTGAAATCGTTTATGATAAAAAATGGTGGATAAAAGAGGGTAATGTAATTTTCTGTCACCCATTAAATTATTCATCTGGTATGTTAAAAACAACAGAAAAGGCAGTCAATTATTTCTTGCGTGTAGATCGCACATTTACTGGAATCGTAATGGCTCATACCCATAAAGTAGGAAGTTTTACTCAAGGTGGAATAAAAATGTATGAGCAAGGTTGTGTGTGTGATTTGGATAAGTTGGATTATAACAACGGTAAACTTATAATTCCAAATCAGAACGGGTTTATGTATCTTGCATTGGATTCAAATGGTGACATTATTGATTCCAAGACAAGAATTATTACTAATTTCATGACAAAGTAGACCAAGTACGAGTGACTTGGTTTTTATATTATGCATAAGTAACTATGAAAATTGGGCTAATTTTCTACTTTTAATTAGTCCGATTATATAGAAATTGTGATGTTGCTGTCACAATTGTATGTATCGGAGGGAGTGTACTCAAATGAAACACTACCCTCTTTTTGTATTAAAAAAATAAATAGTTGAGAAAAAAGGAGAAAATTAAAATGACAAAGAACGAGGTATTAAAGGCAGTAGTAAATAAAGTTGAGGGAGCTTCACAGAAGGACATCGCAGTTATTCTTGATGCTTTTGCTGATGTAATTACAGAGACATTAACAGCAAATCACGCAGAATCAGTTGCAGTTGGAAAACTTGGAAAGTTTAAGGTTAAGACAGTTCCAGAGCGTAGAGGAAAAATTATGATGGGTGATCGCAAGGGTGAGGAATATGTAACTCCACAGCATGATGAGATTTGCTTTAAGATGTCAAAGTCTGCAAAACAGCTCTAATTCTAAGGTGGTGAAAATATATTGAAAACATTTGGTTTTACAGATACAAATGATTTTGCTGAATTTTTAGCAGATACTTTTGACAAGCTGGATGTTTGTACAAGAGATTATGACGATGATTGTTCAGAAATTGTAGTTGTGGCTAAGTATGATGTGATGAAAGATGTTCTTAATTCTGTTATTAAAAATACGAATTTTAAACTTGCTTCTTGTAACGATTTGAATGATCCTTATTTGGACGGTTATGATGATGCATTTATTCTTAGTATTGATTCTGAAATGAATGTATGTGTTCGGGCTGCCAAGTATGAGGGAAGTGATACTTATATCAATATGGATGAGACAGACATTGTATTTATTCATGGAGATGTAAGTTCAGCTTTTGTCAAGGATAATAAAGATTCTGGATGCATTATTCATGAATTCAACATTGGTGAGGACGCTGAAGATGTAGACGATGATTGTGATGGTAATTGTAAGAATTGCAGTTGCAGTGACGTAAGTGATGATTCTCATAAAAATATTACATTTGATAAAGATGAAAACGGAAATATTCACGGATTTACTTCTGTTAAAAGTGATGTTAATGGATATGAAAAGCATGAATTTTATTCTAGTAAGCCGATTGATTTAAGTGATTTTGACGAATATAATTCGGTTGGAAGATTATTTGATTTGCTTGATTTTATTTTTTAAATATTTAGAGTGTGTGGTGTATGCTGCACACTCTTTTTGTATCCTCTCATAGACCACTAAAGATGTGGGGCAGACTGTAAATCTGTCGTCTTCGGATCGGCTTGGAGCGTTACCAAGTGGGAGGACTAGGTCAATCTGTTCGATTAATAAAGAGAATTATAAACATAAAGTTTATCTCTACCTTCAATAAATTAATAGATTGGAGGAATATAATGGCGAGTAAATTATATAATTTTTCACCTGAACAATTACAAAGCTTGCTCGATTCAAGTAATACATACACAGAAATTCTTAGAGCTGCAGGAATAAATTCATCAAGTAGCACAAATACGTTAAAAAGAATCATAAATGAATATAAACTAAATACTTCTAAATTTGAAGAAAACAGAAAAGTATATAAACAACAAATGGCGAAAAAATCTTTATGTTCAGAATATGATATTGAATCGAAATTACATAGAAATACTAAAGTACAAAGTCATAAATTAAGAAATAAGTTAATTGAACTTGGATATAAAGAAAATAAATGTGAACTATGTAATATATCTGAATGGATGGGAAAACCTGTTAAACTGCAATTACACCACATTGACGGAGATCATGATAATAATGAATTATCAAATTTGCAAATATTATGTCCTAATTGTCATAGTATGACGGACAATTTTGGTGTATATAACTCTAAAAGAGTAATAAGAATAAATTGATATGTAAAGAATGTGGAACAAAAATTAGTAAAAATAATAAAAGTGGCTTATGTATTTCTTGCTTACATAAGTATAGACGAGAGAATGCTAAAACAAAACGCAATAATAAAACGATTAAAATTCTTTGTCCATATTGCAAAACAAATTTAATGAATTCAACATCAACAATGTGTGAAATTTGTTACAAAAAATATAATACAGAAAAATTGTATAATATTATTTCAAGAGATAATTTAAAGAAATTAATAAGATCTACACCATTTACTCATATTGCTGATATGTATAAAGTTACAGACAATACAATACGAAAATGGTGTGATAAATATAAATTACCAAGAAAAGTATCAGATATACAAAAATATACAGATGAAGAATGGAAAATAGTTTGATGAAGCAGTTTAGTTATTACTACTACTGCTTCTTTTTGTTATGAAAGGAAGTGAGAAAATGGCAGAACGAAGCAAAAGAATTGTAATGTATGATGAAGATAAACTTGAACATATAAATCCTGAAACATTAAAACTGTTTCAAAAGTATCAAGTAGATATGTCTATTCGTGATTTATCAGTTAATACTATTAATGCGTACAATATAGATTTAAGACAATGGTTTATTTATATGTATGATAATCAGTTTAATTTATCTGTATTGGAAGCAACAGAGGATGATATCACAGAATACTATTATTGGAGGAAACAACAAGGGAATAATGTTGCAAGACAAAAAAGAGTTATGTCTTCTGTTTCTGCATTTTACAAATTCCTTCGTAAGAAAAAATTGATTGTAGAATCTCCTACTGAATTTATTGATAGACCTAAAAATGGTCAACCTATCGCTGTGCAAACATATCTTACAAAAGATCAAGTGCAGTTAATGCGTGAAAAACTTGAAGAATATGGAGATATTCAGTTACAGGCATATGCTTTTCTTTCTTTAACTACTATGGCAAGAGTTACTGCTATTGGCAGTTTAAAATGGGAACAAGTAGATTTTGATGAAAGAATTTGTAGTAATGTGCTTGAAAAAGAGGGGAAAATTGTTGAGTTAAGTTTTAGTAGAGAAACTAAGGGGTATCTTGAGAAACTAATTCAATACAGAAAAGATAATAACATTGATGACCACGGAAGAATATTTATTACTCCATACACCAATGAAAATAAGCCGATTCAAAGTGGTACATTAAATGACTGGTGTAAAAAGATCGGAAATATGATTGGCGTTCCAACATTACATCCTCATGATTTTCGTCATAGTTATGCCACTTTGCTTAAAAATGAAGGTGTTAGCTTGGAAGATGTGTCTACAATGTTAAATCATTCTGGAACGGATGTCACAAAAAAATATTACATTAAAATAGACACTTCTAAGGTAAGAAAGTTAAAAGATAGTGTTGAAATTTAATAATCCTTCCGAAACAACTCAGATGTATGTAATTCGTGAAGACACTGAGCAATCCCGATGAAACTTTCGTCTAACATCAACAATTTAATTTAAACAAGAAAGCATAGTAACGTGATATTTGAGCCGAGAGGTGACGACAATGTAGAGAATAAATAGATATAATACAAGCTGCTCACATCCAAAAGAAGTGAGGGCGGTCTGTCAATCCGTTGATAGATTTTTACAAGTGAGCTGTCACTGACCGATATGTGACATAAATATAAAGGTCGGTTTGCGAAATTATTGACCTTTGGAATGGTCTAAAACTTCCCATTGCTACTGCTCATTGGCGGTGTTATGGAAAGGTCTTGCCTTAGTAGACAACTAAAAAATATGGTAATCCACCACCGTTAAGTGTGGAACACCTCTAATCGTTGTAGGTAAAGCGATTCTGTTAGTCAATAAGAATCACAAAATAGTGAACCGTTATTGGGTTGATACAGCATCACGGTTTCATTTGAAATATGAAAAATCAACTTGGCATTTGTTATTCATGTAGTATTGTAAGTCCTATTTCTTTCCTACCGACATCTAGGATCATCGGTTTATCTCAGCCTTCAGAAATGAGAAGATGTTCGTGCCTCTCTACGTTAATGAGAATCTTAATTGACGGATAAGAGTCATTAAACCTTATCAAGAGGTCTTTGCTCCGAAGACTGAAAATATGTGGAGAATAATATATTATCCAGGTCATCAGCATGATTGAACATGCGTCTCATATCAGAGAAGATTTCGGTTTAATTCCGATGTGGCGTTGCAACTGGATAATATTACATGTCAGAGAATTTTCAATATTCTCTTTGTCGGTTGACTGGTAATCAATCGGCAGTAGATCTTACCAATCTACATATAATATGGGGAGGTCGCTCCTCTCCTATTATCATAGCGGAATGACGAGCAATGGAAGCTCACTTGGCTCATAACCAAGAGAATGCAGGTTCGAGTCCTGTTTCCGCAACTCAACGATTAAAAGGAAAACTAAAAATAAAAGAAAGGAGTGTATATATAATGGCAAGTAGATTATCTATTGAAAATGATAGATTAAAAGTCGGTCAAGTAAAACGAGTAACATCGAATAATGGAAATAAAATTGATTCTATTACTCTTCTGCTTAATGAATCTGTGGAAGTTTTATTTGCACCAAATGGAAATGCATTGGAATTTACGGTATCAAATCCAAATATTGATATGAGCAATTTGGACTGTACTATTGATAAAGAGACTTTAAGGGATTTAGTAATCAGTTTCAAAGACGCATATAACCAAATAATTGCAAACGAAAGTGAGGGTACAAATTCATGAAATTAGATCAGAAATTTAATGTAGAAAATGATATTGCAAGTGTAGACATTACGGTTACAAGTCTTGGCACTGCTGATTTGACAAGTGAGCAGGAAAAAGAATTACTTGCAAATTACAACAAGTATATCGAGTATAGCAAAATACAGTTCAAGGGAAATATCAAGCTTAATAATGGTGTTCCAGAAGTAACAACAGATCCAAAAGACGATTCTACTATTGTTGAATTGGAGATTACGGATGTAACAAATGAGAGAAAACTTATCAATGAAGATTTAGCATTTCATTTTGAAAGAGATGTAACAAAATATCCTGATACAGTATTAAATACTGTTCTCGATAAGAAGGAACTGTATGCACAGGCTCAGTGTGTATTATTTGCTACGAAAGTTAAGGAGGCTGTTACTGAGAAGTTGGCTGAAATTCGTGCATTGAATAATACTTTTGAAGGAACTACAGAATATACTCTGTAAAAAATAATGGGTGGTACTCTTCCACCCTAAATATGCTCGGTTAGTCAAGTGGTCAAAGACCTCCGACTTTCTATCGGATAACATGGGTTCGAATCCAATACCGAGTATTATGCGGTAAGCCTGATGTCGAAGGATTTTGCTGTGGTGCACATACGGTTCTATCCCTGGTAGTTCATCACTACCCTACCGCCCTATACAGTTATAATCAGTTTGGTGACTGATTAGTAAATATTGGAAGAAAGAGCCGTTTCATGTGTTGAGATGGCTCTTTTGTTATATACGTCTTTAGTTTAATTGGTTAAAATATCAGACTCCAAATCTGAGAGATGTGGTTTCGACTCCTACAGGGCGTGTTTTTAAAGTGTGTAAATTGCACTTTCATTGGAAATTTAATATTGGAAATTATGAGAAGTCATTTCGTATGAGGTGGCTTCTTTTTTATATTAAAAAAAGGAGGTGGTCGTTAGTTTGGCTACGACAAAAGAGACACAGCCCACAAAATTAACGGCTGCACAATTAAAGAAAAAAGTTGAAACACAAGAAGAAAAAATCAAGTCTCTAAAAGAAGGTGCTTGGTGCTACATGTGTGATACACATAAAGCAAGGGATAAATTTTATGTAAGTACAGATCCAATGAATAAAAGTGGTCTTACTCCAATTTGTAAGGACTGTGCAAAGAAGATAGCCCTTAAAATTGGGAAGGACAAGGTTGAACATGAGCCTGATAAGAACTCTGTAATCGAAACAATGAGGTACCTTAATAAGCCTTTTTTGTCAAAATTATGGGATGCTAGTATTCAAGAATCGGAAAATTTAGCTTCAGGTAAAGTTCGTTCTAATGGTTATTATTCATATGTAAAGAATGTGGCTATGGGACAATATAACACTCTAACATTTAAAGATTCAGATGTTTTTGGTAATAATACATCTGAAAATGAAACTCCCAAAGAACCAACTACTGAGGAAGAACTTATTGAATCTCACGCAGGATTAGATACATATGACAGTTTTTTGAAAAATAAAAATGATGTTATTCGATTGCTTAGTTATGATCCTTTTGAAAAGGAGGATGTTGCTGACCAACCATTTTTATATTCTCAATTGTTAGGAATTCTTGATTCTAGTGAAGATGCTAACGAAGATATGATGCGTACTTCTTCTGCCATTTCTATTGTTCGTGGTTTTTTACAACAGTCAAAAATTGATGATACTGTTGCAAAACTTATGAGTGATATTTCCAATATTGAACGTAATTCTGCAACAATAAAATCATTGCAAGAAAGCAAAGGTAAAATTACCTCTGTTATTACAAGTTTGGCACAAGATAGTTGTATTTCACTCAAGCATAATAAAAATGCGAAAAAAGGTGAAAATACGTGGACAGGAAAAATCAAAAAAATAAAAGAACTTAATCTTCGTGAAGGCGAAGTCAATGGTTTTGATTTAGAAACTTGTAAAGCTATGAAACAAGTAATGGATTTGAGTAATGCTTCTATTATGAAAACACTTGCCTTGGACGAATCTGAATGGTCAGATATGGTTGCTGAACAAAGACAAAAAATTGTTGATTTACAAAGAGACTTAGATAAATATATTGAAATATCTCGTATATTACTTCGAGAAAATCTGGATATAAAAGATTATTTAAAAGATAAAGATATAAAGCTTGAAATGAATTTAGTTGATTTAAATGACTTATTCTCTTGTTTTTCAGAACAAGAATCCGAAAATGATGACTCTGAAAATGATTCAGAAAGTGAGGATGAAAACGATGAGATTTAAGGATATAACTGATTCATTAGATATGATTAAATACGATGATCAATGTATTCAAGAAGATATTATTTATGTAAAACCAGGTACATATGCAATGTCATCAAGGAAAATTGAATCCTTGGTAAAAATTGCTTATATGCAAAAATATTATCAATGTAATCCAGTAAGGTTTATAAATGACTTTTTCAATATAGAATTGTTGGATGCACAAGCTTGGATAGTTCAGCAAAGTTGGACATGCCCTAATGTGTTATTGGTGTGTAGCCGTGGATTTGGTAAATCCACTCTCATCGACATAATCATAATGTCAAAAAATATGTTATTTAATAACTATTGGACGTATATTGCAAGCGGTAGCGGCAGTCAGGCTGAACAAACTTTCACCACTTTGGAACGACTTGCAAATGATAATATTGATACAATGATGGGTTCTACTGGATATATATTTAAAGCTGAAATTGAAATAAAAAACGCAGCAGGGGACGGATTTTCACACGGAAGCAATGGATTTTCATATTCAACTTATAATGGTGGATTTACCCAGACCTTGAATTCTAACGTGGATCGAAAAAGAGGTATGAGGGGAAACGTAATTTTTGATGAGTGTGGTTTCCTTTCTGATGAAATGATGTCTGTTTATTCAGCTTTTGCAATTGTAAATAAAAGTTTTAAATCTGGTAAAGATAGAGATGGTAATAGAATTGATACTGTTCGATTAAGAGCAATCCCAAAAGAAATTCCAAACCAAAAATTCTACATATCTTCCGCTTCTGATACTTCTACAAAATATTATTCTCTTTATCGTGAATTTTCAAAACAAATGTTAATGGGTAATAAGGATTACTTTGTCGCAAATATAACATGTGAGGTACCACTCCACCCTACTATTCATGGTCAGATGATGGCACCTCTGTTTGAGAAATCTACTATTGATTCAGATATGAGAACCAATCCTGAAAAAGCTAGACGAGAATATTTTTGTGAATTCACTACTGACGCTGGAAGTGATGCCATTATTAGAAGAGGAGTTATTACACGAAATGAAGAAGTTCGTAAACCGCTTCTTTATAATGATACAGGTGACAAGAAATTTGTCATTACATATGATCCTGCCAGAAGTCGTGATAATTCAGTTATTCTTGTTGGAGAAATATATGATTTTGAACAAGTTGATGGAAGTATTGATACAAGAATGCGACTTGTAAATTGTATTAACTTAATAGACGTAGGAAAGAAGATTAAGTCTCCTATGCAAACACCTGACCAGATTGAATATTTAAAGAAAGTTATTCTTGATTATAACGGTGGTGCTGATGCTTATGGTAATATTATTGGAATTTATATAGATGCTGGTTCAGGCGGTGGTGGTGTTAATATTGCTGATTATCTCATGCCAGATTGGACGGATTCTGCCGGAATAGTCCATAGAGGATTGATTGATAAAGAATATTCTGCTGATTACGTCAAAAAATTCCCTAATGCGGTAGATAAGATTCATCTCATGCCTCCTGCTGCTTTTAAATCAGAAATGTATGAAGCAATGATTGAGTTGATTAATCAAGATAAAGTTAGCTTTACTGCCCCATATGATAATAAAGGATATTTAACTGTTTTTGATATTGACGAAGAAAAACTTTCTCAAGCAAGAGAAAAGATAACAAAAGAACTTAAAAAGGAAAAACTCAATGAGAAAGAATTTGAAAGTCGTTTAAATGATGAACTTGGGAAAATTCAATCAGTTAATACAAAAATGGTAAAACTTGATTGGCAAGATGAAATCGCTCTTGCTAATATGGATGCTTTAAAAGAAGAATTAGTAAATATGGTTCGTAAGAAACGTGAGTCAGGAAAAGATTCATTTGAACTTACACCTGAGAAAGCTAATAAGCTCCATGATGATCGTGCCTTAATTTGTATAGGGTACTTTGTAATAAATGTAGATAAATTACAAATAGAAAATTTTCTCTGATTAATTGGGAAAGTCCAGAAGTGGATAACCCACAGCAAGCGTAATGGTAGCTGCAACGACTAAGTGAGAAAACTTCATTCTACAAATTATATATGAAGATGCGATAGTCTGAACTCGTAATATAACTTAAAAATGAAATACGAGAATTAAGGTCGAGTGTAAAGACACTCTTGGAAGTACCTTAATCGCCTATTAAATATATCAGTTAAAGGAAGTGATACTATAACTGGTATTTATATGATAAAAAATGTTAAAAATAACAAACTATATATTGGTCAATCTACAGATATAAAAAATAGATGGGTGCGACATAAATCTGAATTGAATAACAATCGTCATATTAATAATCATCTTCAATTTGCATGGAACAAATATGGAGAAGATTGTTTTATTTTTGCAGTAATTGAAGAATGTTCTGTCTCTGAATTAGATGAGCGTGAGAAATTTTATATAAACAAATATAATTCTATGAGTAATGGATATAACTTGTGTGAAGGTGGAAATGGAATTCGTGGTTATAAACATACTGAAGAAGAAATAGAGAAAATGAGAATGATTCAAAATCCTAAAACATTACTTCAAATTAATAAAAATTTAGAAATTGTTAATAAATGGCATGGGGTATCACATGCCTCAAAAATTCTTGGTTATTCAAAAAGAAATATAGAATTATGTTGCAACATGGTTTATGGACATAAAACTGCATACGGATATTATTGGTTTTATGAAGATGACTTCAATAATAATAAAATAGATTGGAATTATTATACATCAAAGCAAAAGATTAATTATGATGGAAAATATGTTGTTCAAAAAGATTTAGATGGGAATATTTTATCTACCTTTAAATCTATAATGGAAGCACACAGAATGACTAATATTAATAGACAATCTATTCAATATTGTTTACAAGGAAAACAGAAAACAGCAAAAAATTATATTTTTGAATATATTTAATAGGTTTAAAAGTAACAGAATGATACGGCGTGTATGGCTTCTTACGCTCTCATGTGTGAACGTAGGAAAGCTATTACAAATAAAAAACGTCCAATAGAGGATGCAACAAGTTTTATAAACAAGCTTACAATCCGTAAAGCAAAATACAATTAAGGAGGTGCATTATCAAATATGCCTAGACCTAAGAAAGTAGATGCAAATTCTAATGCACCTGCTAAAGTAAATAATTCACAGAAGAAAACTACTTCTTCTACTCCAAAACAGCCAACCGCAAATGAAATGCGTGAATGGTATGAGAAAAATAAAAGTAGACTTGAACGTTACGAAGATGCAACAAGTGCAATTACAAGTCTTCGAGATATTCAGAAATCTAAAACATACACTACAATCAGTAATTATTCAAAGGAAGATGTAAAAGATTATATTAAGAATATTTCTTCCAATGAAGCAAGTCTTAGAAGTTTATCTCGCTATCTTTATTATCGTTCAGAAATCTACTATCGTCTTTGCAAATATTATGCAAATCAGATTGATTTATCAATTCGAAATATCGTTCCTCCATTTATAATTTCAGATAATAACGATGTAAAATCCACTTTACAAAAGTATCAGGAAACAGTCGATGTTGTAGATACTCTCGGATTAAATTATGAGTTTCGTAAAGCTGCTTCTATAACACTTCGAGAAGATGCATTTTATGGATGTGCTTATTACACAGAGGGACAGGGAATGTTTATTCTTCCACTTGATCCATCGTATATGAGAATTGCAGGTGTATTTCCTGATGGCTCATTCGCATGTGCAATGGATATGAGTTACTTTAAGCGAAATTCAGAGTTATTAGAATATTGGGGTGAACCATTCAATACTATGTGGAACACATATCAGAGTACAAACGAAAAATATCAGCTAATTCCAGAAGAATATAATGTCTGTATTAAATTCAGGTCAGAGGATTGGGAAACAATTGTTCCTGTGCTCACTCCTATATTCTTATCACTAATTGACCTTATGGATGCTTCTGATTATCAGGCAGTTCAACAGGCAGCTAATATTTATAAATTAGTATGGCTTGAAATGAAAACTATGGGAAATGATGTAGATGATTGGGCAGTTAATCCAGATATAATGATCCAGTATTTCAATCGTATGCTTGAAGAGGCATTGCCACCCTATATCTCTGCTGCTATTGTTCCTGGTGAATTACATGAAATTAGTTTTCCAGATGATGCAACTGGCGATGTTACAAAAGTTGAAAAAGCTACAAAAGAAATCCTCAATACGGCTGGTGGTGCTCAGATATTAAATCTAAACTCCGCTTCTAACTCTACTGCCTTTAAATATGGCGTACTTGCAGATTCTACATTTTCTATTTCGACTCTTATTCCACAGATTCAAGCGATTGTAAATCGACTTTTATCGACTTGGATATCCGAACCTTGTAAAGTTAAATTCTTTGATGTCTCTATTTATCAGAAGGATGATTTTAAGAAATCAATCCTTGAGTCTTGCCAAAATGGACTTCCAAACAAGATTTTATACAACACATTAAACGGTGTATCTGAAAAAGATACTCTTGCTATGAATTTCTTAGAGGAAGACTGTCTGAATCTTGGCGAAAGGCTTAAACCATTTAGCACATCATATACACAATCTGGTGATAACCAAGGTGGTGGTCAAGAGAAAGACCAATCAGATTTAAGTGATGAAGGACTCAAGACGAAAGACCAAGATAAGAACAATAAATAAGGAGTAGATGGATTATGAAAAAGAAATTTATAACAACCCAAGATATCCCTACTGCTACTCTCTTATCTAAGCAAGGATATCAACAGGTGCAAAATTCTAATGGTATTTATGTATTTTTGAATGCTGAAAAGTTTCGGTTTTCAAATGATATAGATATAACAAAAATTCAGTATAGCAATATGCTTACATTCTAACCACTCTCCTGCTTTGAGTGGTATATCAACAAAGAAAGGAGGAATAGGTTAAATAATGCCAAAAAAGAAGAAAAGACGAATTATGTCTATTGATGAGCTGTATGAGTTCTGTCTAAAAAATAATTTTGCTCATTTTGATAGTAATGAATTCGGTAAAGAACTTATGGTTCGTATGAATGGTAATTTTGAAAAAACTTCTAAAGATAAAGATAAACATAAAGAGTCTCTTACTCCATTCGTCAGTCGTGCATTTCACGATCATGTCAATCTCAATAAATCGGAAATCTCCGAAGAATCTTTTAATGAAAATGTCCCATCAGCAAACTTTCGTCCAATCTTAGCACATATCACTACCAATTCAGATAATGAATTAGACTTCGGTAGCCATGATTATTATGTGACTACTGACAAAGATGGTAACGACAAAGTTGTATACGAAGAACAGCCTATCGGCGTTATTGATGGCACAAAGACTACTATTGAATATGATGAAGATGCTGGCGTAAATCGTGCAGTTTTGCATGGTTATTTATACGATGAGTATTGTCAGGACGCTATTGAGATTCTTAATAGACGTGGAACTGTAGATTGTTCGGTGGAATTATGCATTAGGGAGTTATCATTTAATACTGCTAATAAAACATTGCAGTTAGATGATTTTTATGTATCAGGTCTTACTCTTCTGTCAAAGGATGTATCCCCTGGTATGGCAGGAAGTAATTTTAAAATTGAAGATTTCGCTGTAAATGCAGAAACAGTAACATTTAACACAGACAACAAATTGGTTGAAACTTTAGAGAAATTAACTAATATTCTTGAGAGTTTTGATATAAATCAAAAATCAAAGGAAGGAGGAACAAATAACAAAATGACAAAATTTGAAGAGTTACTTGCCAAATATGGTAAGACTGCTAAAGATGTAACATTCGACTATACAGAAATGTCAGATGAGGAACTTGAAGCAAAATTCGCTGAGATGTTCGATGATGACAATTCAGAAGGAGACAACTCAGGTAGCGGAGAATCTGGTGAGCCTTCCAATGATGGAGAAGGTGATGGTGAAGGAGTTTCTGATCCAGATGGTAATGAAGGAGAAAGTCAGACTTTTGAAAAGATTGTTCGTACATATGAAATCAGTCATGAAGATACAAGATATGCACTTTACCAGCTTTTATCTGAATATGAAGATGCTGATAATGAGTGGTACTTTATCAACGCTGTTTACGATGATCATTTTACATATGAGAACTGGAATGGTGATAAAATCTTCGGTCAGAACTATACAAAAGACGGTGATAATGTAGCTTTTGATGGAGAAAGATACAATTTACATCGTGAACTTTTAACAGATAGTGAATTTGCAGAGTTACAGTCTATGCGTTCAAACTACGCTGCACTCAAAGAGTTTAAGGAGACAGCAGAAAAGAATGAACTTCATGCAAAACGTGAGAAAATTCTTGCAAATGAAAACTTTGCTTCTATTTCTGAAAAAGATGAAGAAGGAAATTTCATTAATAAGGATTTTGAGAAACTGTATACAAATATGGATAACTACTCTCTCGAAGATTTAGAGAAGGAAGCAAAACTTATCTATGCGGATTCTAATATGAAAACTTTTGCAGCTACCACTGATAAAACTCAGAAAAAGTCAACCGTAAAAGTATTTGCTAATGTAAACAAGTCTAAGAAGGATAACCGTTACGGAAATCTTTTTAGCAAATAAAACAAGAAATATAAATCAATGTAATGACACTCAAATTGAGTGTCTTTTTTAATGCAAAAATTTAAGGAGGAAAAATAAATGATTCAGATGACTATTGCAAAACATGCAGTGGCTTTCCCTTCTAAAGTTCTCGCAAGAGATGGTGGAAAGCATATTTATAACATTCAGTTAGCAGAAGCAGCAAGTGCTTATGTAGACAACGGATGGTTCGTTGGTAAGGGTGAATTCGTAGAGTTAGATCTTTATAAAGCAGCAGCACCTACTTCATTTGAAGGAAAGGTCGTTGGTAAAGCGAACAATGGAAATTTTTATGTAGAGGTAATAACTCCTGGAGATGCCCTGTTTGTATACCAGGTGCCAATGATCGAGGAGACATATAGCAATACATTTAAGAAAGAAAGCAACTATACAAATGCTCCTACTCAGGTAGTTAGAGCTTATGAACTCGCAGTTGGTGATGTAGTTGAAATTTCAGCAGATGGATTTTCTGGTGAAATTGCTGTTAAAGACGGTGTTGAACTCAAAGCCATTTCTGGTGTAACTGCTGCTATGCAGCTTACAAAGAAAGCCTAATTTTTGAGAAAGGAGAAATAAATAAATGTTAGATACAAGTGTAAAAAATCTTATGTTTGACCTCGGTGCAGGTCGTGAAATTTATGATGCTGATTCTAATCGTGTAATTTCTAAGGCAGAAGCTAGTGACACAATTAGAAAGGCTTGTTTTGAATACCTTGGACTTACTAAGGATTCTTCTAATAAGCAGATTAAGAGAGCGTTAAACTCTGAGAGAGGAACACAGTTCTTCGAGGTAATTGAGGAAATTATTGATACTCAGATTGCTCATGGTCTTTCTGAGAATGAGTTTTTCAACAATTATGTTGAGTCAAAGAATATGAAAGATGGAGACGTAAATGAATTCTGGGCTGATGATGAAGTATTACTTACTGTAAGTAAGGTTTCAGGTGATTCACATGACTTTGATAGTAGAGTCCGTGTAGCGTAAGTTACATGAAAAAATATGTATTTAACTGCTGGAAACCCCTAAAGTTAATCACACTACAACGTAGACATGAAATATAGTCAAGCGTGAAAGTTACGAAAGTAGAAAAAAGTGATTAAATGGCACATGGTTAAATCCTAAATGTCAATTATTCTTTTAAACAGAGAATAATGAAATGGGCAATCAGCAACGAAGTCTCGAATAGAGAAACGCTCAACGACTATCCCATTGGTTATAGAAGTATAACAACAGGAGTACGGCTCAAGTGAGTGGGTGAAAATCCCTTAAATGGAAATGGTACACATCCAAAATTGGATGAAGATATAGTCTGTTCTCATATGAAAGTATGAGGAGTTATTAACTCAACTGGGGGTAATGTCCCAATAAAATATTATTTTCCAAAACATAAAAATAGAAATGAGATGATGCAATTGAGAAGTAAAGAAAATACTATTTGTGGAATTTATTGCATCGAGAATTTAATAAATAAGAAAAAATATGTAGGTCAATCAGTCAATATATATAATAGATGGTCTTCTCATAAAGGTGAATTAAATAGAAATTGTCATTGTAATGGACATTTACAAAATTCATGGAATAAATATGGAGAAGAAAATTTTAAGTTTTATATATTAGAAAAATGTTCAAAAGATAATTTGGATGAAAAAGAAATATATTACATAGATACATTTAAAACGTTAGATGAAAACTATGGATATAACGATAAAGATGGTGGACAAGACGGATCAGTTTCTAAGGAAGCTAATGAAAGAAAAAGCCAATCATTAAAAAAATATTACGAAGAAAATCCAAATAAAAAAGATGAACTTTCAAAAAGAGCCTTTAAGCAATGGAGTAATCCAAAAATAAAAGCAAAAATTCTTGGTGAAAATAATGGAATGTATGGTAAAACTCATACAAAAGAAGCAAGGCAGAAAATATCAGAAGCACAAAAAGGACATATTTCAAAATATAGAAATTTAACACCTGTATTGTGTATTGAAACAAATAAAATATATGAGTGTTCTGCTGAAGCACAGAAACAATTAAAAATTACAACTTCTATATTAGAAGTGTGTAAAGGAAATAGAAAAACGGCTGGTGGTTATCACTGGCAATTTGTGGAAAATAATATATAAGTTAAACATAAAGATCTATCCAGCGTTTAGGTTCTGGTCAGTCTTATCATGTTGATACAGCAGTATATGGTATCAAGGTTGGTGGAGATATTCGTCTCTTCTTAACAGGTCGTAAGGATTGGGGTGCTTTCGTAGATGCGGTTGTTAAGGCTTATATTCAGAAGGTTCAGACACTCATTTCTTCTCAGTTTGCAAATGGTGTAAACCTTATTCCTGTTCCTGCTACTCTCAAAGGTACTGGTACTTTAGCCGCTGCTACAAAAGCTCAGTTTGATGCAATTATCGAAAAGGTTGGTGCTGCTAACGAAAGTGGTGTTGTAATCATGGGTACTAAGACAGCATTAAAGTCTCTTAATGCTCTTACAAAGGTTGATTGGGCTGATCCTGCTAACTCAATCAAGGAGTCTGTAGCAAACACAGGTATTATCGGTGGTTATGAGGGAACACCTCTTATGGAGATTCCACAGAAGTTTACTGATAAGTCTCTTGCTACTCCTATCGTTGATAACAAGAAGCTCTATATTATGCCAGCAGTTGATGACAGATTTATCAAGTTCGTTGACTACGGTGAGACTGAGCTTGAAGTAAACGAAAAGGGTGCTACTAAGGATGATATGCAGTCTTATGAGGTACAGAGACGTATGGGTGTTGCAACCCTTATGACTCGTTATCATGGTGAGTGGGATCTGTAAGATTTACTTATAGATTGATTATAAGGAGAGTGGATTACCACTCTCCTATTTTTGAAAGGAATTGAAAGGAAATGGCATATACAAAGAAAACTACTACTGCTACTGGTAGCACAGAAAAGGTAACAAAAACTACAGAAGTTAAAGAAGATGTAAAAACATTTTCACCCGAAGATACTATTCCATGTCGTTCATTAGTAAGTGGTGGACTTTATATTGAGGGAGCACGTTCACATATCCTTTATAGCTGGGCTGATTGTGGAGATGTAGTTGATGTTGAATATAGAGATTTAATTTATCTCGTTAGAACTCGTGAAGATGTAAACATTTATTCACCAAGAATTATTATTGAGGACGAAGACTTTGTTGAACAGAATAAGTCTGTGAAAGACTTATATGAGTCAATGTATGAAACAAGTGACTTAAATGAGATTTTAAATCTCCCTGTTCCACAGATGTCAGAAACAATTAAGAAACTTCCAAAGGGAGCAAAGGAAGCTCTTAAAGGTATTGCTTCTACAATGATTGAATCTCATGCACTTGATTCAGTCCACAGAATTAAGGCTCTTGATGAAATTTTTGGTACAAAAATGTTACTTACATTAGTTCAGGAATAGTAAAGGAGGCTCACAATGACGCTTCCATACGAAATAATTTTTTCACGAACAAGAGGACGAATTTCAGATATGAAAGAACTTTCTCTTGACGAAAACGATTTGCTTGAAATTTATACAGAGCGATTAAGCAATGTAATCTCTAATCCAAGGGTGCGTAGACTGTTCTCTTCTCTCACACTCGATGATGAAATTCAACAGTTGGATTTTACGCTGAATAATTCAGTAGATGAAACGGCTGATATGAATTTTGTCGTAGGAATTCTTGTACTTGGAATGACGATTGAGTGGCTACAACCACAGGTTGATTCTATTATGCATACATCAGTAATGATAGGCGGTAAAGAAGAAAAGAAGTTACTTGACAATCATAAAAATATGATTGATCGTCTGGATTCCATGAAAATTGAATTAAATAAACGTATTCGTGATTACGGATATATGTATAATTCCTATATTAACACGGAGTCCTAATATGCAATACATATATGGTGACTTTACAGACAAGCAAATCAATGAAGCAGTTCGTGCAATGCATGGTGATATTCACAAATTACTGCTCTATAAAGACAAAACAATTGAAGAGAAAATATTTGAAGATGATGAAGCATTTCTCGTCTTCTTTGAGAATGTTATGTTTAAATTAGGTGGTACAAAAACCTTATTTAATAATAATGGACTTATGGTAACTCTTATGGCGACTTTACAAGGTGCTATGGATAATTTCAAGAGTGACCATTTTAATTACAAAAAATTCCGTAGGGCAATCTTAGATTCTCACGGATATATAAAAGCAATGTTTGAGGGAGGTGTAAGCGATGCCGAGTCTACAAACAGCTAGGCGTGTCGCAAACGCCAAGAACAACGGTGCTAAAACGATTGGTCAGATTTATAAGGAACAGTCTGATTGGGCGATGGAACAGACTTGGGATAATGATATCCAGAGTAAAATCTGTTATATCTACGACTTCTATCATGACGATCAGCCACGATTAGCTGAAGGTATGACATATGAGAATACAACTAAAACACGCATAGATGTAAAGTTTATTGTTAAGTCATATCAGTCTATGGATAAAGACCAAGTAGAATATTACATTCAGTTTAGACCATCACAGGCAGTTCGATTTTCAGAAAATGATGAATTATATTATTTTGAAACTGATTACAAATCTGTTTATGGAAATACATTTCCTGTAGGCGAATACATTGATATTCCAGACGATAGAGGAGTTTATCATAAATGGTTGATTTGCCGTGAAGAAAGAGCAAACCAATTTCCGAAGTATCTCGTTCTTCCATGTGATTATGAATTGTGTTGGATTGAGACAAATGGTAAAGACAGAATTAAGCGTAGAATGTGGTCTGTTTTAAGAATGCAATCGTCTTACACAATCGGGCAGTACACGGATCGTGTATTTACAAGAACAGATAATCAGAATAAAATCTGGCTACCGCTAAATAAACTTACAGAGAAATTCTGGTATACCAATAGCGAAGATACTACAATGAGAATTGTTGTAAGTGCTCCTACTGAACACCCTCTAATATGGGCTTGTACAAAAATTGAGAATATTCAGCCTATAGGTATTCAGAAACTTACAATCTATCAAACTGTTTGGTCTGACAATAGAGATTATATTGAGAAAGACGAAAATGGTAATATTATTGGTATGTGGGCTTCATATTTCGATTCAGAAATTGCCCCAACAGATCCGTCTAATCCAACCACTCCCCCATCTTCTATTATCGCAAGAATTTCAGCATCCACGTCAACTATCAAAGTTGGTGGCTCTTATAAAAATCTTACAGTAAATTTATTCAATGATTCCAATGAAGATATTACAACTGAATATGCTGATGCAACCTTTACATGGACTTGTTATATTGATAATGAAGACTGGACTGATAAAGTAACATGGCGAGATGGTACAGAGTACAACCAAAAGAAAGCAAAGTTTCCCAACGACACTTCCGTTATCGGCAAAATATTGTCTGTTAAGTGTGAAATTATTAAGGATAACTTGACAATTAACTCTGAAATTTTGTCGTTAGAATTAACTGAATAGGAGGTGTTTTATGGCAGAAAAATTAGTTACAAAAAATGATTTGTTAAATAAGCTTCGTGCATATAGAACTACTCCTGATGATGAAAATATTCAGTATAAGAAAAAGATTGAGAAAGCACTTATGCTTAATCCATGTCTTTTATATGCACTTAATGAAAAATCATTAGAATCAGAACTTTTTGATGATGATGGCAATATCAACTGGGAATGGAACGAAGAAACAAAGGAATACGAACCTCTTGGGGAATGGGATAGATATTTTGGTGGAACATCTAATATCCGTCCTTATTTGTTTATCCCTGATACTCAGACCGAGGTAAAACATTATATCTGTTATCAAGTATCTTTTGATGAAATGCCTCGTTATCAAGATACATTAAAGTATACAAATGTTACATTTACTATTTTTGTTCATGGTAATGACAGAAATGATAAATTAACTGGTATTCCAAGACACGATCTCATTGCTTCTATTATAAGAGAGCGATTTAATTGGTCAAATATATTTGGAATGCAAACACATCTTGTATCTTCAAAAGAGTCCACAACAGATAATAATTATATCGTTCGCACCCTTGTATTCCAAGTTGTTGACACTAATGGAATCGTTAAGACTACTAATGGTATAACGAGTACAAATAACTATCAGTTAAGGCGGTGATATTATGTCACAGCAAAATACTGATATGTTAGACGGACTTCAAGCTGCCGTTATAGCTGAAGCCCAAAAGAGAAAAGAGAATACACAAGAATATAAATTTGATCCACTTAAAATGTATTTTAGAGAAGATTACCTTGTTAAAGGTATTCGTATTGTACAGCCGACAATAGGTGATATTCTCAATATGGGTGAATCAAAATTTTATTCTGGTCTTTCGCCTTTTCTATATAATTCTACTTCTATTCGTGTAATGTTATGGGATTTACCACAACGAATAGATTGGTGCAAAGTAAAAGATATTGAAGTATTTGGTATGTTGAAAAGTATGACAGATACTGATAATTCGGCAATTCGATTGTTATTCCCAGATTATAGAATTGAACATATGCAGTTAATGCAGTTTAAAGAAAAAGATTCTGATAAACCTCAACTGTGTTTATATGATTCTGAAAATGATTTTATTTTAAAAGAATCTGAATATATGGAAATAGCTGAATATATCAGAACCTTGCTTAATATCCATCCAAAAATAGAAAAAGCAAAGGGAAAGACAACAAAACAGTGGATGATAGATGAAGATAAAATGAATATGGTTCAGAGAGATGAGAAAAATACTTCCACTCTTCTACCACTTATATCAGCTTGTATAAATCATCCTGGTTTTAAATATAAATTACAGGAACTTAGAGATGTCGGAATTTATGAGTTTATGGATTCTGTACAGAGATTACAAATATACGAATCTACTCATGCTTTAATGGGTGGAATGTATTCAGGATTTGCAGATATGTCTAAAGTTCCAAAAGAACAATTTAATTTTATGCGTGAATTGCATGAATAGTTAGAAAGATTGAGCGATTTATATCGCTCTTTTTTAATACAAATTTTTATTATAAGGAGGAATTAAATTATGGCATTTAAACTTGGTGACGTAATTATTGACCGTCTTCAGTTTGGTTATGGTGCTACAAAGACAAAAGCTCTTTATGCACTGACACAGTTGACAAATGCAACTATTGATATTACTGCTGACTCAACAGATATCAAAGATAAAGATGGTAACTTAATTTATAGAAAGTATTCAGGTAAAAGTGGCGAGGTTACTGCTACCAATGCGTTTATGAACCTTTCTGTAATTGAAGCTATCTCTGCTCAGGATGCTGAACTTGCTTCCGATACTAACATGATTGTTATGCCTATCTTTAAGATTGTAAAAGCAGGTGAGACGCTTGATATCACAGATGCTGTTGAAGATTCATTTATTGTAAATGCTCTTTCTGCAAATGGTTCACTTGGAAAAGCCTATACAAAAGGTTCTGCTGCTTCTGCAACAGAGTTCAAAGTAGACACAGAGACAGACCATAAACTTACACCGCCATCAGATCCAGAGGAAACACAGTACCTTGTTAAATTCAAAAAGAACGTTAAGAGCGGTGCTAAGATTACAATTTCTGGCGACAAATATCCAAAAGCTCATGAATTATACTTCAAAGCTCTTGCAGTTGATAAATGTGAAATTGGAAGCTATCGTGCTTGCATTATTCATATTTCATCATTCATGCCAAGTCCAGAAGTAAGTCTTGCACTTCAGGGTGGAGATTCACAGACAATGGATTATAAGGGTGCAATCCTTACAAATGCATGTTCTACATCTCAGGATATGGTTGAAATCTACTTTGTAGACGAAGAAGAGGAAGTCTAATCTTTATACAACCAAAACATATTTAGAAGAGTGGTCTTCCACTCTTCTATTATATTAAGGAGATGAATGAATGAGCAAGAATGATTTAAGAATGTGCTGTGTTTGTCATAAGGAGTATTCGTTTTGCCCAGTTTGTAATCCAGAAGACAGATTAAAACCTACATGGCATTTTGCTTATTGTAGTGAAAATTGCAAAGATATTTACAATATTACTTCTTCTTTTGAAAATGGAAGATTATCTGATATTGATGCAAAAGCAAAATTAGAAAAGTTAGATTTAAACGAAAAAGATAATTTTGGAGAAAGTTATCAAAAATCTATAGACTCTATTATGAAAGCAAAACCACAAGTTGTTACAAAAGAAAATAAAAAGACAGAGGTTAAATCTGTCAAAAAAGATATTTTTACAAAAGTCGAAAACGAGGCTGAAAGTAATGTTGAATAGTGATTTTTAAATAAGGGATTATAACATACCACTATTCAATGTTATAATCCCTATTTTTTACGCCATTCAACTGAGGAATAAAAAGAAATGATAATAAAAAGTAATTTAAAACCAAGAGACTATACTGAAAAAGAAGCTGTTCGTATATATAATCGAGACCAGCAAACATTTTATATAGATTCTAATGTTTATCCAGTAGATGTATATACAAGTTATAGTCCTAAATGTGAAAGAAAAATTATAATAATGACTTTCATAAGAGAGGATACAAAAGAAGTTTATAAGAAATGGCAAGATTATGAAACAGATCAGCTTAAACGCCCAAATTAGGGCGTTATTTTTATACACAAAAATAGGTTGCTCAAGACAATGAGCATAAAAGTAGATGTCATACCTGTGAGTGAACGATTACGGAATCAATAGTCAGGTCACTGCTACTCTCCTATTTAGCAAAAGGAAAGGAGAAAATATGTCATATACATTAAAAACAGATTTAGCAAATAGGTCTAATTATGGTGGACAGAGAAACACTAATAAAATTAAATATCTTGTCTTCCATGCAACATCAAATGATGGTGATACAGACGAATCAAATGCGAGATACTTTAAAACTCATGTTGTGAAAGCTTCCGCTCATGCATTCGTTGATGACAATTCAGTTACTGTATCTGTTCCTGCAAACTATGTAGCTTATTCAGTTGGTGGAAAACGTTATTCTGATTACAACCGTACAGGTGGAGCTTCTATGTATGGTAAAATCACTAATACAAATTCGTATAATATTGAAATGTGTGATTGCAATAAAAATGGAATTTTTAATTTTACAGAGGCTACATTAGAAAACGCAGTTGCCTATGGTAAATATATTATGAATTTATATAACATCCCGATTACAAATGTTTATATGCATTTTGATGTTAATGGAAAACATTGCCCTATTCAGTGGTGGAATAAACTAGAAGAATGGAACAAATTCAAACAGCGTTTAGGAAACATAAATGTTTCTTCTACTGTAGCACAGGAAACACTTTATACAAGAACACAGTTCATCAAAGACGTTCAGAGAGTTATTGGTGCAGGGGTTGACGGGAAAGCCGGTAGAGAAACATTATCAAAAACTATAACTGTATCTGCAACTACAAACAGAAAACATGCTGTAGTTAAACCAATCCAGAAATATTTAAATTCAAAAGGATTTAATTGTGGCACGGTAGATGGTTGCGCAGGTTCAAAATTTGATGCTGCTGTAAAAGCATATCAGAGAGCAAACGGATGTATTGCAGACGGTGTAATCACGGCAAAAGGTAAAACATGGAAAAAATTGCTTGGGTTATCCTAAGCGGAAAGTGAGGAAACTATGGATTTAACATTTTTAGCAAATTTTGCAGTTCCAATTATTGTTGGAGTTTGTTTATGTGTTGGATACGTAATTAAGAACGTTATTACTACAGATACAATCAATAAATATATTCCATTAATTATGGCAGTTTTAGGTGTTGTACTTAATATTTGGATTAATATGTCATTTACTCCTGAAATCTTATTAGGTGGAATGTTTAGTGGTTTAGCAAGCACAGGTTTGTATGAAGCATTCAAACAGCTTATCAAAAAATAAGAAGGCGGGTTTATGAATGGATGCTATAGAAAATTTATTTAGTTTAGATTATCCATCTATTATCATGGGGGTTTTTATAATCATTCTTGGTGTTGATAAAGTTATATTTCTCCTTACAAAAGTCAAAAAATCTCTACGAATTAAATTTGGATATGAAGAAGACAAATTAACTATTGAAGACAGAATAACCACTTTAGAAAAACATGATAATTGGCAATACAAAGAGATTACTAAAATGTCTAAAGGTATTGAAAATATTGAATCTGAATTATTAGATAATAATTTAGAGAGAAAACGAAAATACATTTTAGATTTTTGTTCTTCTCTTTCCAATGGTCAAAAGCAGAATAAAGAAGCTTTTAATAATGTATTCAAAACATACAAAAAATATGAAAAGCTTTTAAGTGATCATAATATGGAAAACGGTCAAGCAGAAGAAAGCATAAAGTTCATTTCTGAGAAATATCAAGAATGTTTAAGAAACGGCAATTTTTAGCAACATTCTTTTAATTATATCACAAAAATTACCAATTCTGGTTAATATTTTCTTATGTATTATATGAATATACAAAATAATTCTAAGCATACTACATTACATGAAGAATAAAGTTGGTGAATATAGGTATAAACAGAATATATCAATATCAGAATTGTCCAAGAGATGCGGACTATCTTCTACTGCTATTTCTAATTTAGAAAATGGATATACTTCTGATATTTTATTATCTCATGCAGTCGCTTTATCTCTTGCGTTACATGTAGACTTATATGAATTATTTTGTATAAAGAGATAAAGGAGATGTATGCCTATGGGAATGTATTACAATGTAATTTGTGAAGAAATCGAAATAACAGGTGGAAAAGTAATTCATATTGACAAGAATTTAGGGAATATGAATGATGTCCATAAACTTGTCTGTGAAAATATCAGCAAATATCCAAACGCCAAATGGGAACTTTATTCTATGATACTTAATAACTAAAACCAATACATACCACAATTAAATATAAGAAATATGAAAGAGCGGTTTCTTCGGAAGCTGCTCTTTTGTTATGTAAGGGAGTGAAAGGAAATAGCACAGAATCCAGGAAAGATTTTTGAACAGTCAATTAAAGATTCTGTCCCCAATACGTGTTGGATTTATCGTTTCAGGGATAATGCAGCATCGTTTGGGAATGGAAATAATACTAGATTTGCTAGTAGTAATATTTGTGATTATCTTCTATTTGATGATGATTCAAGGACATTGTATTTGCTTGAATTAAAATCAATTCAATCAACAAGTCTGCCATTATCAATGATTAGAGATAATCAAATTAAATCTCTGCAAGAAGCAAGTGAACATAATCTTGTCGCAGGATTTATTTGTAATTTTAGGAATGAAAACAACGACACATTCTTTATAGAAATCTGTGATTTCGTAAAGATGATGGAGAATATAAATAAGAAGTCGTTTAATATTAACGACTTGAAAAATAATAATGCTATTCAAATAAATAGCAGAAAGAAACGAACTAGATATACATATGACATTCAGAAGTTTGTTAACGAGTCACATTTGTAAAGGAGATAGAAGGAATATGAAACTTTTAGAGTTTGTAGAAAAGTATAACAACATGGCAAATAACACATTAAAAGAACAGTTATTAAGTAAAATCAAAATCACCCCATATGTTTCAATCATTAAGAAAGATGCTTACGCACAGTTAATTGTAGATAAGACAACATTTGAGCAGGAAACTTATGATGATAACGGAGTAACAAAATATCGCAAAACAGATAAGATTAGAGTAAATTCTGTTGCTCAATATGTACAGTTTTGTCGTGCCGTGATTGAATTATATACCGATCTTGAGATTGACGAGGATGATAAAGGATTCATCAAGGGATATGATGCGCTTAAATCATCTGGTTTACTTGATATTTTGATGGTTGGTTCTGATAAAGCTGATCCACTTATTCCTATGAGTGAATTAAGTGAATTCAAGACCATTTTAACAATGAAACAGTCAGATACTCAGTTTAATGAGACAACTACTCAGGCGTTCATTAGCAAACAGATTGGAAGAATTTCTGATTTGACAAATGCTACTCTCACACCACTTATGGACGTTGTAAGTAAGAAACTCGATGAGATTCCAAAAGAAGATTTAGATAAGGTTGTTGAGTTTGCTAAGAAAGGTGGATTTAAAGAAGTCTAAGTAAATTCAAATTTCTTGTGAAATAAACAGGCTTTATGCGTGTTACAGCGTATAGAGCTTTTCTTATGGAGAGTGGTGATACTGCTCTCCTATTTTAGTGTGGAAAAATTGAAATTTTTTGAGGTGATGAAATTGGCAAAAAATATGTATGCAGATTTTAAAAAGAAGTTAGACAGAATTGAAAATCATATTGCAGAAGAAGTCGCACCACAAGCAAATGAACTTCTAAAAGAATCTGTTAGATATTCATTAATAGATTGGTACAACGACTATACTCCACAGTCTTATGAAAGAACATATAACTTCATGAAAATTCTTGATTCTACAAGAACACGAGGAAAAGGAAATGTTCTTCGTTTTTCGGTTGATTCAGGTGCAATGGATTCATATGTCGGTTGGCTTGGTCAAAGTTTACAGCCAAGTACAGCTTTCGATTATATGTTTATG